TCTCTAGAGTAAAACTCAATACACAACCACTTTTTTCTTGCAATTCTCAATAAAAAGTTATAAGATATAAAAATAGTCGATGTAATGCTACCATGCGCCTGTCTCAAGTCAGGGGAGAGTTCGGATAACGAAGCCGATAGAAAAGCAGAGAGCATAGACTCGTCTGGTGTTACGATACCGAGGTACACGGTGAGCATTAGACGTTAAACAAACGAAATGAGGGATTGGGTATTAGTCATACTCAGTCCCTCATTTTTTTTATTAGGTTGACTGCTTAAAAGGATAGATGTTGAATATCAAAGTTGTTGTGTTATAATATAAACAATTAGATGCGCTCAAAAAGGAGAGAATTGATTTCAAAACTTGGAATATGCCCACCAGAATTGGTAAAAGCATTTGCTCCTGTTCGTGCTCGTATTAAAAGGGCTGTTGACAGTTGCTCTAAAACTGTTACACTAGAGCAAGCAATAGAACAAATAAAAAAATTCAATGAGACTAAAACAAATTGAACATGTAGATATTATTGTGGGTCTTGCTTGGGGAGATGAAGGCAAGGGAAAAATCTCAAGCGCACTTGCAAAGAACTATGATATGGTATGTCGTTGGAATGGTGGACCTAATGCTGGTCATACTGTTTATATTGATGACAAGAAGTACAAGACTCATCTTATTCCATCTGGAGTATTTCATGGAAAGCCTTCTATCATTGGTCCTAACTGTGTAGTTAATATCAGTAAATTTTGGGAGGAGATGGAATATCTTAAAGAGAACGGATTTGATACTTCTTTAGTAAAGATCCATCCTCATGCTCATATGATTACCAAAGATCATATTAAGTTTGATTTGGATTATCTCAAACCTAAATTAGGAACTACAGGTCAAGGTATTGCTCCTTGCTATGCAGCCAAGGCAAATCGTGTAGGAGTACAAATCAAAGATTCTTCCATAGATCCACAGTATTATTGGGATGGTCATCTTGAAGGAAAGATTCTCTGTGAAGGCGCACAAAGCATTTGGCTTGATGTGAACTATGGAGATTATCCTTATGTGACAAGTTCCGAGACCTTTCCTCATAATGCATGTTCTCTTGGATTCTCTCCTAAGAAGATTCGTAATATTATTGGTGTTGCAAAGATTTATGATACCAAGAGTGGAGTAGATCCTTTGTTTCCTGAGAGTCTTTGGGAGAATGAAGAACTCAATAAGATTATCGAAGAAGGCAAAGAATTTGGAACTACTACTGGTAGAAAGAGACTTGTAAATTATCTGAATATGCCAAAACTTTTACAGGCTATTAATCTCTCTGGAGTAAATAAACTTATCATCAATAAATGTGATGTCTTGGAAAAGTTAAATATTAATAAACTATGGATCAATCAGGTTCGCACCTACGGTTCCTTCGAAGAAGTAAAGGATGTAATAAGACTTTATATTTCTACAGGAAATGTTAATGGAATGAACGATTCTGATATTGTCTTTTCAGGAGATGTGACTAAAATATAAAAATGAGCAATTCAACATCAAGTGCATTTCATGGTCTGCCTTTCGAATCTGGAAAGCAAGGAGAAACTGTATCTGTTCCAAGCATTAGGGACTATCTAGAAGAGATTTCTAAAGATGATAATGTTAATGTTGATGAATATCTTTCCAATCCTGAAAATACAAAAGCAATAGAAATTAGGAGTAATATTAACATGCTTCCTGATATGTTACTAAATCCTAAAATGACCTATGATTGGAAAGATAGATTACTTTCGTTATGGATTCAGTTTAAAAATATAAAGTATTGTGGATATAACCCTTTTGATTTTGCTATATATCCAGAATATAATAACCTTTTCTATATATTTAAAAAATCTACTCCTTGGAATAGATTCAAATATTTTATAAGATCACAAATACGAGATTTAAGATGGGCATGGGATTATACTCCAGATCATATTGTTCATTATAATAAAAACAAGCCTAGAATAGGTTGGTTTGAAAATAAAATAAAAGACTTGTTCTTTTTAAATTGGGATAATAATAAAAATCAAACAATAAAAGAATTAAAGGAAAAGGGATATCGTGTAGAAAATAATCGCATCTGGCATGAACCTATTTCTATAAATGAGGATAAAAAAATAATTTAATTTTTTACCCGATGGTGTAATGGTAACACTTCAGAATTTGGATCTGACATTCATGGTTCGAGTCCATGTCGGGTAGTTTATTTTTTCTCTAGTATATTTTTAATTTCCTCTAGAAGAATTTTCATTTCTGCTCTTTCGTCTTTAGCCTTTAAAATATAATCCAAAGCAGTTTTATCTATCCTTATATCTTCTGCTAATTTTTTTATAATAATATTAGTTTCTTCATCTATTTGAACATCATGTATTAAATGCGTTCTATCTCTATCACTTTGTCTATTAGATGACATTAAAATCAAAGGAGTAGCATAAGCAGCCTCAAATGAGAGAAAGAGATTGAGAAAAATAAAGGGATATGGATCAAAATTTACAATCTTAAATGTATTTAAAGCTATCCAAAGAGTCAGTAGTATAGATTGAATTATAATAAATTTCCAAGAGCCTATAAATTCGGTTATTATATCGGCTAATTTTATTCCAAATTCTTTTAGATTGACATTCATGATAATTATTATATACTTATTTTTTATATGAATTTTAAAGATTATTATAATAGAGAAAAACCTACTATCTATGTTGATATGGATGGAGTTCTCTGTGATTTTAAGAATCCTATTACAAAAGCATTAGGAAAAATTTCCTATGATGAAGTAACCCAAGAAGATGTTAATGAATACTTTAAGACAAATGATGTCAAAGATTTTTTTGCAAATTTACCAAAATATCCATATTCTGACTTTTTAATTAGATTTATCATCAATAAAGTAGGAAAATATAATATCTGTTCTCGTCCAATGGAAGAATATCCCAAGCCTACTATAGAAGGCAAAAACATATGGATTGATAGGGAACTGAGAGAAAAACCAGAACAGAGAATCTTTACCTTTAATAAAGAAGATTATGCAATTTCTGAATATGCTATGGGAAGTTCAAAGCCTAATATCCTAATTGATGATTGGTATAAAAATATAGATGCTTGGAAAAAGGCAGGTGGTATTGCTATTCAATATGATGCTGATGAGGATAGTATGGAAGATCTTATAAAAAAATTATATAAGTATATGGGATGATACACGAATTTAACCATCCTATACCAGTAGTAACTCCATTAGGTGATGCTTATGTGATTTATGTAACTCATAGTGGAATGTTTGAAAATGATGTGTTCACTGTTGCTCTTTGTGAAGATGGTCAGATAAGACATTTTGCTAGTGATCAGATCAAAATGTATATAAATGCAACCTTTGGTATAGGAAAAGGTAAATAATAATATGAATAAAAAAGATTTAACCTCATTAATGGAAGCATATGATACTTTGGCTACACCAAATGAACAAAATGCTACCTCTACAGAACTCTCAACAGTTGCCGATGTAACAACACAGACAAGTTCAGAAGGCGATACACAAGAAGAAAGAAAGAGTATGATTGATTCCAACCTTAAGACTATTGGGCAACATCTTTCAGAAATCGAACAAGCTATAGGACAAGGACATGAAGTAGAGCCTTGGATGGAAGAAAAGATTGCAGTTGCAACAGATTCAATAGTTAGAATCGCTAATGCAATTAGAAACCGATAAAGATCCAGAAACTAAAGCTAAACAACTTCAGGAAGTCCTAAAGGCAGTAGGTGATAAACTCAGAAGTGATCCCATTCGTCTAGAGGCATATAGAAAATTTAAAGCTAATTTTCTAAAGAGAAGATATATTGGTTAATTTTTTAATTCTGTATCTCTTATTATAAGATGATCTTTTGGTGTTTTTAGTATTTCTACCACAAAAAGTTTCGGTCTGAGAGTGACAATTAGGACAAAGCAATCTCAAATTTGATGGGAAATTATTATCAGAATTACCATCTATATGATCTACATGTAAAGAAATTTCTTTATCCTGCCAATTCGATAGTTTACAAATTTCACACTTATATCCTTTTTTTTCACTTAAGTACTTTCTTAAAGTTTCTGAATGACAACTTTCTCCGTTTTCTATTCTTTTTGTTGTATCGGTTTCGAATCTATATCTGCCACAACATTTATTACTGCAAAATTTTCCGTTTGATGATTTAACATGGTAAACAAACTCTTTTTTACATTGTAAACAAATAGATTCTTTACCTGTTTTTTTCCTTTTAGGATATTTCGAACCATTTAATTTAGCTGCACAAGATCTATTGCAGAATTTTTTAGCATATTTGTTTGTTATTTCTTTATTACATGTTGCACATTTCATATTAATACTTACAATAGTCTGTGTACATATTCAAATAGTCTGGGTTTTGATTTGACATTTGTATTATATATGTTAATATATAAATATATAAACATGGGAGGTTAGTTTATCGGTAAAACGCTTGGTTTACATCCATGAGTGAGTGGTTCGACTCCACTACTTCCTACCACTTTAATAGGAACTGTAGCTCAATTGGATAGAGCATTTCGCTACGGACGAAAAGGTTAGAGGTTCGAGTCCTCTCAGTTCCGCCAAAATATTTGACAAGTATAAAAATAAGTGATATAATAGGAAAATGTCTTCGTATATTTTAACTCCAGAAATAATTCAAATATGTGAAGAGTTTGCTGAAAATTGTTTTCCTACAAATAGGATACAGTACACAAAAAGAAATCAAACCAATCCTGAAAAAATAAAAAAAGATATTAGGATTGGAAAAATGGGAGAATTTGCTGTTTATAATTTAATGTTAGAAAAGAAGGTTAAGAACATCACTAAACCAGATTTAAAGATTTATTATGAACATAATAAGAGCTTTGATTCTGATTTAAAATGTGATAACTATAATCTTCATGTAAAATCACAATGTCTAGAATCTGCATCAAGATTTGGAATAAGTTGGACATTTCAAAAAAAAGATCCTATTGTTATCAGACCATCAATTTATGATTATTTTATAGGTACAATAGTTGATGAAAAGAATAAAAAAATAGAAATCAAGCTTTCAAAACCAGTTAAAAACTTAATTTTTGGTGAACCTGTTTTAGATATTCTTAAGAAAACAAAAATTTGTGTATATCTAAAAGATAATTGACATTTATAAAATTTCATCTATAATATAAGAATGCCAACTATTAGAATTCCAGTACCTCTTAGAAAGATCACAAACGATCTAGAAGTTATATCAATAGAAGGATCTACTATTGGTGAAGTCTTAATGATGCTTTGTTCAAGATATCCAGAATTATATGATAGGTTATTTGATACAGATTCAAATGTTCGTAGATTCATTAATATATTTCTTAATGATGAGGACATTAAGTTTCTTAAAGATCTTGATACAGAAGTTAAAGAAACTGATGAAATTTCTATAGTTCCAGCAATAGCAGGAGGCTAATTTATGAAGAAAGTATTAAAACCAGCAGAAAGAGAAGAAGCGGCTTACTATTCCGATTTCACAGGAAAGCCTCTTAGTCAATGTAGACCAGAAGTTGATCTTAAAATGTCTTTTGGTTATGAATCAAAATATGATGGAGCACGTTTTACTCTTCATTTATCAGATGAAGATGCTGATCAGATTTTAAAGTTTCTATCTACCAAAATTTCTAATGATTGTAGGAAAGAGATACAAAAGAATCTAGAGCAGCTTGATGTTCAATATGATGATGCTATGGATTCTCGTGCGTGGGGAGAGTGTGATTTACTCCACAACAACAGAGAAGTCTATAAGAAACTTCTTAACCTTGAGTAAGTAGTTCGTGCAGTTTAACGACTATTATAAAGCCAGTAACATCAATGAATGTACTTCTGTTGGTATCTCAATAGAAGGTAAGGTTATTTTAACCAAGAACAGAGATCGTACATATTATCCTAGAATAAAAATTGTTAGAGAGTTAATAAATGGACTTGAAGTAGCCTATATGTATGATGAGGATACTGACTATTCAGAGGGAATGAATGAAGCTCATATCGGTATTTTAAATACTACTCTTCAAGGTAAAAAAGATGAAAATGAAGGTAGTAGTAAAAACAAGGGAAAACGTCTTAGAAGATTAAGTGGTGATGGTCATAAAATTAGAACTGCTTTAGGATATACTGATCCTGAAAAGGTTGTAAAATCATTAGATCTATTTGATAGAGGTCTTGGTGGTCATACTACTGTTGCATATGAGAATGGATTTATTTCAATTGAAAAGTTAAAATTTGGAAAACCAGTTATCAAAAAATATGATAAAAATGGTGTTATCGTAAGAGCCAATCATGGTATTGCATATCCAGATCAGGGATATCAATTTGGCAAAGATAGAGAGTCAACACTTTCCAGAGTATTTTGGGCTACCAAAGAAGCAAGACTTGCTATCAGTCCAGAAGATTTATTAAACAAAATGAGAGAACACCATCAAGGAGTTCATGGTTATCTTGAACCATATAGAACCAATTATAAAGTATGGACATCATCACAGATACTTTTAAATGTAACTGATTTACAAATGATATTTGTAGTTGATGAAAATGCTGATTTTATTGGAATTGAAGATAGAATTCCAAAAGGACATACACCTAAAATTGATATACAAATTCAGAAGTTAGAAACAAAATTTGTCACCAGAGATGCAAACTATAAAGGTGACGAAAGAGAAAATACAGAAGATACTACAAATTTTAGCTTGTAATTCTTAAATAAATATCATATCATATATGGATATGAATCAACATTTACGTCAAGAAACGGTTTTGGTACTCAATAGATGCTGGCAAGCAATTCATGTAAAAAGTCCAGCAGAAGCGTTGTCGATGATGTATGATGATTCTGCAACAGGATTGAATATCATAGGAAATGATTGTATGGTTCCTCTTCGTTGGACTGATTGGGTGAATCTTCCTTATGATGAAAATGACTTATATATTAAGACTGTTAATGGAAGTATTAAGATTCCAAAAGTAATAGTTCTTTCCAAGTTTGATAAGGTTCCTAGAAAGCGTCCTAAATTTACTACAAGAAATGTTTGGATTCGTGATAACGGTACTTGTCAATATACAGGCAAAAAGCTTAATCATAGTGAGGGAAATATTGACCATGTACTTCCAAAGAGCCGTGGTGGTGTTACAAGCTGGACTAATTGCGTATTAGCGCATAAAGAAGTAAATGCTAAAAAAGCAGATAAGACTCCCGAAGAATCAGGTCTTAAACTTCTTCGTAAGCCTTCAGCACCCAAGGATATGCCTGTTACTTTTTACATTAGGAATAAACATAATATCAGAGAATGGGAAATCTTCCTTAAAGATTTTACAAATTAATATATGGAAAAAAAACCTAATAGATTATCATGGGAAGAATATGCATTAAAGATTGCTGAAGTAACGGCTCTTCGTTCTGAAGATCCTTATATGAAGGTAGGATCTTGTGTTCTTAATTCTGACAATAGAATCATTGGTGTAGGATATAATGGTCTAGCTGCTGGTAAACATGTTACAGATGAATTCTGGAGCGATAGAGACCAACGTAGGAAGTATATGATACATGCTGAAGCCAATGCTCTTTCTCTTATAGATCGTGGACAAGGTGTTCTACTTGCCTGTACTCTTCTCCCTTGTAGTTCATGTGCTACTTTAATAGCTGGACACGCAATCAAAAAGGTAGTTTACAGAGAGACCTATAAGAGAGACGAATCAGCCTTAGAAATTTTTGATTTTTATGGTATCAAGTGTGAACAACACTTGTGGAGTTAATATTAAACTCCAGCAGCAGTATATAAACGATAGAGAACATCTAAAGAAGAATTAAGATCTTCTCTGTTTATTATACTGTTAATGTGATCAAGAGTAGGAACATCATTAACATCCATATTGGCAGTTTTTCTGATAAAGTCTTTTAACTTTATAGGATCTACCTTATGGTATTTGAAAGGTGATGGATTTGTAAGATCAAGATCAAATTCTAATTCTACATCATCAATTAAATCTTTAATAGCCTGTCTATCAAGACCAACATGAATTCCTCTAAGTTTTTTTAACTTCTTAGGAGTTTCAATTTCATCTTCTTCTTGCTTGTAATTTTCACCTTTCATAACATTTTCAATGACATTATCAACGGTGCGTCTATTTTCCTTTACAAGCTTGGAATATGGTGAATTTTTTAATAGAAAGGATTCCTCTACTGTAAGCTTCTTTCCAAAAAAGAAATGTTGTTCTGCTAATCTTTTTAAATATTTTCTGTTTTTCATATTATATTGCAAATTCTCCTAATTGTTCAAATACACCACCATCAGGATTTTTATCTGACTTTGGCTCATTGATATCTGCCTTGGTTGCTGGATCATATGTACCATATTGTAAGAAGGCTATAAAAAGTCTCTTCTGTACTTCTGGGAATTGACTTAGAATACCTCTGAGTAAGATACCAGCCCATTCAATATTTGTTCTGGCTAATACTTTGGCAGCACCTTCAAATATCTTGAATACCTGTGGATCACTATTGATGTGATCATTTAGGAATTTAACTACTTCAGCTTCGTTCATTGTATCTTCATCTAATTCATCAAGATGAACACCACTATTAACAAGTTTGTTTGCTGCTGTTCTTAGTCTTGATTTGATATTATAAATAATTTGTCCTAGTTTAGCTGTTTTAATAGTACCTCTATCTTTCTTTCCGAGATCCTTTTGTTTTAATACTTCATCAAGATTGAAATTCTTAATTTCATCTACCCAACTCATGAAAGCAGTGACCCATTTTCTACCAGTGATTTTTGCACCTCTTTCGATAACATATTTTTCAAAGGGATATTCAGGTTTTACACCACTTTGAATTGCTTTTTTATAATCCTGAATTGCCTTTTTATACATCTTTGAAAATGCAACGAAAGCACGAGGAGAAGCAAATGGTCTTTGTTCAGATTGAATATCGGTTAGATTTTCTGTTGTGTAGAAATAATCATCTGGATTTTCCTTAATAAAGTTAATGACTCTTTCATCAACACCAACACTTTCTGCCCAATCACACCATCCATCAGGATCTACTGTTAAAATACCAATACCACCTGTCTGTCTACCTAAGAAGGCAGCACTAAGAGGTTCTGAATCAACACCTCTACCGGGGATGTTTGATGCTGCTACTATTGCAAGTCCTTGTGAAAGCTTGTCATCGGCTACTGTTCTCTTCTGAATAAGCTTGAGTAATGCACTTCTTACATCAACAGTACCTAAGTTAACTTCATCCAAGAAAATGAATCCTTCTAGATTCTTTCTTGTAATCAGATAAAGTTCCATTCCCTTTACATATTTCTGATAACCAGCTTCAGCCTTTCCTTGTTCAGGAAGACCTTTAATATCAAGACGATCAAGTTCTGTAGCAGTTAATTCTAATACTACAAAATAGTTTTGTGGATTGTTTAATACTTCTAATTTCTTTTGTTCATCAACTTCAGACCAATCCACATATTCTCTAACAGAAGAACCATTCTCTTCTGGTTGGTTTGCGTCAAACTTCTGTGTAGCAAAACTATAGTCACTTGGCTTTATGTATTCTCCCTTTGTTGAAGATCTTGCAATCTGTTCTGCAAATGATCTTACAGTATCACTCTTACCAATACCGGGATCACCAAGAATTAAAAGAGGTTCTTTTGTTACGAAAGCAGCATTGATTGCAAGATGTAGTGTTTTATATGACCATGTATCAAGATTAGGAGCGTCTGCAAGTGCCTTAGAAGTACCTAAATCTCTTTTGTATCCTGCTCTGGAAATAAGATCCAAATCTTCCATATCATCGGTTTCGTTAGGAGTTTGTTCAAGTGCTTTTAAATTACCACCAGCCATTTGATTAGCTTCCTGATCACTTGCAGCTTCTTTGAGAACTACTATATTAGAGAATACTTTGCTATATTCTTCCATTAAATTTTCTAAATCTTTATTCTTGATTGACATATTATCTATTATTTACACTTATATTTACAAAATTTACGTTAATATTTGATATTAACTTCTACAACTCTTCCTGCATATTTTTCTAATATATCTGTTTTACCACCGGGAGTGATCAAATATAGAATTCTATTCTGTTCTACTTTTGGTATGGAAGGATTTTCTTCTGTATGACCATCAGTAAAATATATAAGACCTTCTATTTTCTTAATTTGCTTAGAATCTAAATATTGTTTAACACAGCTTAAATAAGTTCCTCCGTCATTTCTTATCTTCATTTTACCCAATTCTGCCTTAATCTTATCAAGACTCATGGTTTTACTGTCGATATTAGTCTCTGTATAAACATCATCCATCCAGAAAAGAACCTTTAATTTTACGGTTTTTCTACTTGATACGATTGATGCTACTTCATTTAAGAATGTATGAATCTGATTTGATGATATAGAACCACTAGTATCAATAGCCACAATAAGGTCTAACTTGTCTTTTACAAGCTTTTCACTAGGCATATAGGTACTAGCACCCACCCAATAACGAGAACTTGGTCTTCTCCAATTCTGTTCCATAGTAGGAAGACCTCCTACGAAATTTCTTAATAAAGATTTCCAATCTGTTTTTGTTTTTAAAATTTCCTTTTTAATGAGTCCACCTGTTCCGCTTCCTGCACCTGTTCCACGACTAGCTGAACCCGGATTTTCTCTTAAAGTCTGATCATATGCTTTTTGTATTATGTCAGTAAGATCCTTTTCCTGTTGATCTAGATCCTTTTTAGAATCTGTTTCATTAGGTTCATATCTTTCATCGTTATTTGGTGCTTGTATAGGAGTAGGCTTCTTAGGCTTTTTTTTAGCTTCGGTTTCCTTTTGTTCCTCTGGTTTTCCACCACCGCCTCCACTACCTTCGCCTTCTTGCTCACTCTCACCGCTTCCGCTTCCCTTACCTTTGCCCTTTCCTTCTCCCTCACCTTCACCTTCACCTTCACCTTCTCCCTCACCTTCGCCTTTATCTCCCTTGCCTTTTCCCTTGCCTTTGCCTTCCTTATCACCAGATTCTCCCTCTCCCTCTCCCTCTCCCTCTTCCTCCCCTTCACCTTCACCTTCACCTTCAGAATCGCCCTCACCTTCCTGCCCCTCTCCTTCGCCCTCTTGTTCATCCTCTTCACCAGTAGGATCAATAGGCTGATCGAACTTTTCTGAAGATTCAATATCATCCTGAACCTTGTCAGGATCTTTCTTTTGCCAATTTTCAATGAAAGTATACATCTTTTCTGCTGTAAAATCAGTAATATCCACATTACCATATTTTTCGATACGCCATCTTCCATCTGTTCCTTTTCTTGGTAATAGTGCTCTAAAATCATCACTATCAGGAAGCTTAAATCCATCTTCTGAAAGATCTCTATTGATAATATAATCTGTAGCTACATTCCATAGTTGATGGTTTCTTGATCCTTTTCTGAAAAAGGATAGACCAACAACATGACCGCATTCATGAACTAAAACTGCTGTAACTCCATCTTGATCAAGATTTTTTGTAGCAAAAATTGGATTGATATAGATATTTCCTATAGCATCAACAGCCATAGTATCGACATCATAAGTCATTACTGTCTTTAATGTGTTTAAAATTCTCCAATAGAAAGGGAAAGTCTTCTGGAGAACATATCTAGAACGAGCCAATCTAAGATCAAGTTCTTTGAAAGTTTCATCGTCAATAGTAGGTGCATTCTTTTCCTTTTGCTCCTTTATAAGTCTTTTGGGCTTTTGTTGAATACGATTTTTTTCTATAACCGAAAGGTATCTTTCGAAAATCTGATTCATGTCCTTATCGTATATCATATTACCTATTTATCAGATTTAAATACTTTTACACTAAATAATAGATATTTTTTGGATAAGTTATTATTATGAACAATTTATCAGAAAACGTACAGATGAGAAAACCAGAACATACAATGAATACTATGGTTGTTCCTTCTATTAACATTAGCCCAAGTGTAGTTAATATAGGAGAAAATATCAATAAAGCATTTGAGGAAAGAGCAAATAGATTCAGAAGACCTGTTCCTTCCGAGGAAAATATAAAGAGCCAAATTGCAAAACTTGTTGGTGATAGATTGAAATATTATTATGAAAATATTGAAGCACATCCTTCTGAAATGGGATTTCCTAAAGATTGGAAAGTAGAACAAGTTAAGGCTGATTATATTAATGGATATTATGTTTATGCGTGTATTGTATTAAACACAGAAGAAAATAATCGTTGGTTTGTTTTCTTTGATGCAAAATCAAATGCTTCCAAAAACATTGATCCTCACTATTTTAACATCAAAACAAAACATTTCAATATTGATAAGTTCCCTATGGACATGATTGTAAATGCTCCTCAAGAAGCAAAGGGAAAAGCAATAGAAATGACCGAGAAGCAATTTGCTGATACAGTTGGATCTAAGAGAGTTGGTGGTATTCTTTCTAAGCTTTAATCTAAGCTGTTATAATTGTAAATTTAAAAAGAAATAATCCGTGAGATTTTCCTTTAGTTAATTCTTTTTTAGCACTTACGATTAATTTATTTTTTGCTAGTAATAGTCTTTTCTGTTCTAATGCAGAATCTGCTTCTTCTGGAGTTCCAAAGAAGCCGCTCCATTTAATTACGTTGCTATCGTATTTTGGAACATCCATACATATAATACTTAATATATGTATGATACTAGTTTTCTAGAAAAAAAATGGTGGGCAGAGAAGGACTCGAACCTTCGATGTCATTTAAGACGGGAAATTTACAGTCTCCTGCAATAGCCACTATGCGATCTACCCATTATAAAATTTTAATCTTCTTTTAAAGCTTCTTCGAGAAGAATGTTGAATGTATCATTGATGGTACAATCATTATCCAAAGAATGTTTAATAAGAAATAAAAGAAGTTCTTTTGGATATTCATCTAATTCAACATCAAGCTTCTTCCATTTTCTGAGAAAGACAGAACCATCTTCCTGAATCTCCCATGTAAACTTATCACCTTTGTTAAGACCATACTCTTGCATTTCCTCATCGGTAAACTCAAGGTATGCTTCTTCTCTAGTTTTGATTTCTTTATATTTCATTTTTATATATTAACATTATGACCTAATAATGTCAACAAATTCTTTTGGAAGAACTACATTTAAAGGATATCCTTCAAATAAAGGTGCAATATCTTCTTCTTTATAAGAAGCCAAACCACATCCTATTTTTGTTACAAGAAAAGTAAAGTCAGGATTTTGTTCTGCATAAATAAGAAATTCATTAACATAATCTTTAATCTCTATTAAATCCAAAGTTTTAATAACATAGTCTTTGGTAGGTATGGCATAGGTTTTTCCTTGATGACCAACGCCAATTCCCCATACTGCACCGAATCTATCAAATGCAAGTTTGGCTGCTCCTGCTCCGTGTATTCCAGCTTCATTAGAACCGAATACAAAGATTTCATCATTTTCTAGATGTGATATATTGTTAGGTGTAAATCTCATATTTTTTGACAATATCTGGATGATGTTTAATACGATCTATTGTATATACCAATTTTCATTCCTATATACTATAGGAAATAACCAAAAAGATCAAGAAGTTTTTTCTACTCTTTTTAGTTTTGTGTAGTATTTAGGATCTTCAAACAGATGATCCATAGCAATTGTTTTTGCTGTTTCTTCGTCTTGAGTATGCTCTCTTTCTACCTCAAGACCCGCATTTAATTCGCTCTGAAGCTCTTCTAAACTTACATTATGCTTAGTAGCAAGGCTCTCAATAGTCTGACCTTTTGCCAGACCATTTAAAACATTTTCTACTAAAGTATTGAACTTCATAAAATTACTTACTAAAATTCTATCTTAAAATTAGTATATGTTCTATTATTTAAGTTTTTATCTGTTTCTTTTACTACTTGACCAGTTAGGATTAATCCTAACTTTTTGAATAAAGTCAGTTTATAATTTTCTTGTAAATGTTTATTAATAACATCAATATTAGGATTATCTACATAACCTTCCTGATTGGGTTTGGCTGTTTGTGCAGAACAAACACCAATCAGAAATAAGAATATTATGCTTCGCAGGATTTGCATGTCATAATTGAACGAGCAAGTTCCTTTGCTGGATTGGTTGATCTTTGATAATAGAGACTCTTAATACCCTGTTCCCATGCAAAAATGATAAGTTCATTAACAGCCTTTGGTGGTGTTCCAGCAGGAATAAGCATGTTTAAACTCTGCCCCTGATCAATATACTTTTGACGAGAAGCAGCCTGAATAATAATTTCCTTCTGAGAAGTCTCTTCAAATGTCTTAAAAACATCTTTCTCTTCTTGGGTGAGGAAATCAACATGCTGAACCGATCCACTATGCTTGAGAATGTCCATCCAAGTGTCATCATCATTCTTACCTTTTTCTTTTAAGAGCTTCTTGAGATAGGGATTCTTATATGAGAACTTTCCTTTGGCAAGATCCTTAACATAATAGTTACTATTATTTGGTTCAATAGACGGACTAACCTGACCTAAGATAAATGAGGATGACGTTGTAGGAGCAACAGCAAGTGTAGTAGTATTTCTGCGACCATAACCTTTAAGAAGTTCTGGTTCACCAATTAATTCGGAAAGTTCTTTAGTTGCTTTGTCTGCTCTTTCACGAATGGTTTTCCAAATGGTAGTGTTTAGAAGTTTTGCTTCCATTGATTCAAATGCGATCATCTTTGATTGGAGAAGGGAATGCCACCCAAGAACACCAAGACCTAAAGCACGATGACGCATAGCAAACTTTCTAGGAGCTTCCATAAACTTCATACCATCAGTCTTGTTGATGAATTCTGACATAACAGCATCCAAGAAATAAATCATAGTCTCTACTGCATCAGTATCTTTCCACTCTTCCCATCTCTCTAAATTCATTGAAGATAGATCACAAACAAATGATTCATCATCACTATTTGGAAGCATGATTTCTGTACAAAGATTTGATTGAGTAATCTTTAATTTCTTATCCTTATAAACTTGTGGTGCTTGATTGTTTACATTATCGGTAAAGAAAATATAAGGATAACCAGACTCAAATCTCTTCTTGAGTACCAATCCCCAAATTCTTCTCTTCTCTTTGTCACCATCAAGCATGGACTTCATCCAAGCATCAGTAATAGTGACACCAATTGAAAGATCTTGGATCTCGTTACCTTCACCACGAATCTTTAAAAACTCTTCAATATCACCATGATCAATTGGAAGATAGGCTGCGAAAGATCCACGACGAACATTACCTTGCGATACAACGCTCATAAGCTTATTATAAAGCTCCATGAAATGAATTGATCCAGTAGACTCACCACCAGATGAAATCTCCGTTCCTCTTGCTCTCAAGTCACCAAAATAAGCAGAAGTACCTCCACCATTCTTTGTCATGATTCCAACTTCAGCAACCTTCTCAAGAATTCCTGCCATTGTGTCAGGAATATGAGAACCAAAACAAGAAATAGGAAGACCTCTTTTGCGACCAAAGTTTGACCAGATAGGAGAAGCTAGAGAATAAAATCCTCTGTGCATATAACCTTCAAACTTTTTTGCAAACTTTGTATCACCTGTAAACTCTACTAAAAGTTTCTGTGCAGTTTTTGCAATATCAGAAATTCTCTGTTCTGGTGTTTCACCTTCTAACAAATATCCTCTTTGAAGGAATTTTCTTGAATCTTTGTTAAGCCAATAAATCTCTGATTGATGCGTTTCGTTACTCATAAAATTGATATATCTATCTTATCAAATTACTGACGAATAGCAATCAAATTATAAATTTATTTTTATGAAATTTTAGAAACCAATGTTGGTATCATCTCCACCTTCGTATGAACCACCAGATGAGAAACTACCAGATAATTTATCATTTCTATATAAACTACTATCTTTAAAAGATTTAGCAAATGCATCAATTCTTTTTTCGATGGCACTGTGTTGATCATACATATTCATATCGCTTCTTGTTGCGATTTCTTTTATCTGGTCGATCATTAACTTTGCTTTAGTTTCAAGACTGCTTAAAAAATTTTGAGTTGGCTGATCTATTTGGTCTTCTTTTAATAAAACTTTTTTAAAAGCTTCTTCTAATAAAATTGTATCTTTATTTCTCATATTTAATATTTACCAAAAAAAAAACATTTTTATGAAATTTTTAATTTTTCTTTTCTTTTAGCCCAAGCTAGTTTCATCTTTTCTTTGGTTGATTCTTTATGCTTTTTACCAAACATATTATTATTTTCACCAGAATTAACATCTTTTAATTTCTTTCTGGTTTCTTCAGAAATTGAATTTTTCTTATAGAATTCTACCATTCTAAGTCTTTGTTCTTCTTTTGTTTTTTCGTTCCAATATCTTTTGTTGAATTCTTTTCTTTGTTGTCTTTGTTCATCTGAAACCCAAGGTAAACCTTTTTTTCTGCGAGTTTCTACCATTTTTTTCCAAGACTCTTTATTTCTTTTCTTTAAAGCTTCTTTCATTTTTCTTATGGTTTCTTCTGATTTTGGTTTTCTCATTTTATTTTTGGTAGCTTCGGTTAATCTATAACTTCCTTTGTTTACAAAGTTTTTGCCACCATTATGTTTGTTGAAAAATCTTGGATTTTCAGCAGCATTTACTTTCATTAAGAATCTTGATTCATATAATAAAGTTTCTTCTGATGTTTTAAAATGTTTTATTTTTAATATTTCAAATGCAACTAATCCATCTTTCTCTATTAAATCTTTAATGACTTTTGAAGTGGTTTTATAACCAGCTTCGGTCATTAAATTTGAGGAATCTGCGGAAGCATTTATTTTACAACCAGCATAATATTTGTTGGATAGTTTATGTTTTATAATATAAAAATACGGATTTCCCATATTTATACTTACTTCACTAGACCAGTGGAATATTAAAATAATTCAGATTCATCAAAACATTGATTCTTTTTTGCGTATTCTGTTGGACGCTGGTGGAAAAAATCGGTCATGTTATTGCCAAGTAGTTCTTCTTCGAACCATTTAGTTTTACTTAATAGTTCCTTATCAACTTCAAACACAGGCTTGAATTTAATTTGAATTAGAGAATCGTTGATACGATTTTTAATAAACTCTTTGAGAATAGGAGCAGTTAAATTTTCTTCTTTAATTCCATTAACCATCCAATCGACAATTTCTGATTCAGACTTAAATGCTTCTTTTGCTTCATGAGCAATCTTAGCTTCAAGTTCCTCATCAAATAATTCTGGATACTCTTCTCTAATTGTATTAATGATTCTAGTGCCAACAAGACCATGAATCTGTTCTTCGTTACGAGTATATTTTACTTGTTGATCTGTGTCTTTAAGAACGTTCTTAAAACGAGCAAACCAATTGATGACATAAAATTGTGAAAACAAACTAACATTCTCAACAAACAATGTGAATAAAATCAAAGCATAGAGATATTGTTTCTTAGAATCCTTATAAAATCTGTGAGTATATTTTCTAAGATATTTCACTCTTCCTTCGATCCAATCTAGCTTTAAATTCTTTTCAAAAATATCTTCAAGACCAAGAGCAGAAATTAATCTTTCGTATGCATTATTGTGAATAACTTCAACATTTGCCATTACATATCCAAGATCCGAAAGTGATGGATGGGGAAGATTTTCTCCAAGCTTTGCCCAAAATGTTTTGACTGCAATTTCAATCTGACCAATTGCAGAAAGAGTACGAATGACAATTTCTCTTTCTTGATCATTCAAATTTACTTTGAATTGTTGAACATCAGATTTAAAATTAAATTCTTTGTCTGTCCAAAAGCCATTGTGCATTGCTTCGATGAATTCTTCTGTCCAAGGATAGTTGTTAGGTTTACGGCTTATTTGTTCTTCGAATATCATAAAATTGTACTTCTATTTACAACAATTTTATGATTTTCTTTGACGTTTGACAACTCTTTTATTTTTATTTTTTTTGTATTTTCGTTTTCTCTTCTCCATCAAACTTTTATATAATTCTGCTTTATATAGTTTATTTGAAAGATCTCTCAAAAAGCGTGTTGTATCTAATAAAGATATGTTATTTATGAGACGAGATTCGGTGTATATTACTTTGGTTTCACTCCAAGAAGGATATAGGTAATGGACACATTCATGATATGCGGTTCTTAAAAAGTCTTTGCGATGATCAAATTCTAAAATTTCCATCTCATAATCACAAATTCCATGACAGGCTCTCATTTTCCTAAAAAGGAAGAATTCAGGCGGTTTTCTCTTTACCAACCTTAAGCACTGGTTATAAATGGATGCTAGATCCCTTTTAGATAGTTTTTCCATAGATACCTAATAATTATAGACAAAAACAATATCATGTAAAGAACTTTTTTCCTTTACTCTGACAAAAATATTTCTTGCATATAGAGTTGTTTTAGGTATACTAATAGGATGTTCTTGCAGAAAAAAGATAAAATACAATCACTGAGGATTTCTGGAAATGAAGATCCTTTTTATAATGTCATTAATGACAACGAGTTCCCTATAAGGAGATATATCGAAAAAAAATATGGAACTTCTATAGGATTGTTCTATACAGATGATGAATATACAGGTGATATATTCAAGTTTTTGATGGATAATTCCAAGCTTCTTTCATATACCTCTGTAGGAAAGCTTTCCTTGGTTATAAAGGATACTTATAGAGGAATGAGAGGCGGTACATTTTGGTTTTACTATAAAAACGTATATATTCGCATTTCTTTAAAAGACCAACCAGATGATGTAGAGACGGCATTTGCAAATTCCAGTTTATCAATTCCTCCGGGTTCCTTAAATGTTTTTACCGAAAGTGAAGAAGAAAAGGAATATAATCCTGATAATAAAATATTTACATTAACCTTTGCAGCACCAGTTACAGTTGATAAATTTCCTATTGAAGATTTTGAGAAATTTATTCTTCAGAAAACCAAAGGAAGAGTTCATATCTTTATTAAGAATCAATACGGAGAATATGACTTTGAACCTATCAAGTTAGATACAATAAAAGATATGGATCTTGTTTTAAATTATGGTGAAAAGTTCACAGGGATTAATGATATTGTAACTACCAGATTAAAAGAAAAACCTAGTGGTCTTTATATGTTTCATGGATCACCCGGCACAGGTAAAACTACATATATTAAATATCTAGCAAATATAGTTGATAGAGACTTTATTTATGTCCCTACTAACATGCTTGAATATTTTACAACAGATCCTAATAGTCTTTCTATTCTTTTACGCAAACCCAATTCGGTTCTTGTTCTAGAAGATGCTGAAAAGGCTATTATGAAGCGTGAAGACGGTGGAAGCAATTCTTCTGTATCTTCTCTTCTCAATCTTTCTGATGGTATCATGAGTGATATCATGAAGACTGCAATTATTCTTACATATAATTGTGCTAAACAAGATATTGATGAGGCTCTTCGTCGTAAGGGAAGACTTCAGATTGACTATGAATTCACTCCTCTTACTAAGAAGGATGCTATTAGACTTGCAGAAACCTTAAACTATCCAAAAAATTTCATTAAAGAAGAGATTAAAGATTCTATGTCTCTCGCAGACATTTACAATCTTCAGACTAAGATTGAATTCCAAGAAAAGAAAGAGAAACATGATCGTGTTGTAGGATTTGGAAAATGATAAATTTTAATCCTCCAAATTTACAAACTCTTATAGAGTTATATGATTCGTTTTCTTCTGTTAGATTTTTTGATAAAGATCATAATTATGAAATTGATGGAGAGAAAGCTATAACTTCTGTTTCTGGTCTTATAGGAAGATATGAGAAGCCTTTTGATACACAAAAGATAGCGGAGCGTGTTGCCAATAAACAAGGAGTTTCTGTTAAACAAATCATTGAACAATGGGAATATAACAAAAATTATTCATGTCACAAAGGTTCTGAATTCCACCTTTATGTTGAGAATTTCTTGGAAAGAAGATTTGCTCCTTTGGATAGACAGGCAATTATAAATTTTATTAGTGGTAGTGCAGGATATCATAAAGAAGATTTAGAAAAATATTACCAAGAAATGGCTTTGTTTATCAGGAACTTTAAGAATTTCTATGATTGGTGGAAACAAGATCATATCCTTATTAAATCTGAGTTTGTAGTTGGTGATAAAAGATCAAAGGTTTGTGGAACTATTGATAACCTTTCCTTCAATAAAAAAACCAATGAATTTGCTATCTTTGATTACAAAACAAATAAGAAAATTAATAGGAAAAATGATTATGGAGAAACTTTATTAGATCCGTATGATTACATTCCTAAATGCGAATTGTCAAAGTATAGTCTACAGCTTTGGCTTTACAAATTAATCATCGAAAGAAATTCACCATTTCAAGTAGGAGAGTTGGGGATAGTTTGGGTAGCTGGTGAAGATGATTATGAACTGATTAAACCAGTTGATTATAGAAAAGAAGCTGCACAAATGCTAGAAAGCGTCTGATTGATTTGTAAGTAGGTCTACATATATGAATAAACAAGACCTAGTATTATTAGAAAGCCTTTATGAAAAGGTTGTAGAAGAAGCCAAGAAAAAGATAAATCCTTGGGCTGTTTGTGGTAAGATCGAAAACAAACCTAAAAAGGAAAGATGTGTAAAAGATGTAAAAAAGAGTGCAAAGAAATACGGCAAAAAGATTACATCTAAAGCAGTAAAGAAAAAGAAATAAATAAAATTTATTGAATTGTATTCAAACGAAGGTAAATAATATTACAACATATGTCATTCATTCAATCATACCTCTCAGTATTAAACGAAGATACCACAAAGAAGAACTCCAGCGTTGCAGTTGACAATACCGGAGAGCTTGAAGGTGCAGAAAAGGCAAAATCCCTCTCAAAGGATTCTGGTCCTGAGTCTGTCAAGGAAGTCGAAAAGCCTGTTAAGGGACCACATTCCGAACAGGATGCCGATGCTCTTCCAAAGGCAGTAAGCAGTGAGTCAAAGAATCCATTTGATCTTCTCTACAATAAAATCCTTGCACAAGAAGCTTTCGGTGACGAAGCTGGTGACTCATTTGACTTCGAAGGTAAGATCGAAGATCACGGTGATGACACAGGACTTGATCTTGAAATGGGTGATAAAGAAGAGTCTGAAGAAGGCGAAGAGGAAGGCGAAGAGCACAGTCTTCAATCTGTATTAGATCATCTTAAATCCGCTGTTGAAGCTTTAGAAGCACTTGCAGCACACGAAGAATCCGAAGAAGAATCTGAAGAGTCTGAGGAAGGCGAAGAAGAAGGTTCTGAGGATGAGTCTGAGGAAGAAGAAGCTGAAGAAATTCCTTTTGCAAATGAAGCTGTAGAAGCTGAAATAGAGGGACACGCTTTAGTTGATCAAGAAAAGCTAGAAAAGGGTCTTACAAAGGCTTCTAGCCACACAGTAAAAGGTGCAGTTCCTGTAACCAAGAAGAAAGCTGAAGTTGTTAAGGGTAAGAAGGTTGACGGCAAGCCAGAAGAACTTCACGCTGATTGTGAGTCTCTTACAGGTAAAAGTAAGCAGAATGTTGGTGGAGTAACTGCTGGTAAAGGTCTTTTTGATCAGTAATAATAGTATAAAATAATAATAACGAAAAAAATTCCGTCCTTGTGACGGAATTTTTTTTTGTAAGTAAGTATATAAACATGGAAAATTTTTCAAAATTCTTTAGTGCTTCTAAGGAAAGGTTTACTCCTAATACAAGAAAGCATCATCAAAATCCTATTCGTTCTACTAATAGGAAACATCAAAATCAGGTTGCTAGGTTTTATGGATCTGCTGGTAAAAAGGATGATCCTGTTATTGATAATATTGTTAAGAACAATAAAAAAGGAAAATGGAACATCAATGCTCCTTCTGCACATAGAATTCTAAAGACATATAGAATAAATCATATTCCTGATAAATCATACACTAAGGCTATTAATAAAACAGGCATCAATATAAATTATGATGCCAATACTAAGCTTTTTACTTTAAGTAGGTTAACGAACTAAGAGTAATATGGAGACCTTAAGATATCTTAATAAACAAGAAAACCAATCACAAAGAAAACTTTTTTCTGATTGGTGGAAAGAGCAAATTGAAATCAACGGTCAAGAAATTCTCTATTATACAAATACCACAACATTATCTTCTTCTAATTTTCTTTATGGTGAAGATCCTATAGCAGGATTTGGTGCTGGTAATAAAATGATAGTTTTGTTAAATCTTAACAATGATGCTTTGCTTCTTTCTAAATTTGGAATTTTAGCAGATAGTGATATGTCAGGTGTTATTCATCCTAATCATTTTACAATGATTTATGGATTGTCTTCTGAACCTAAATCAGGAGATGTAATGACACTTTCTGAATATGGAGCCGATAGATTAAATTATCCAAAAAGAGGTCCAACTGTTTATCAACTAACAGAAGTAATTGATGAATTTCAAGGCAATCCTCTAGGAGGTCATTATGTATGGTTCTTTAAGGCTAAGAGATTTGACTATAGCTTTGAGACAGGAACCTCAACAGATAACTTTGGAACAGTTGCACCAAATGCAGGTGCAGGAAATAATCAACTTGATGATAATGACAAAGCCAATGAAGCTGGTCTTAATAATTTCGATTATATAAGTGATAATCCTTGTGATAATACTTCTGTTTACGGAAATTATTGAATAATATCAATCTCTAAATTGGAATTTGGCTCTTCCTCGGAGTAACAAATTTCAATATTATAGTCTTCCTGAAGAATCTTTTTTAGAATAATATCTTGAGTTGCTGTAATATAATCACGAATAGGTTTTGGTTTATAAACAATATCATTAGGAGCAATTCCTCTTTGTTCTGCTTTTTCTGCTACGATATTAACTGCTTCATATAATGCTATCCATTTAGCTAACATTGATGCTTCATTATTAGTTTTCTCCCACCAAGAAAGTGTCTGTTGAGGTTTGTTTTTTGTTATTTTCATTTTTTTTATTCCTTAGAAACTGGAATTGTTGGAACACTAGGATCAGGGATCGTAGGAGTTAATGTAAGAGGTTCTGTAACTCTGGCTACTGTGAAATTGATATTTACATAGTTTTTCTTTTCACAACTTTCACATATAAACTCAACTCTTTCATTCTCATCTGGAATAAAGGTCATAACATTATGTTTTTTACAGTATGCACATTCAAGAATAGTTGATAACTGCTCAAGTTTATCAAGCTCCTTTTGTCGTGTAATCTGATTAAAATAATTATTTATGATACTACCAATAAATCCAAATAGAATATATTGAATACTAAATGCAAGAACGAAACCAGCAATATAATTTCCATTTAGCATCCATATGGATAAGGAAATAAGTGCTGATGTGATCAACACTGTAATTGTAGATCGAATGAATAATACTGTTTCTTTTGTAACTTTCATGCCTATAGTATGCATGAAATAACTAATAATGTAAAGAACTTTTTAATATTTTTCGCCTGTTATAGGGGATTGGGGAGGCAATTCTTCTGCTAAATTAGCTACTGTTATTATATTTGCTCCTATAACTTCTATACGTTTTAGAGATTCATTTGCAATATTCATGAGTGATTTTACAGCACTTTTTTGTTTTTCATTCAATGAAGGATTTTCCTTTATACATCTTTCCATCTTCTTAACAGCTGCTAAAAGATATACAAAACTGTCTGATAAATCATCAGTAACAGTATTTAAGGGCCAAGGAATAGATGGTGTATTTTGAGGATCTGGAGCAGTAGGAGGAAATACTGGAGGTGATCCAGCCTGATATGGGAAGGTATAACCAGCACTACTTGAATAGGGCTGATAATCTTTACGAGGCATTTCACTTGTGCCACCGTATTGACGGTTATTCCACAAGCCATCTAAAGATTCTTCTAATACCTTATTGAGATCCATATTAACCTACTTTTCCCATCTTTACTAGATTACCACATCTTGCACAAACCCATCTACAAATGTTTTCTACGACTTTTGTATGAGGATTCTGAACTGGAGTTACATTGCCCTGTACTTGAGCACCACAGAAGGAACATCCAACTGGTTTGTTTGTAACTGTATTATATGAAGGATTATTATTCATATTTCTATTTACTTAGAATCTGTTGGTTTCCAAGTATTTTCATATGCCTTGGTTTGTTCGGTTGTCTGTAATTCCTTGAATTTATGGGTAATAAATTTACAAAGTTCAGAACGAACAATATCATCTTCGGTCAATTCCATGCAGAAAATACCATGTTCTTTTGCCTCATCATTATTGAAAAGGTTATACACTTTATCAAAACCTGATTTACCAGCAGGTAAATCACTCTGCTCTGGATCACCACAGAGGAATACCTTTGAAAATTCACCGATACGACTCATAAGAGTATGTATTTCTCTTTTTGAGAAATTCTGAACCTCATCAGCACATACAAACTTTGCAGAGAAATGAAGACCTCTTGCAAAATTAATTGGACAAATTGTTAAACGATTATCTTTCTCAAGCCTGTCTAATTGGGCTTTACAGAGAAGTTCTTCGAATTTATCATGGAAAGGTGTCAGATAAACATTAAATTTTTCAGCAACATCACCGGGAAGAAATCCAAGTTTTGAATCTGATGATTCAACTGCTGATCTCACAAGAACCATGTCGGATATTCTTCTCATATTAAGAAGAGTCAACCCACAATACATCGCAAGAGTTGTTTTGGATGTACCAGCCGGACCTTTAAGAAATAATACCTTTGTTTTCTTATCTAAGAAAGTAGCAATAATTTCTTTTTGCTTATCTGTCCAAGGTAAATTTTTGATTGTTAAATCAAAAGATATTTTATCTCTTTGAAAGACATAAGGGGAATTATCTTCTGTCTTGCCAGCTTGAATTACGGTTGGCTCGTGGTTAATTCTGCCAGATTGTTTTCTGTCAGACTGTCTCTTGGGACGAGTTTTTTTACTCATAGAATTTTACGCTTTAAGAATTTTATCTTAAAACGATTAATGTTTATTTCTAATATTTACTCTAAACACTAAGCTTGTTTAAGAGGGTTATATTGAGTTGCATTTGGCTGATGTGTTGTCTGTGTACTTGTAGTTGTACCAGATTCCCCTTCAGTCTCATCTGCTGTTTTTGTTGTAGAAGTTGTGGGCTGTTTTGGTTTTAATGTTTCAGCAGCAGAAAGGAAAGCTTCCTTTTCATGATCTTCTAAATTGGGATTATCAGGATTCATCTTGATTTTATTAAATGCACTATGAAGCGGATTATCCTCAATATCAGCAGGAGAACTGAACAACTGACTTGCTAATGCTTTAGCATTTGGATTTGCATTAATAGCTCCACTATTATTAATAGCCTTGTCTATTGTTTGAACTGCTTGTTTTAAGATTGGGTTGTTTGGTGATTGAATTCCAGCCTCATTTAATGATTCAAATGCTTTTTCTATTATTTTGGTAAAGTTGTTCATTCTACCTATAATTATATGTGTCATATCAATTTTCTCAATAAAAAATGAGTAAATGGATATTGGTCAAAGGTAAATAGTATTATAATTTATGGCAACAAGAACAATCACATCTCCCGGTGTACAAATTAATGAAGTAGATCTCAGTGTAATTGCAAGACCATCTGGCGCAACAAATGTTTTCGTTACAGGTTTTGCTGCACAAGGACCAACTGATGAAATTATCAATGTAGGAAGTATTTCAGAATACGAAAGTGTTTTTGGAACTCCTACAAATGCAGCAGAAAGATATCTCTATCACTCTGCTCGTCAGGTTCTAACTCAGTCACCAGCTAATCTCTTAGTAACCAGAATGCCATATGGATCTGGTTCAGGTGAAGGTTTTTCAAATCAGTATAGTGCATTAGTTTATCCTATTTCAAGTGATTCTGCCAAGTATGAGGATTCCACAAATTTCCAAGTATTAGAACCTTATTCAGTTCTTTTAACCGATGAACAATATAAGAACATTGTAGAAAACAATGTAGTATGGGCTGATGGATACACAGATGGTACTATCTACATCGCTGATGATATCAAGTATGGTGGTATCGTAGTTCTTGATTCTGCTAAGACTTCAGTAAACAACCTTTATGAGGGATATTATGTTGCATTAGCCGACAATTCAAACAACAATCCAGCTTCTGACTTCGATGCAATCCAAGGTGCAAAGGCTGCATATACAATCGATGATGGTACACATCAATACTTCACAACTATTCCTGATGCTCGTCTAAACTTCAGCTTAACACAGGCTTACTCAGCAACAGGTACAAGCGTATCACAGACAATCGAACAATTCCCAAGAGATTATGATTTTGGAACTCCTTTCTACAATGATTGCTTAACCTTAATGGTATTTAAGCTTCGTACTTCTATCTATGCCCAAGACACAGTTGTTCTTGATGCAGTAGTAACAGAAGGACACACTGGTTCACTCTACGGTCTCCGTACACAGAACAATAAGAACGGTGGAGCACCTATTTCATTCTTCTTGGATAATGTTACTAATCAGTCATCTTCAAATATCAAGGTTATAACAAATCCTTATATTTCAAATACTGGAAATTGGTTAACACCAGAAGGTATACCAGCCAAGACAGTAAGATTGGCTTCAGAAACAAAGAATATGTTCTCACAGGGCGTATATATTTCTGATACAAATACAGTAGCAGGTGATGTTGGTAACGTACCTCTCAAGCTCCAGAGAATTCTCAGTAACATCGACAATCTTGATTTAGAGCTTGATGTAACAGCAGAAGCTGGTCTAGGAACAATCTGGACAAGTGCCAAGGCAAGATGGTGTGATCCTAACTATGGAAATAGTAACTACATGGAGCCTAAAATCTTTGATGAGAATTATAACGTAAATATCTCTGTTCTTAAGACTCAGACAAATGATCCAGTTGGTGGTGTTGCCTCTGACTATCAGGATATTGCTGGACAATTCCTAGCCTTTGCTGATAATACAAGAAAGGATCATGTTTTTATTGCTGATTCTCTCAGAAATATCTTCGTACAAGGTTCAAACACAAAGGTAGCCAAGAATGCTGGATTCGTATTCTCATCTGATGTATATTGGCCCTTAAAGAACCTTTATGCTGGTAGTATTTCAAGCTATGCAACAGTATATGGTAACTGGCTCAAGACAAATGATGCAGCTTCTAACAAGCAAGTATGGGTTCCTGCTTCTGGTTGGGTTGCAGCAACATTTGCTACAGTATCTCAGAATAGCTATCCTTGGATTGCACCAGCAGGTTTCAGTCGTGGAGCACTCACAAACGTAACTGACGTAGGTATTAGTCCAACTCAGAAACAGCGTGATCTTCTCTACAGAATCAATGTAAACCCAATTGCATTCTTCCCCGGTGATGGTTATGTAATCTTCGGACAGAAGACACTCTACACCAAGCCATCAGCATTCGACAGAATCAATGTAAGAAGACTCTTCCTCACATTAGAAAAGACAACAAAGAATGTCTTAAAGTTCTATGTGTTCGAGCCTAATACATTCACAACAAGAACTCGTTTAGCTAACGCACTCAAGCCAACATTCGATCAGGCTAAGACTTATGAAGGTCTTTATGACTACAAGATCGTATGTGACGAGAGAAACAATACACCTGATGTCATAGACAACAATGAGTTAAGAGTTTCAATCTATATTCAACCAGTAAGAACTGCTGAATTTATATTGTGTGACTTCATCGCAACACGCACTGGAGTTAACTTTAATGAACTGATTGGCTAATACTATAGGATAAATATTTAAAACATATGGGAAACTTATTCGCAAACCAAGACATTGATGCATTCTTCCAGACTGCAATTAACAGAGACTTTGCTCGTCAAAATCTCTTCCGTGTACTCTACATAAACTCAGGTGCAACAAACATCGTATTCGATCAGAACGACTTGGTTTATGTAACCTCAACCTCTCTCCCACAGAGAGCTATCACAAACATTTCAGTTCCTTTCATGGGTCTGAAGTTCAATGTTCCCGGTACAGCTACATATCCCGGTAGTGAATCATGGAATGTTACATTCCGTATGCCACAGGATCTTGGAATTCGTCAAAAGCTCGAACTCTGGACTCGTGGTACATTCGATGATGCTACAAGTACAGGTGCTTATGAAGTCAAGGATCTTGGTGGAGTAGGATTAGCTCTTATGGGCAAAGGTGGACAGGTTCTTAGAGTTTATAACCTTGTTGGTGCATACTGCACAAACATTGGACAATATACACTCAATAGCACAACCGCTGGTGAAATCGTAGAACTACAAGCAACAATCGCTTACCAATTCTGGATTCAGCCAGAAGCTTCTCCAATAGGATAACTTATCTAAATAACCGTAGGGATAAGTATTCTAAATGGCTACTAGTCCCTACCGTTATTATTTAGATGTAATAAGCAATTGGCCCACAGCCATTGCACCTGAGAGTCAGTGGTTTATAAACTTTGATCTTCCTACTGTAGGAGCATTAAAAAATATTTCTAATATACAGAAATATGATAGCGGAAGTGGTTCTGATACTGTTTGGAATATACCACAAGGAACAGTAAACACTCTTATTGCCAAAGAAAATCAATTTGCTACTGATAATCTTATTGGTTGTGTATTTGCTAGAGAAGTAACAGTACCCGGTGAGACTATTGATGCAGGAAATGTTGGTTTAGATTATGGTGGTTATCAAGCACCAGCTACTTCTAATGGTAGAAATAAATACGGAAAACTCCATGTAGTATTCAGTGAAACCAACAGCTCTTTTTTAGATTTTGTTATCAGACCTTGGACAATTTTAGTAGGATATTATGGGCTTTTAGCAAGAGCAGAAAATTCTCCTAAAAAAGTAAAATGTAACTATGCTGATGTTGTATACATAGCTAAAACTGGACCTTATAGCCCTTCTATACAGAGAAAAATAATAAGATATTTTAACATAGCTCCTGTTTCTATAGGTGCAATATCAAACACTTATGCTAGTGAAGGTATGCAATATAAAGGTGTAGATTTTGTTTACGATTCTTATAGTGTATTAGATCCTTCAAGTGGATCAAGCGGAACATTAAATCCAGCATTAAACGCAACAAAAACTAATAATCCAAATTCTACTGTAAAGGTAGCTCCTATAAACCAACCAAATCCTGTTCAGTACCAAAATCCTAATATAACAAATCCATTAGAGTATAGTCAATCATTTAAGCTACCTACTGCTAATCTTTCAAGTAGTTCAGTTACTCCACAAGGGGATATATACATTAACCAAATTTCTGGATCTATACCATCTAATAATCCTTTCAATACTATAAATTTAAACAAGTAAGGTTAAATAGGATAGATGGAGTATTACATATATTCAGTTGAATTGCCGTTTTCTGGTGTAGAGCTTTTTTACAGAGAACTTAATACGAAGGAACAATTGATATTAGCAAAGTCTAATACCTTTCTTCCCTCTGGAGACGAATTTGATTCTGATTATGCTAGAGTGCTCCGAAATATAATATCAAATTGTGTAGAAAACAAAGAAGATTTTTACAGATTAAATATAATTGATTATATTTTATTTTTAACAAAATTAAGAATAGTAACATTAGGAGCAAATTTAGATGTTCATTTTGAAAACAAATCTAATCCTTCTGACCTTAAATCAAAAATAACATTAGATCTTAATACATTCATGAAGCTTCTTTATGAAGCTGCTTCAGAAGCACTAGATAATGATGAATTAGATTCTGGTAAAATAAAGATAAAATTAGGTTGGCCCAATATAAGATCAGAAAATATTTTTCTTTCTAAAAATAATGAAGAAGGTGTTGAAAAAATATTAACAACTCTTCCTGAATATATAAAAACAATTTATATATCAGATGATAATATCATTAATTTAGATTATTTTAACACAAAAGAAAAGAAAGAAATATACGAAAGAATGCCTGTATCTCTGAGAACAAATATACAAATAAAGGTATTAAATTATATTAAAATATTAGCATCAAAAAATTTATTTAATATACCTAAAATGGAGTATTTTAAGCTTAATTTTTATAATAAATCATATTTAGATTTAGTTAGATTGTTCTTTTCAGGAGAACTAAAATCTATATACAATGACTATTACATATTAGCATCTAAAAATATAAATCCAGAATATGTAGATAATATGCCTATAACAGATAGAAAAGTATTTTGTTCCTTTATAGATGAAGAAATAAAAGCTAAATCTGCTAATGGTACTAATATACCTACAACAGGAGATTCTACTCAATTACAGGATTTAATAGATGAATTTGAGGGATAGGTGAGTAATTATGGTTATGTCAGAAGAAACTAAAAATATAAGCTTTAATGATGCTTTATCAATGTTAGATTCCGTTTCCAAGGAATCTTTCGTAACCGATGCTTGGATTCCCTCTCTTAACAGATCTATAAAGATCAAAGAAATAACAGCTAAACAACAAAAGACTATATTAGAATCTGCAATTGATTCTGCTGTATCAAAATCTACTTTTGGTAAAGTATTTTTTGAAATAATCACAGCAAATTGTTTAGAAGATAAAAATATTGTAGAAGGACTAACCATAGCAGATAAAGCTTCTATAGCCTTTACAATGAGATCACAGATTTCAGATACTTTGAAAGTAGTATTCAAAGAAGATCCCAAAGTAGAAAATAAAATTTCCCTTGATTCTATTTTAACTAAATTTTCTACCTATGTACATCCAGTTAATGAAGTTTTAGAAGTATCTAAGAATGGTGTTAATATTAGTACAGAAATTGCTCTTCCAAATATATCTGATGAGTTTAAGTTTGATTCTCATCTATACGGTAAGAAAGCAAAGGAAGATCAGGTAGAAGAAGCAAAAGAAATTATAACAAGTGCATTTTTAGGAGAAGCTGCAAAGTATATAAAGGAAATAACCATTGATGGAATTCCTCTTGGTTATAATGGGTTAGGAGTAACTCAAAAATTAATGTTTGTGGAGAAATTATCTGCCACTCTGGTACAGAAGATATTAGAGAAAATAATAGCATGGAAAGCTGATTTGGATAAAGTCTACACTGTAAATCATGAAGGCATTGATAAGATCATTGAAATAGATAATCTTCTTTTTCTAAGTAATTGATCTAATAATATCCATATAGATTAAGTATTTCTATATGGAATTGAATGAACTTCAGCAAAGACTCCTAGAAAAACTAGAGAGTATAAGCACTGATGATATTTTAAGGGCTATCTTCTCTATAGAAGGTCAGCCTTCATATGCTTCCGTAAACAAAATAGAAGCACTCAGAGAGTCTATTTTAGGCAGTGCCGAACATATTGCAGAAGAAGTTTCTAAAAAGGCTAATAGCACTGATATTATATTCGATGCTCTAGGACTACCAAAAGACAATTCTAATGCAAAGGCACTTGATTTAATTCGTCAAGATACTTGGCAGCAAATAGCTGAAATTAATAAGAAAATTAGAGAAAAATATAACTTCTCAGATGAGGCTTTAAAGCACATGGCAGATCCCTTTGCTTTAAATGAAACAAGAGAAAATTCAAGAAAAGCATTAAATCAAAGATTTTTAGAAATAAAAGATAAACTGGAAAGTGTTGATTTGAGTATAGTTCCTTTTGAACTTATAAATCAACCCAAATTAAACCAGCTTGTTAAATACGAGCCAATAGAAGATGAAGAAAAAGAAAAGAAGATACCTCCTTATGAAGTTAAGGAAATTCCTGTTTTAGATAAACTTAATGAGATTTATACAACAAAACTTGATGATATATTAAAGCTTTTAGAAGACAGACAGAACAAGCTGTTAAAGGACAAGGAACCAGAAACAACTTCTGTTGGAATGAAGTTTTATGAACCAGAAGAGAAAACCTTTACACTAAACCAAAAACAATTTTCTGATATAATAAATGCTATTAATTTAAGCAGTCAAACACAGAAAAAAGTATTAGATGAAATATTGGACGTAGAAAAGGAAAGAAATACATCATCAAAAGATTTAGATTATTCTAAACCATCAGGATTTCTCGATAATCTATTGAAACTTGGAAGTATTTTATCTGCTGCTGCTCTTGGATTAGGAATTCTTGCAGAACCATTAGCTAAAATGGTTGATAGTATGTTTGGAACTAAACTTGAAACTATAGTAGAAAGAATAAAAAGCAATACTGGATTAGATCAAAGAAGATTTCTAGATATCGCAAAGTGGGCTTACTTAGGAATTAGAGGAGCAAAGAACGTAAAAAGAACAACAGGATCTTTAATGACTTCAGGAGGAAGAGAAGCTCTTCGTGAGGCAGGTGCTAAATCATTATCTAAAACAACTCCTAGATGGAAAGCTATAGGAAGAATGGTTACAGGAAAAGCAAAAGAAGAAGCTGTTATTGCTGAAGAATCTGCTGCTGCTGCTACAAGAGCTAGTAGTGCTGTAAAGGCTACTGGTGCTGTAGGAGAAACGGCAGTAAAAGCTAGTAAAACAGCTGGATTATTAAGTAAAATAACTAGTCCTGCTACTACATCTTTACTTCGTGGAATTACAGGAGGATTTTTAAGAAAGATACCTATTTTAGGTGGTCTTATAGATTTAGGAATAGCAATGGATTCTTTTAGTAAGGGAGATACAACAGGTGGTATTATAAGTGTTTTATCAGCTGCTACAAATCTTTTATATCTATTAGGTCCAGAAATGGCAGTAGTTGCTATTCCAATTCAAATGGGATTATCTGCTCTTGATTGGTTCTTAACAAGTCAAGCAGGAGGAGACATTAAACAAAAACAAAATGTAATTCCTAATATGATTAGTGGTTTTTTTGGAGGATCTAAAAAACCTAAAACAGAAAAACCTGATATGAAACCAAAGGCAAAGGAAATTTCTGTGACATCAGAAGAAAATAAACAAATAGCTTCTCAAATATCTTCACAAGAAACTGAAGAAGTTATTGAAATGGGACCAGAAGGATCTAGAGTTATCACCAGACCTAAACTAATAAATCCAGAGAATGAAAAAAATTATAGGATTTTAAAACCAATATCAGAACCTACTTCTCCTACTGTAAGGGATATAGCTTCTGTTCCACAACCTACTTTCTCTAGTACAGTTTCTTTAGATAATCAATCATTAGAAAAATTATCTTCTATGCTATCTAAAATGACTCCATCACCTGTAACTTCTGTAAATATTGGAGGTGGTGGAGGTGGATCACAAGTAGCATTAAGTAGTGAAAGAGATGGTATCTATGAAGGAAGAAGAAGAAGAAAACCTCTTCATATCTGGGATACAACTAATCCTTCTACCTATTAATATATGAACGGAAAAACTACATCACTTTATAAAATAGAACCTAAAACAGAAACTGCTCTTTTTGGTATTAATTTTGATTATCCAAAAATAACACCAGCAGGTGATTCTGGATTCGGTGGTAATATTGATATTTTAAATAAATTTAGATGGAAAACTAATGATGGTTTAACTGATGAAGTTCCTTATGTAATATTAATGGAATATGAACTTCCTTATGGAATGTGGACTTCTAGATTAACTAATATACTTGATTCTGTAAAATCTGCTTTATATTCAGGGGATTCTGATCCTTATATAAAATTATATACAGGAACAGCTACAGGATTCTCATATGTTCTGCCATATCTATTAAAAAATGGAGATAGTGTAAGAGGAAGTGGTGTAAAAAATGCATGGAAGGAAGTTGATATAACACAATCAGTAGGAAAAGTTCCTTTAGTAGGTAGAGATTTAGCTGGTATAGGTAAGAGTATTTCAGATACTTTGCAAGTAGTGGGAGAAACCTTTTCACCCGGCTATGGTACTGAAAAAATAATGAATTATTCCAGTACTGAAAGAAAATCTATAACAATAACATTTCCTTTGTACAATACCGTTGATGAAGGAGAAGCTATTAATAATTTTGATTTTGTAAATCTTTTTGCTTTGCAAAATTTAAAAACAAGAACTAGTTGGCTTACCTTTGTTCCTCCTAAATTATATGTAGTAGAAGGAGTGGGTCTTGGTGGAATATATATGCCAGCATGTTATGTTTCTAATTATGATTTCAAAGCAATAGGAACAACAAGATATGTAAAAGCATATGGTAATAGTGGAAAAGATTATTTAATTCCAGAAGCGTATAAAGTATCTATAACACTAACAGAACTTGTTCCTGAAAGTAGTAACATAATGTGGGGAGCATTAGGAGGTCCAAAGGTTCAAATAATAAATAGTCCTGCTTCTGTAGAACAAACAAGAGCTACTATAAGTGTGAGAGAAAATAATATCATACAGCCGGGTAATTTAGTTGCTTAATATTATGAAACAAAGTGAATATCCAGATCTACCAGTAATTTCTTCATATAGATATGAAAATTTTTTTAATGTCTATACAGATGGAAATGATTTCAAATTTTACAATTTGTTAAGATCTATTAACCTTTTTCCTGCTAATAATTCAGAAGTAGAAGATGTTTATAATACCACATTTAATGATACATGGCATTTAATATCATACAAGTATTATAATACTATAGATCTTTGGTGGTTAGTATGTGCATATAATGAAATACAAAATCCTGTAAAAATGCCTGAACCCGGTACTCAGATAAAACTATTAAAATCTAACTATGTTTCAGATATCATTTCTGAGTTAAACAAGCAGATTAAGCAATAGATAAAATTTGGTACATTCATAAGTACCTATTAAACAATGGCAAAGAAGAAAGAACAGGAAAGTAATTCTTTAGATGAGTTAACTATGGATGATATTTTGGTAGATGGAAAATTCTATCAAGGCAATGAGAATATCCTTCGTAAGGATGCTACATTTAAATGGACAGAAGAGATGTTGGCAGAGCTTAAACTCTGTGCCAAGAGTATTCTTCATTTTGCAGAAAACCATTTCTATATTATTACCGAAGACGGTAAAAGAAAGATTGAATTATACAAATATCAAAAAAGACTTTTAAAGGCTTTTAAATCTAATAGATTCAATGTAATCCTATCTAGCCGTCAAAGTGGTAAGGCATTGGCTTTGAATACGCCCATACCAACACCTAATGGTTATGTTATGATGGGTGATCTTAAAGACGGAGATCAAATATTTGGATCAGATGGTAATATATATAACATAAAAAAAGCACACGAAATTCTTAATCATAGAGAATGTTATAAACTAACATTTGATAACGGGGAATCTATAGTTGCAGATGCTGAACACCTTTGGTTTACGCAGACAAAAAAAGATAGAAAAAGAAAATATAATAGAGAAGGTAGCGTAAAAACTACCAAAGAAATTTTTAATAGTTTATTTTATACTTCCAATAACGAGCCTAATCATAGAATACCTATGTGTTTGAATGGTATAGAGTTTGAAGAAAAAAATCTACCAATATCTCCATATATTCTTGGACTTTGGTTAGGGGACGGTGCAACTGATGGCTCAAGAATAACTGTTGGTAAAAGAGATATAAAATATATTATTGATATTTTAGAAAAAAATCAAGAATTCAAAATTATAAAAGTTCAAGAAGATAAAAATAGTGTTTTTGCTATAAATTTAACAAATGAAGAGAGAAAAAAAGATTCTTTACACACAAAATTAAGATTAAATGCTTTATTGGGAAATAAACACATCCCAGAATTATATCTATTATCTTCTAGAGAGCAAAGATTAGAATTATTAAAAGGATTGATGGATTCTGATGGTTATATAACACCTAAAGGTCATGCATATTTTTATAATACCAATTTAAAATTGGTCAAACAAGTTCAATCTCTTATAACTAGTTTAGGATATAAAGCCTTTTATAAAGAGAAAATAGCAAAAATAAATGGAGTGGAGTGTGGTCTTGTTGGAAGTGTTTACTTTAAACCAAGAGAATTTGTTGTTAAATTACCATTTAAAGTAGATAGATTAAAAGATAATTTAAGCATTGTATCAGAATCAAATAGAAACCAATATCATTATATTAAAAATATAGAAAAAACAGAAAGTGTTCCTGTTAGGTGTATAACCGTTGATAGTCCAAATTCTCTATATCTTTGTGGTAGAAACTTCATACCAACTCATAATACAACTACAATTACCATTTACGCTCTTTGGTTGGTGTGTTTCCAATCAGACAAGAGAATTACTATTGTAGCTAACAAGGAATCAACTGCAAAGGAAATCTTTGCTAGAATCAAGATGGCATATGAACAGCTTCCGATTTACATGAAGCCAAATATTAAGTCTTGGAGAAAAGATGGCTTTGTTCTTGGTAATGATTCTGCAATTACTATTAGTACAACATCATCATCTGGTCCTCGTGGTACTACCAGTAATCTTCTCATCATTGATGAGATGGCTCATTGTCCTGATGATCTCATGAGAGAACTTTGGAAATCTGCTATTCCTATTATTTCTTCGATGAAGAAATCACAGGTTGTAGTCATTAGTACTCCTAATGGTAAGAATAATAAATTTTATGATCTTTATGAGGATAGTAAGAAGGAAGGAAGTGAGTGGAATCTAGAAGTTGTTAACTATTGGGATGTACCGGGTCGTGATGAGGAGTGGGTAAAAAAGACAATGGCAATGATGGGATCAAAAGATGATTTTGATCAGGAATATTGTAATGTTTTCCATGATCCTAATAAAAGTGTGATTGATGAAGAGTATCTTACTAAATTAAAAGGTGAATGCCCAGAACCAGTTTTAGTATTGGAAGATGGTGCTTACAAGATATTTGAGCTTCCAAATCCAGATAGTTTTTATGTTATAGGTGTTGACGTTGGTGAAGGTATAGGAAGAACAAATACTGTTGCTCAAATTTTAGATGTTTCTAATCTACAAAATATTAAACAAGTAGCTATATTTGCTTCTAATAATATAAATCCATTTCATTTTGGAACACGACTAATGGGTGTTCTTCAGGATTGGGGAAGACCTCCTATCTTGGTTGAAAATAATAACAACGGACAGCAAATTTTGGACGTTCTTTGCCAGACTCATAACTATGAGAATGTAGTATCATATCACTTTGAAGGTTTTAGTAAGCACTATAATAATACTCATAGATACGGTATACATAATCATACTAATACTAGATATAAAGGTATAACAAACTTTAGATATTGGGTCAATAGTTTAAAAGCTGTTAAGCTCAATGACATGGATACTATCTTAGAGATAAACAGTTTTGTTCGTCTTCCAAATTATACATATACAAAGAAAAATGAAAAGGATCTTGATGATCGTGTATTTGGTCTTATATGGGCATTATTCATTCTTGATCCTTCCTTGGTAGCTAGATACTTTACAATACAAGAATTAGACGATCAAGGTCGCCCAATGAAAATTTTTCCTCTTAGTGATAATAAGGATCTTATAAAGAATAGTCCATTACTAATAGGAGGTGGTGCTAGTATAGTAAAGAAACCTTCGGTTAATACTCCTTATTCTCATGTAGGTGGAATGGATATGGCTACTGGATTTGACCTTTTCTCTGATGACAGAGCAAATTTACTAAGATGGATGTTAGAAACAGAGGAAGCTGATAGGATGTTACCTCCACAAATTGATGATAATTCGGATAAGTCTTCTATGGACACTTATCATCCAACTATAATATTTTAACTATGAATCAAGCCGTTTTAAATAGATCTAGAAGCGATAAATTTGCATTTGTTTTAGAGTTGCCTAAAGCACTAAAACAACAACAAGATGTCGTTTTACAGAAGGAATATAATGCAGATAGTGTACAATTTACTACCTATGGATCACCAGTTCCTACAATTAATATACCTGAAATAAAGGTTCCTTTTGGAGGACAGGTTTATAATACTTCTAGTATTTCTCGTCCAGCATATCCACCAATATCACTTAAATTTTTAGTAGATAATGGTTATCAAAACTATTGGATTTTATGGAAATGGTTGAATCTTTTTAATGATAATAAAGAAGGAACAACCAATTTAAATTCTCCTTTAAATTCAAGAAAAGATGATATTATTTTAACTAATCCTATTACTGAATATGCTGCTAATTTTAGCTTATTTGGTTTAGATGAATTTAATAATCGAATTATATCATTCAATTATACACAGGCATTTATAACAGGATTAAGTCCAATTGAATTTTCATTCCAAAATCCTGCTGAAATCACTTGTACTGCTACATTCGTATTCAATCAATTGCAAATAAATCTTATTAAAGATATTAATGTATCTTCTTGTTAATTATGGCTGAGTTTAATGTTCCATATAAACCAGTTTTTCAGAATCCTATTAGCCCTAATAAAGGACAATCGGATACTCCTAGTAATGATTCTACTGCTGGAACAAATATTGATCAAAGATTTATACACCAAATCAGAGATCAGCTTTTCCATATAGAAATATGGATGTATAATCAGTTAGATAAATTCGATCCATTTCCTATACCTTTTTTCTTTGTTGAGGGATTATGTATAGAAGAAACATTAATGAATTGGATAACAAAAGGTTGGTTAGTGTTATCTAATGACTATGAAATTATAGAAAGAGGTTCTTTATCATTTAAAAATGATAAAACTTTTATAGAACAAATAAAAGCACCTTTCATGTTTAGATCCGATGGTAGAAATAAAATATCAATAAAGATAAAACCAATCAATACATCTAATAATAGTATAAATGATGACTTACCTAAAGAACAGTGGGAAATGCAATACGATTTTGTTATCTATGATATAGAAGATCTTCCTACTGAGACAGCTGCTAGAAAACTTAGAAAATTTTATTTTTGGGAAGAAAGATATCAAATATTCTTAGAAAGAAATATTGAATGGTCTACTGCAAAATATGCAAAAGGATCTTATGATATTGAAAGAACACTTCCTGTAGGAGGTTTACAAGAAACTAGTAATAAAGGAGAAAATGTACACGGAGCTATTGAATCTATTATAAGAGCAGCTGCTTCTCATACATCAGATCCATTTTTTCCTGATATAAAAATAGGAAGTAAAGAAGGACCAAAGGGAATAGACAATCCTTATTTCCCTTTAGATAACTTTGATAAAGAAAATTGGGATGCAGGTTCTCCTGATAGTAGAGTATTTTATACTTCTCCTGCTAATAGTTGTGTATTAAAAGATTTGAGTTATGTAATGGGTTCATTAAAGGCTTCTGATGGAAGTCCTTTGTTCTTAACACTAGATAGATATTATAGAGATGATGGTAAGAAATGGCAATTAATTTCTATGAGTAAATTTTTCATTGATGCAAAAAAGAATCAAGTAGAAAGATTACTAATAGAAGACAATCAAGATCCTGTAGGTGCTCCTCCATATCATGCCAGAGCACCACAGGAAGAAGAAAGCACTATTAGAAATTTCCAATCAGGAATAGCTTCTAGAATATTAACATATAATTTTGCACCTATGGCTTCTACGGATGATTTAATCTTTACCAATTGTCCTGTACATACTTTTGATTTTTCTAATTCAACTTTTAATATTGGGTTTGAAGGAAATACAGTAAAAGATCTTTTAAAGAATATGAAAGAAATGGCAGATAAGGGACTTTATTCTTATAAAAATGAAAAACAATTGTTAATGAATGTTAATAAGACCAAGTATACAGGACTCATGACTTCTAATAACATGGTTACAAGGAGATTTTTTCCTAGTGATATTTCATATGTTTCTATGGCAAAAGAATTTTTATTTTTAAATCAAGCAGTTAATTTTACTGCTTATGGATTAACATTAAGAACTCCGGGCAAGTTTATTTTTATAGATCGTGCAGTTTCTACATTAGAAAGAAATCCTTTTGATGATAGATTTTTAGGACAATGGATGATGATAAAAGTAGTTCATTTATTCACAAAGGAAAAATATATGAATGATGTATTAGCAACTAAGATAGATTCATATAATAGATGGTTTGCTGAAGTAGATAAAGACGATCCTAAATATTATTAATATGAATAGAGATTCACTAAGACAAAGTTTACAGAATAATAGAATTCAAAGATTAGAGTCTTCCAATAAGCCAAATATGCCATCTATATCTACGATGGCATCTAATGCCGCACAAGCAGTTGTTAGAAATGTACAAAGTGTTGCTGCTGGAAATGATCTAAGACTATCCTCTGATGAGGCAAATGCTCGTCTTTCTGTCTGTAAAGGATGTGAATTTTTTGATAAAAATCAAGAGAGGTGTGGTAAATGCGGTTGTTTCATGGCACTTAAAACATATCTCAAGGCTGAGAGATGCCCTGTAGGTAAGTGGTAACAACCTTTTCTACCTTATCATTGATATAGACACAATAATCTGTCATATCTTTAAAATTAGGAATTTCAAAGACAAAATCTGCTTCTTCCTTTAGTAGAATATTGTTTTTTTCTTCGAATTCATTGGCTGGTTTTATTCCATTTCGCTCCAAGAATATAAGAATTCCTTTCTTTTCATTTTTTAACCAGTATAATTCATCCTTTTCAAACTCTGCATACCTAATATCTGGAATAATAGGAACAAAATTCTTTGCAAATTGTTTATTTTTGTTCAATGTTTCAATAAAATAGCGTCCTTCGGTCTGATTCCTCATATAACGTCCATATTCGACCATTAAAGGGCGTAGAAGCGTCTTTTGTAGGTATTCTGTTGGATCTACCTCAACATCCAATTTCTTTAAAATAAGCTCTTTTAAGTCCTTTCTAATGACATCACCTGCTATAGAACACCTCTTAGCCTTTATTTTATTCTGACTTTTAAGCTCAAAATACATACTTAAACAAGAACAAAAGGTATCTTTACCTACTAAAGCGGCTCCAGATATCCCAATTGGTGGATAGTAAATTGGTGTTTTAGGCATAAGTTATTATAGTAACATATTATGGCAACAAATCAAACAAATTCTGGTGAGTTAAAAAAACTTGAATTGGCTTGTGGTATAACATTGGATACTACACCTAATTTAAAAGATTTTTATTGCATGGGTGATAGAAATCATTATGCGGCTAATTTAGATATGTTGGTTAATGGTTTTAATTCTATAGGACATCAATGGATTGTAGAAGCAGGAGATCCTTATATAATAACACCGGGTGATACAGGAACATATGTTAACTTTGTTAAATGGCTTAATGCTAATAAAATTTTAGAAGCATGTCAAAAACTTACACCAGCAGGACAAAGAGGTGAATTGGTTACTGGTGGATTATTAGGTATAAATCTGATTTCTACTTCTATGATGACAAGGAATCCTATAACAGGACCAGGTCAAAATACTCACAATTTAACCGTAAATGCTTTAAACAGTATTGATCCAAATATGGTTACAAAAATAGAAAATGTTTGTAATATAATCCGTACAAGATCATATTTAAGTTTACCTGCTGCTGGATTTGGAAGTTTACAAAGCTTACTTTATAAAGCACAAGGAGCAGTTCAAGGGCTTGCTCAATATCTATATAATATATATCATGGAGTTCTTGCAATGATGCAAAAATTTGCAAGAATGATTAATGGTATTATTCAATCATTAAATCAAATTATTTATGATTATATAAATCAACATATATTACCTTTAGATTTGATATGTGCTATATTAGGTGCTTTTCAATCATTAGTAGATGATGTTGCATTTTTTGCTCAATTATTTGATGGTGGAGATGCGGTATTTAATGCTATTAATGCTGTTCAAACTGGAATTAACTATGCTGTACAAGGGTTGAATTATATTGCTAATCCAATTTCTCTTGCTGGTTTAATTCCGGGTATAAATGATGTTTTCACAGCTTTAAATGAATTATCAAGTGATCCTGAAGCATTCATGGGTCATTTGATTACTCATTTTAATCTTACTGCTGGTCAAAATAATAAAGCAATACAAATAGCAAATGCTATTTTATTACGTTATGGGTTAGAAGGACAGCTTGGTCCTTTAGGTCCGTTATTATTAAGTCAAGGTGTTGCAGGAAATAGTAGTGATTGGTATAAAACAGGAAATACTGGAACAGGAAATTTTGGAAATCTTGCTACTGGAAATGTTACTCCAAATCAAGGTTATTTTGATCCAGATAATCCATTAGAATTCTTAGATGTTAATTCTAATCAATATTTTAATGCTGCTAAAACTAATTTGGCAGATTTTACAGATAATGCTAAAGCAATACCCGGAGCATTTTCTACATTCATAGCAAATCCTTTAAAGTAATATTATGGAACCTGTTTATGGAATACATTTAGGATTAGTAGTTAGTAGTTCAACAGATCCAGAAAATAGAAATAGAGTTCAAGTATGGATTCCTTATCTTACCAATACACTTTATAAATCATTAAATTCAAAATTAACAGATTTAACATTTAAAGGACCAGAAGATTTAAATTTAAAAGATCCTTTAATTTTACAAACCTTACAAAAAATACTACCTTGGGCAGAATATGCTGCTCCTTTACTAGGTGGTTCTAGTGGTGTATTCAATACTTCTACAGGAAAAACAGCAACAAATGCAGGTTCTACTATACAACAATATAAGAATCCTGATATAACTTTAACAAATATAACATTTAATTTTAATCATCAAGGAGATAAACTAGCAGACACTAAAATACAAAACGGAGCAGGATTTGAAGCAGGTACTGCTTCTCCATTTACTGGTACAGCAGGAGGAATAGGAAATAATTGGGCAGGTTCCTTGCCTAAATTACAAGCAATCTTACCACAAAATCAAACATATGACCCTTCTAGCCAAAAAAGAGATAGACAAAACACATCTTCTGGTTTTATATCAGATCATTATGCTGGAAATTCATCTGCATATGCTGTAGATTTAGGATTGAATTCACAATTCAAAAATAGTACACAAGCTGCAACACAAACTGCAATAGATACTGTAAATAACATTAGAACAGCAAATGGACAAACTCCTATAACATCTTGGAGTCAAGTTCCTAATGGAGTTTATAATGGAACTACTCCAGATGGATTTAGAGTGCAAGTATTATGGCAAACAAATGTAGGAGGAAATCATTTTGATCATGTTCATGTAGGTGTTAAAAATATAGGAAGTGGAAATACAAATTCATATGAAACTACTTCCGTAAAAACTCCCACAGAAAAAAGCTCTGGACCTAATCCAGTTCCTATAATAGATAGATCTGCTGTTGTAGGATCGGTTCCTACTAATATAGGAACACCAGGATCAGCAGTTGGTTCTTTTTCTACACCTAATGCAGGATCAAAAGTTTGGGTATTCTTCTTAGGAGGAGATATTCAGCGTCCAGTATATTTTGCTCAATCACCAAATCCTAGTGATATAGCTGCTTTGACTTCTTAATAATTAAAATAAATAAAATATATGCCATTTTCAAACGAAACTAGTACTAATGCTCAAAAATCTACAACTGCTGTACAAGGACCAGAAAGCGGTGTTCAATTTGTAGAAAACAAATCAGTAGATCCAAACGGATCACAACTTCTTACTGATAGATGTTTTGCAGCCATACAAAACTCTTGGAAATCATTAGTTAAAATTTTTCAAGGTAATGTTTTTATAAAAGGACATGGTAATGTTAGTATAAATGCTGGACATGATGTTCATGTAACTGCTCAAAATAAACAAGAAACTACATATGGTTCCAATAATACATATAATAGAGGTGGTGGAAATACTGTAAAGGGTGAATTAAGCAAAGAACATAGTAAACAAGTAGACGAATATACACAACACTTAGAATCCATTGATAAAGCAAAAATGGATGCAATGAAAGCAACAAAAGCAGAAAAAGTTGTATGCGCTAATTGTAATCAAGTTCACTTGGTGGATGATAAAAGTGATAATTGGAGTATTATTTTAGATGAAGTAAGAAAAAAGATAGATGGGATGCCGTATCTACAAGGTCCTTTTTCTGTTTTAAGATGGTTGGTTCAAAAGGTTTATGTAGCATTACATGGCACTAAAAGTAATATAGATCTTAATATGGGAAAAGGGTGCGGACCCGGATGTGATGCTGGACTTAGAGACGGATTATCTTTAAAATTTCAAGCTGGTGAGGAGGCTGCTAAGAAAGAAATGGAAAGATTGTCCGAAACAATGAATAAACTTACAGCAAATATGCCTAGTAATTCTTCTGGTGCAGAAGTACATGCACTAGGATATGCTTTTGTATTTGGACAACCATCTGTTCCTAAAAATGTTCCATATCAGAATCATGGTGATTATCATCAATTAGCAATGAATCTTAGAGTTTCTGATGCTCTTAGAAATAAATTAAGAGTAACAACAGAAGGAAATTGCAAAAGAATAGTTTATCACCCACCCGAAAGTTCACCTTTTGGTAATTTATTAATTAATATACAAAATAATTTTAAAATTACATCAGGTAATAATGGTATGGATTTTATTTCTACTGGAGAAATTGCAATAAAAGGAGGTTCTGTTCATATTAATGGAAGTCAGGGAGAAGTTTCTTTAACCTCTGGAAATCTTACTACTATTGGTGGTGCAAACGTTTTAATATCTGCTGATAATAAATCAGGAGAATCGGGTGTCCATATAGATTCTAAACGCACTTATATAGGAGGTTCATTTAACGTAAACGGAGATTCTGCAATGTTAGGTTCATTAAGAGTCGATGGTGCTTTATCTGTAGATTATATTAATTGTCCTACTATGGCTGCGCCATCAACTATAAATGGTAATGATAATTTTGTAACTCATCATTCAAATTGGCAATATGTAGCAGGTGGTCTAAATGGTGCTAATCTTGCTTTAAAATTGGGAACAAAATTTGCATTACAACCTTGGATGTTAATGTTACCAACTGGTATATTAGAATTGTTTTTAGAACATTACAACATTGCAATGATGTCTCTTCCTATAGAAATTCTTCCTACTGGTGTATTTTGGGGCTATAGTTGGGGAGTAGGAGTAGGAACCTGTGCTGGTTGGATTTGGAATTATCCACACAATCATACAAGAACACCTGAAGAACATGGACATGAAACACCAGTTCCTAATGGAGGATATTGGAGAAAATCATCTGGAGCAGGACAAGCAAATACTGCTGGTAATCCTGCACCTACTCCTATACCAACAAGCGGTACATATCCAAAACCCGGACCTAGAACGTGGGGAGGTGGTTGTGGTGGTGGTGGTTTATATTCTAAGGTTCGTAATCAAAAATACGGAATCAATAGTGATGATGCATTTAACGGAGGAAATTATGTAACAACTACTGTAGTTAGAAATGCGGATGGTTCTATATACCCAACACCTGATTTAACTTATAGATATGTTAAAGACAATGGTTCTAATGCCACTGTAGATACTAATACAGGTACTGTATCATATCCTCTCACAGGTATTAACTGTTAAGAAGATTGATTGAAAATCATAGGAGTACTTTTTAATAAAGCTAAAAAGTCTTTAGGCTCATCAGTAGTATCTATGATATTATTATCGTTTACATCACTTTCTGTTAAAGGAATTTGTAAAGAAGATGAAATATAATTCTTTTGATCATAGAAATATTTAAAATATACATTAGAACTATTTGCTTTTTTTAACTTTATTACAAATTGATTAACAAAAAGCATATCATATAAAATAGCAGTCCATCCATTGTTTAAATAATTAACATTTAAAAAATTAACAAAAGCATCTGCTTCTGCTATTAATGCATTATTGAAAGATGTTTTAGTAAATTCTTCAACTTCTTTAGGTTTAATAACTTCAATATTAACTCCGGGTTTACAATTAACAGAAGCCTTTACAATAGGATTTCCATCACTATCACATATATAGTTATTAATAATTTGACAACCTCCTGCATCTACTACTTCTTGATATGCTAATTGACGAGGAAGAAATGTATCAAACATAGCTTTTGTTGCTACATTTAAAGGATATCTAGGATCTCCTGATCCTTTAAAATTATCAGGATCAAATGGATATGTTGGAATATCTATAGGATTATTTCTAACCCATCCATCCCATGAATCATTTCCTGCTGCATTTGCCATATCAGATACAAATTGTTTGGCATTAAATTTAAGAGGATCTGCTGTAGCAGAGGGCCAACTTGTTGATAAATTATTCATATAATTAATTATCCTCCTCGTCTATATCTAGGAAGTTTTCATGCTGCTGCTTAAGGAATATTGTCTTAAGAAATTCCATCATAGCATCACGATCTTTGGCATTTTTAAAGTGCTGAATTATGGTTCTATCTCCTTGTGTACTATATCCAAAAAGAATATAAGCATCCAGATATTCAGTTATAATTGACTTCAGAATATTTAAATCCCTCATGACAATCTTATTGTCTTGATAATTTTTCTTAAGCCAAATATCTAAAGCCTTTTCTAGCTCTAGGTTATTAAGAGAAGAAAATACCTTTTCCCTAATCTCCCCTAAAGAAGGTTCTTCTATAGGAGCTTGTAATCCTGTGGAGGATAGAGAAGGGACAGAAGTATTTTTCTTTATTGTTCTTTTTTTAGGCTCCGACATAAGTTGAGGCTTTGTTATTAATGCCAAACTTAACAAGGTATTCAATAACAACCTCAATGGAGCTAGTCTTGATCTTAAAACGATCTGGAATGAACTGTCCTCCGTCATGCAGTTCGAAGTATTCCTCACCCATTTCATTATGATTATTATAACAAGTGATGATTACCGATGCTACATTAGGATCTACTACTACAGTCCAACTACGAGGATCTGTATAAGCATATTCACCGAATAGTTTATCTACTACATAACCGCTGTCACGAAGACGCTTAATAAAGTAGCTGCATGTTGTTATTTTATTCTTTGACATATCGTTTTTATTTATTGAAATGTTTTTATTTTACAAGTGCAGAAACAATATACTTTAATTCAACATCACTATCATCTTTATTCTGAAATACAAATACTTTATACTGATTATTGATCTTTACCTTTACATCATTGCGACATGTAGCAAGATTCTTGAATACTTCAGTATTAATAGGAAGTGCTTCAGGAATTGGTTGACCATCAAATTCTTCAGATATTTTTAAAGTAATATTATCAACATTCTGTAGTGTATGATCATTAATTTCAGCACATATTCTTCCTTCACTGGTATAGAAATAAATCTTAGTAAGATCGGATGCAAATGCATATCCAGCCATGATTTGTTTGAGTTTTGCAGTTGTTATAGAAAATTCTGTATCAAAGTTTAATTGTGCAATTTTACTGATATTAACAGGACATTCCCTAACAACAGTATCATCAACAAGATGATATTTAAAATGAGTATTTTCATTATCAGGAGCTTTATTAAGACACTTGATGTTATTATGATTTAATTCTATAGAAAATTCACCATTGTCACCCAAGCATTCAAGACCAGATAAAAGCTTCTTGATACTAATAATGTTCAGTCTGATAGGCTTTTCAATCTTAAGAGGAAGTTTAATCCTAGCATATAAGATTACTGTATTATCAGGTGATGAACAGATAGTATAAAGACCTTCTGTATCAGTCTTTAATACACAACTCTCTGAGAGTCTGTTTACAGGCTTCAAAAGCTTTTCTAAAAAAACCTTTGGGATAGGGATTAATTCACTCATATTTGGTTAGTTTGCTATTTTGAAGTAATTTTAGCATACCAGCCAATGTTTTGTCGATATTTTTTAGAGAATTTCTGATACTATCCACATCACTGCGACTAATCAATACCTCTCCACTATCCTTTCTAATCTTTAAAGGAGCCTGTGGGTGCGCTACAGACGCAGGGAGAGGCGTTCCTACTAATGGAGCATGAGCATTGATGGGTTCTGGAATCGACTGCAAAGCCAATTCATTAACACCTTCATAAGCTTTTCTCACATCAGCAGGAACTTCTGCCTCAAAAGAAGTTTTTTGAATCTGCTGTCCAACAAGAGGAGCAACAAAATTCTGCATATTGATTTTGTTTGCACTATTATTAGAACGCTCGACAGTTAATGAATCCACACCGCTTAAGTGTGAACCAACCATTCTGGCAAGCATTGCTGCTTCAATAACTTCTTCTCTATTCTGCATTTTAGAGATCCTTCAGGATATCTTGGATTCTATCGTCCTGTGCTTGTGCTTCTGTAAGCTCTTCCTTCTCAGAAGAAACAGAAGATGTCTTGTTGACGATGGGAGCAACGTACTCCTCTTCTTCCTTATAAGAAGTAGGAACAGAAGTCTCAGAAACTTCCTCACCCAAGAAGTGAACCTTCAGCATCTTGGAGATTTCGTCTCTAGTCTTGTGTTCAAAGACACCATCAAGATCCTTTGCAGATGCATAGATCTCTTCGACATTATCAACACCTTCCAGTGCTGAAGGAGACATGAACTTAGAAGCTGTGTAGGTAGGATAACCACCTTCATTCGACTCTACCTTAATACGAAGACTGCATCCCTTCTCAGAAAGATCAAAGATCTTGGAACCAAACTCTTCAGCATCATCACCATTTATGGCTTCAGAAATAATCTTGAAGAGTTGCTTACCAAAGCGAAGAACCTTGGTCTGTCCCTGATTATCGGGATTGGTAGGATCTTTAACAACATAAGCGTTGCAAAGCCAACTTTCGTTTCTCTTCAGAGGCTTGATGCGCTCAATCTCACCTTCATTCTTGGTGTTATAAATCTTGGAACGATACTCATCAATAGGGCATCCCTCTCCATATGTATTAGGACAGAGGACAGAAACCAACTGATTAGTGATGACACTCTTCCAGATATGATGGAAATAGTGGAATAGAGTTCTCTCTGGATTCTCAAGATTTGGAATCAGACGAACTACATATGTATTTCCGATCTCAAGCTTCATGAAATCACGATAGCCAGCATTATCGGAGGTTGTCTTCTTGTTAAGAGCCTCTTTAATAGACTCGAATAGGTTGTTTGTATACTTCATAATTTAGTTTTGTTTGTTTTTGTTTGTTTTTGTTTTCTATGCTTCTAATATAATAGCTCAAACTGACGCAGTTTGCAACTCTTTTTTTAGAAATTCTTTTATTTTCTTAATAGCCTCTTTTACAAGAGTTTTTGTCTTTTCACTAGTATAGTAGCGTGTTTTATAAGAATCAATTCGATCAAAAAAGTCACCAGACCAGATTATTCTTTCCTCTTCATTCATCATTCTAAATCGATCTAGATTACCAAGACCAATCAAAGCATAAGGATTTACATTATGCTCTCTATAATGCTGCATCCATGTAGGCATTGATCTGATTTTATGGTTTAAATAGTCATCAAGCTGTATTCTATTTTTTAAACAGAACATAGCAATGTAGTGAAAACTCTCTTTGATTTTATCCAATTGCTTTTCAGGAGACTCGTCTTCTCTTTTCTTCATAGCAAGAGAATATGCTCTGATTGCTGGTCTAGTTATAAAGAATTGGATAGGGGGACAATCTTCGTCTGGATGTAGCTCTCTAGGTGCTCCAAAAAAATCATCAGGAGTTATATGAGGAAACTTTGAGAAAAATGCATTTAGTTTACGCAGTTGAACTACCAGAGTAGGACTTATGTTTGAGAAGTCCTTTCTAGGTTGATACGGTAGTCCATTACGGAAATACTTTAAGAAACAATTGTATATGTTCTTTTCTTGCTGTGAAATATTGCTCAAGGATTGTCGGAAGTTTTTTTGTTAAGTTTTGATCTGAAAATTTTCTTATAGATATTGGGTGTGCTACTAAGATAAGCCTTTATTACGTTTTGTAAATTATTTTCTCCTAAAAGTTCAAAATAAATTTTCTGTGTCTTCTTATCTTCTATCAGGAACTTTAAGAAGTTCAAGAAATTAAATTTCTTTTTTCTGGATATACAGACAAAAGAACCGAATTTAAGAGTAATATCCTCAAATTCGGATAAATCAAATACGTTTGATGGGTTTACGATTTCTTCTACTTGTTGTGTGGATGTGATGATCATAGTGGTTTTAAATTCTTTGTTATCTCCATGAATATAGGAGTTATCTTTCCTGCTGAAGCATTCGGATGTCCTCCTCCTTCACAGACTTTTTCAGCAAAAGCACCACAATCAATAGGATTTTCTTGGGTGCATTGTCTTATGGAAACTTTTTCATTCTTTACATTGATAAAGAAAAATAGGTCAGGAGAATACTTTTTAATCAGAATCTCCATAACCTGTGGAACTATACGTTCTACCATAGCCGCACAGGTTTTTTTTACCTTTCCACCGATGTTTATCTCACCATAATAGACAGGAATCTTTGATGCTTCATCAGCTGCTTCTTTTTTAATAAAGGCTATGGCTCTCTTTTGCTTATCGGTAAATGGTTTCCATCCATTATAGTAATCTTTTATGAAATCAGAGAATCTATTCTGATATTCACTCCAGAATAAAATATTCAGATCATATGAATAAGGAATCTGTAACTTATAAGAATCAAAGTCATCAATGATGGCAACAAGTGTTTTCTGTGCTTCTGTTGCTGTGATGGTTTCTTTGAATAATTTATAGGTTAAAAGTGTATTTGATGAATATTCCTTGTATAAGATTTTAGCCTTTTTAAACTTTTCTACAAAGGTTTCAGAAGATTTATGATGGTCTATGAATGTTATATGTGACTGATCAAGTTCAGGTAGAAATTCTTCCCTTAAACCCAAATCTAACACAAAAGTCTCTGATGGATTATGAGTATTTGTAATCTCCCTTTTCAGTTTTGGGATCTCCATATTAGAAATAGGAGTATACTGAAATGAGTCTTCCTGTGGTTTGCTCCACATATAAGCCAGAATACTTCCTGCTCCGTCTAGATCATTGTGAGAGAATAAATGGTGACATTTTGCCATATGGTGTACTATTTACAGAGATACTATTAATTGTCATCTGTACTATCTAAATTTTCAATTGCATTAAGAGTATCTGCTATACTATTACTTTTACCATTTTTGAACTTATCGGACACAAACATCAAAGATACGTTATCAGGATCTTTGATACTGAGAGTGGGATAATCAATCTCCAAAACAGTGTTACAATCTTTTCTACCGAATCGGTTCTTCGTGATACCAAGATGGATTATACCAGCATCAAAATCACCATCTTCAGACCAAATAGAGAATTGAGCATCAGCAGTATGAGCAAGACCCATAGATTCACTCATCGTTTCTAGACCCGGATTTGCTTCTCCATAAGCACTTCTGTTGGTTTGAGTGGCACTAATCACAGGACACTCAAAATGATATGACATGGCTCTTACATGCTCCGTAACAGCCTTAACAGACTCATATGAATTCTTACCTTTCTCAGGTGGAGCAATAAGATTTAGATAGTCGATAACAATTACATCTGGCTTGATTCCCTTTCTTACCAATTTGTCTATATATGCCTTAATATGAGCAGGAGTTACTGTCTGTGGAGGAAATTCCTTAACAATAAGCTTTGCTTCACTATGCTTTGCTTTATAGGAATTTACTTGCTTCTTAAGTGGTTCAATATTAAAAGGCAATTCCTTCTGTGCAATGTTAGAAAACAAGGAACTCATTCGCTTTGAGTAAACTTGTTCTGACATTTCCAAAGAGATCAAAACTACTGTTTTATTTTGATTAAGAATATTAGCAGCTATGTTACCCAAAAAGATAGATTTTCCTGAATTTGTCGTTCCATAGAATACATATAATGCCCTTCCATCAGAAAGGAATCCACCACCAATATGATCATCAAGCCATTTCCAACCAGTAGAAAGTGTTTTGGTAATCTTTAAGAGTTCTTTACAATGCTCATCAATATTCTCAAAGTAATCAAATCCGATATTATCAATAAGAGAAATTCCACATGCCTTTTCAAAATCTTCAAGAATCTGAGTCGTATTGATAGTTCCAGATTGGACATCGACCGATGTTTTTAGAACAGTATTATAAACTGCTTTCTCTTTCAAGAATCTTTCTGTATTCTTGAGAAGAACATCTCTGTCATAAGTTTTGTCAATATCAGCAAAACTAAGAGCAACATTTCTAAGTGCCAGTTTTCTTTCAGGTTCTACTAAATGTGCTTTAAGTTCTGTGATATTTGGTACTTTTCCATGAGCATAAAAATATTGATGAAGAGTCTCAAATACAATTCTAATGTCTTTGTTTTTAAAGTATGAAGGTTTTGCATACTCTATAATACTTTCTAGATAGATAGAATCAAAAATAGCATTATAGATCATCATCCTCTCAAAGAGGTCGAAGTCTAAAGGGAGAGTATTTTTTACCATATCAGCATATTATAGATTGCTTTGATGATATTAACAACGCTTTTATTCTTCTCTCTTAAATTTAAGCTCTGATTGGAGTTTTTCTTCTAGCTTTGGAAGAATCTTTGCCCAAGCAGCATCATCATCTTTCCAATCCTTGTAAAATCCAAGGACTTCCTCACCGACAACATAACGATGACCTTGCTTTGTAATAACACCATATCCCTCTGCCATCTCAAGAAGACCAGAATACTTTGAAATTCCAGTTCGGAAGTTCAGATACATTTCAGCCTCAAGGAAAGGAGGAACAAAGCGATTCTTGGTAGTCAATGCCCTCATGGTAAGTCCATTAACATCCTTGGAGAGAGGAGTAGTTTCGTCTGAAGCATTCTTGTTGTCAGATTTTCCCACACGCTCTTGCTTGGTTGCCATCTGAACTAGCACAGAGGACATATACAGAGGTCCAGAACCACCAGACTGACTCTTTATTAGTGTAGGATAAAGAGCACCGGGATTGTCATATGTATGATTGGTAAAGACAACAGGGCAATTAGCTTTAGCAGCAGCATGAGTAATTGCTCTAAGCATACTCTTGAGAGAGACTGCTCTTGCTCCCATGTCAGCAGAATCTTTACCGTCTTCAATAACCTTTGCCTCTCTTGCAGAAATAAGATTACCAAGAGAGTCGATTGCAATCATCACCTTTCCCTGAAGTTTATTTTCAACAACAGTCTTTAAGAATTTAACAATCTGATTACGACACTCCTCAATAATCTCAATAGGACAATGCTTAATCTTTGCAGGATCACAACCAAGACTCTCGGCAGTATCCTTGTCCAAAGCATTTTCTGTATCAAAGTAGACTACATGCATACTTTTCTTCTGAGCATTAGCCATGATCTTATTAACCATGAGAGTCTTTCCGCAAGCCTGTGGACCTGCAAAACCAATAATTCTTCCCATAGGAATTCCACCATAGAGAGAACCTGAAATAATTGCATTAAGAGCCATACAACCTGTATCAATCCACTCCTTAACGGTGGACAAGGTATTCTCATCCAAAAATTGAGCATCGGGATTAAGATCATCTAGGATCTTAAATGCATCTTTAATATCACCACTGAACTCTGTATCTTCTGTTTCGTTTTTCTTTTTAGCCATATCAATATAATAACACAAAATCCACAAAAGTCAAAGACCTTTGTGGATTTGTACTGGTTTCTTTTTTTGGATGCGATTACGAATTACTCATCAAAAAGGTTTATGATAGCTGGATTAGCTTGTGTTGCTCCAGCAGGTGTTACCTCACCAGCGGTGGGTGGTACAAAGATGTTGCTCTTGTTGAACATCTGATCATACTGAGCCTTCAGACGGAAATCAAAAGCCTCAATATCGGTCTCGGTGATGCTATTCTTCTTGAATGAGAAGATAACATCTCCACTCTTATCTGCTAAGAACTCACGGAAGAAGATAGGAAGAAGCTGAACTGACATTCTTCCACTCTGGTCTTGTGGTACTACATGGAGTACAACTGGATTCTTAACAGCCAAGACTGTTTCAGTGGTTTTACTTGCATCCTTTTCGCCTACAATCGTTCTACCGACTGTATCAAGGAATGTTACTATGGTTGTTGTTTCTGTTTCGCTCATATGTTTTATATTTTACTACAAGTTAGTTATAAGTCAACTGACTTTTTCCAATTTAATGCTTCACTAGTATTAGGAAATATATCAATTAATATATCTTTAATAGCAATAGCAATCTCTCTATGTTCTAATTGAGTATCTTCGTTTGATCTAAGATCAACATAATGTGTCCAGCTTCTAAGGTTTCCTGTCATGTACATAGTTGTTTGTGTACAAAGAGGAAGAATCATACGAGCACATTCTTTTGCTGCACCTTTCTTTATAAGTTTATCATACAATTCAGCACCAGTTACCAAATAATTTTTAAGATTTTCCAAATCATTATCACTAAGATCCATTAAATCTGCACTGGATTGTCTGTTTTTATCTGCTTGCTTCCTTACTTGGAAAGATTCAAAGTCTGTAACCTCACTATATCTCTGACTAAATTCTTGAAAGCAAAAACTTCTATGACGAAGAATCTGTGCAGCAATTGCTCTTGAGGTGACAATTTGAAACGTCAAAGAAACTTGTTCAAATGGCGACCAGTGCTTATGTTTTATAAGATAAGCAAGTAACTTTGGTGCTGTTTCGGTATTCATCTGATTAGATGGATTGGAAACTCTTGCTATGTAGCTTATAAGATCTTCAGGGGAAAGAATACCTTCGATTACTGGTTGAGTTAGACTTATTAATTTTACGTTCATACCAATATTATAAACTATTATGAGAATAAATCAATAAGATCAGTATGAACTTGCATGGTAACTTGAGGAAGATCCCATCCTATACAATCATATAATCTTTCAATCGGAGGAGTTACGCTTTTATTAAACATTTTTTCGTAATCTATCGTGAAAACATCAGAAAGTTCTTTAGGAAATTCGTCTAAGAATGCCATTGAACTAAAATTAAAAGGATTTCTAGCAGGATAAAACCATTTTATTTTAATACCACTTCCAATAGACTCATATTTTGATGTTAAATCATAATGTTTCAACATTTCATTGAAATGAATGGCTCCTTTTGAATGTACAGGAGTTCCTTTTCCAATTTTTCCATCATCTCCAATCTTTCTTTCCTGTTTTCCTAGATCTGAAATGTTACTACGGAAAGAAATATCTTGAATAGGCATACTACAAAACTTGTCATATGCCTCTTTTAAGATTTTATTGGATGCTGACTTGTCTTGAGAAAGAATCGCAAGCTCAATAACATTTTTAATCAGGCTTTTTGTGGCTTCTGAGAAAGAAGAACGCACAACTTCAACACCTACATATTTAAATGGATTTTTAGGAACAACTCCTTCTGATTCCAGAACATGCATAATGTATCTCTTCTTTTCCATGAAGACCGCAACATCACAAACAGCTTCTTGTTTGAAAATAAATCTAGGATCTATGGATTTAAGATCAATCTTTGCCCAATCAATGATTTCTTTATTAAGATAATTACCAATATCTTTAATAACCTTACGAGCTTCATCGGTTATCTTTCCGTTTTCCAATAATTTTATGTTTAGATGATTTAGAATAGGTTGGAAAGAGAAGTAAGCACTATCAGTATCACCATATTTGTAAATATCCTTCTTTTCACAAGACAATCCTTGGTTTAACGCATAGTTATATACGATTTCAGATGCTTGTTTAACGACTGATTGACCAGTTAAGGTGATACTTGCGGCATGATCAATGTCATATAAAGGAGAATAACGCTGTCCAAAGACACCATAGATGGAGTTTAGAATGAGTTTATAGACGTTTTGGATGGTATCTAGGTCTAGAATCCTCTCTTCTATCTTTTCAAGCTGAGAGGGATCTTTAATTTTCTTAGATTCCTTCTTTAATTCGATCATTTTGTTCTTTGCATCAACACGTTCCGTATAAAGACGATCAATAAACTTAGGAACAACACCTTGAAACTTCTGTGTGTACAGAACATTATACTTTGAAACAGAAAGTTGTTCCTTTTTTACAAGTCTTTGGAACTTTTCTTCTTCTAAAGTAACTATTTTGTTGTTTGAAAGTCTTAATGTATAGTTTCCATCCTCTACAAGAGTGATTTTACCTATTTTTGTCTCTGGAGAGACGTTAAGGGAGATGATTGTGTTAGGATATAGACTGTTTGCATCATAACTAACGACTGCTTTACTCAAACCACGCTCTGGTTCATGTACATATCCACCTACATAATCAGTTTCTCCTTCATCTAGCTTGAATGTAGGTATAATCATACCATCTTTTGATGCCTGATGAGCGATTGCACCAGTAATAAGTGACACTTTACCTAATGATTGCTCAAAAGGAATGAATCCTTTGTATGAAAGTGTACGAATTAGTTTGATATACTTGAGCTTTTCATCAAGTTTTACCAGCAATCTTACGTCTTGGATGTTGTAATCAACGAATTTTTTCCAATCAGTATCAGAAAGTGTTGATAAATTGGTTGCTCCGATATCAACCTTAGTCTCTCCAAGCTCATATTGACCAATATAACCCAATTTATATGACTCTCTATCACTCCTTGCAAAGGATTTATAGGCTTCCATGTAATCAATACAGCTTAATCCTCTGATATACCAGCGATTGATTACTTTTCCGAACTTATCTACACCAACATTCTCTCTATAAAAGATAGAATTAACAGGAGAAAGTCTTGCTGCATCCTCTGAACTGAGGACATTATGCAAACGAGTCATGATATATGGAATATCGAACCCACTTGAGTTCCATCCAACCAATATATCAGGTGGATCTGCTTCCCAAAACATCAAGAATCGTTGAATTAATTCTATCTCAGACTTACAATGAAAGTATTTTACATTAGAATCCGAAGGAGTATACGGCTTAAGTCCCCATGTATAGTAGGTATCATTAAGAGTATTGTAAATTGTGATGAGATTTATAGGATCTTCTGCTTTTTCTGGAACAGGAAATGATCCTGTTGAGTAGGTTTCGATATCGAAGAAGTAAACCTTAAGAGGAAACTGTCCAAAGTTTGGGTTATCTATCTCATCTTTGTATGTACTGAGAAGAAAGTCTTGGTCACAACCTATGTTATGGAACAATCTCTTTATAGGAGTCTCGTTTACAAATTTATTCCTTTCAAATTGATTCTTGAAAGTCAGTTTTCTCAATGGAGTATTGAAAATAGAGACTCCATCTGTTGCTTTGGGTGACTCTACAAACAGATGAGGCTCATAACTACTTTCAATCTTAATACGATTACCGTTTTCATCCCATGTCCAGAGATGAATTAACTGGTTTTTGCTATCGTAATATACATTTCTCCACGCCATAGAGAGTATTATACTCTCTGCTCTGGGTTATTTGCAACTAAAATCTTTGATTTAGCGTTTCTTTCTTTAGATCCCCAAGCGGTTGTGTATATTGCTTCGTATTCATCCATATGATTTTCTAACCATAGACCTTCTGTAAAGGTTCTAGCCTTTCCAGACAGATCCATATAGCGATCAAAGTCAGAAGTAATATACTCTAACTGAGAAATTAGATCCTTACCATCCTTAAACGGACATTCTGCTCCCTCATAGGTGCAAAGATCCTGATAAGCACCGGGTAATCCGAATGCTCCTGCCTCAACCATCTTGATATTGCTCTTGGATTTGTTGAATACGTTATCAACGAGAGGTGCGAATACTGCATTGGCTCCTACATCGTGAATACTTTGTGGAAGATCCATTAAAGGAGACCAATCAATGTATTCCATTTCACCATTATCAATGAATGGTTTGACTGCAAGTGGGTAGCATCCCTTCCATACAAACTTAAATTTCTTACGAGCCTTGATAATTTCTTCTACTACATGAGAGAAATCATCTTTCATCCCTGTACGATTGGTTACATCAATGTGTGTTCCAGATCCAGCATAAAGAATACGAGGACGCTTCTTATGTCTGTCATAGAGTTCTTCAACACGTTTCTTATCATAGAAACGATCAAGCCAAAACTTAGGAGGATAGTTAGGAATGACTGTAATATTTTTATTACCTGTCTTATTGATGTAGTAATCTTTCATGTACTGACAGGTGACAGTTACTTCATCCATCATTCCCATGATTTCTAAGATACTTGAAATGATATCTTGGCTTACGAATGCATCTTTACATCTATTATAGTCAGGAATATCATCCTTGAAGACGATATCATCGACTTCATAAATCAAACGATATCCCATCTGAGGCTTTGCCTTTACCAATTCTTTAATGAATGCATTCTGTACAGGTGTTGCCTGTCTTTGCATTCTGATTGCACTAATTCCTTGATAGAATCTAAGATCCAAAACCATACAAGTAAGTCCTGAAATGACTGCCTTGTTATAACTATTTAAACAAAATTCGGGCCAAATCATTCTCCAATATCCACAGCCACCGTAATCAGCATAGTAATTGATAGCTCTAGGAAGGCTCATCTCTGGCATATCAATAGGAGGAGGCTCTGGAAGTTTTACAGGATTTGCGGCTACATAACTGTAGCTAGGCATACCCAAAGGAAGATTATTAGGAGCATTTGGAATACCGCTCTTGGTTGGCTTGTATTCGTATACAATGCTCTTTGAAGTATCTACAGGAGCAGGAGTATTAGAACCTTTTATCTTAATCATATTATTTTATATTAACAAATGGTGTGTTATAAATCAAGGTGCTATGGAAGTTTTACCGTCTTTCTTCTCTAACTTAATAATTGCATCAAAGTTAGAATTAACAGCAGCCTTATTATGAGATATGATATAAACAGCCTCATCATATTTGTCGGTTCTTTCTCTTAAAATCTCAAGAATTTTGTTAACTCCCTTCTCATCTAAGGCAGAATCAAACAACTCATCATACATACTCAGATTGAAAGCAACACCTGTCTGCATTCTTAGTATATCTTGGAACATAAAGAGGATAGCAATGTCTATTCTCTTTCTTTCACCACCACTAAAATTGAAATAGGAACATTCCTTGCCTTGTGTATTGTAGATTGTTTCTTCAAACATCTCATTGAATTCACATGTACAAGGAGCATCAAGAGTTTTTAGATAGAAATTAAGCTGTGCATTCAGTACAGAAAGCATTTTCTTGACGATAAAAGTTTTAACACCTTCTTCAGATACAACAAACTTTGCAGTTTCTAAAACCAAAAGATGTTTTTGCAAATCAGAAATGTTTTTTTCCAGATTCTCTATTTTCTTTTGAGCATCTTCTATCTTTTTATCATCTTTGAACTCTTCCTTTTCTATCTCTTCGATGTTTTCTTGATACTCTTCTATTTTTTCCTCTAAGGATTTTATTTTCTGCTCATGTAAAGCAGAATTTGATATCTCATCCTTATAATCTTTGATCTCATCCTTAAGAGTTTCTATGTTATTGGTAATCTTTGAACCGAAAGCAGTTTTTTCAGATCCTATCTTCTTATTTTCATCATAGATGGGTTGGTTAATAGAAATTAACTCATCTAATTTTTTAATTTCACTTTCAATATACTGTAAATCATCTTCACAATACTGTCTGTTGCAAGTAGGGCATACATTTCCCTTATCTAATATCTTTTGCTTCTCTTTTTTAGCTTGGTTTATAGTATTATAAGCTTCGGATTTATTTTCTCCTATCTCTACTATTTCTCTGTTTGTTTCGATCAATAATTCTCTGAGCTTTTCAATCTTATCCTCATTATTCTTTATCTTTTCCTTTAAAGAAGAAATTTCAGGAATGTCTTTTTTTCTCAATGAGGCTAAATCATTTTTGGTAACATCAATTTTCTTATTAATACTCTCTATTCTTTCTGATTTGTTCTCATCAAATCCTTCCTTACTGTTTTCTAAAAACTCTAGTATTCTTTGTTCTGAAGAAAAATCTTTGGATAGGAATTCGTTTTCCTTTTTCTTTTCATTGTAGTCTGCTCTTGTCTTTAAAAGCATCTCACCAAAGATTCCAAGATTTAAAATACCTTCAACAAACTTTCTCTTATCAATCTTTTTCTGTGCCATGAAGGGCATGGTATTATTTGCCGTCATGATCACAGCATTTTGAAATACTTCTTCGTTTGCTCCTATCAGTTGCTTGATATACTCATCAGTCTTCGGCATCGTAGAAAGAGAAATATCTTCTAAAGATAAGTCTCCATACTTCTCTAAGAGAAGTTTACTAGGCTCCAATGATCTAGTTAATTTATAAGATGTGGAAACCTTGCCGTCTTCAATAGCAAATTCCAAAACTACAACAGAACCTCCTTTGCTTTGGTTGTGTACTATCTTGTCCTTTTTAATATCTCTGATAGTAGAACCAAACAAAGCCCAATAAATTGACTCTATAAGAGAGCTTTTACCAACACCATTCCTGCCACCATTGTCTTTATTCTCTCCAGTTATCAGAGAGATTCCCTTCTTAAAATCTAAAGAGACTTCTTCTTTTCCTATAGATAGGAAATTCTTGATTGAAATACTATTAAACTTAATTTTTTTCACTTTTATTAGTATATACTAAAATAAAGTAATTTCAACCTGATAGTATATCTTTATTATTCCAATAAAATTTCTCATTAGGATATGAATTAATTGTTTTAAATTCTAATTTTCTAGGTTCTCCAAACATTCCCTCTATTCCAGAATCGGTCTTAGAATATTTCTTATTGAATATAAAGTCTCTGTTATATGCAGTATAGTGCATGATTCCTGTTTTAACACCACTTGGTTTACTTCCATCATGTGCATTAATAATCCCACTCATCATTGGTTTATGAACCTTCTTACCTATCTCCTCTAGTCTCCAAAACATATCGGTATCTTCTTCTCCTATTCCTAATAATCTTTCTTCAAACCATCCTACCTTTTCTACTAATTTTCTATTAATAAAATAATGCGACCAAGAACCATTTATGGCAAATGCTTCTGTATCTTTATGGTTATCTGCTATGTTAGATAAAGATTCAAAAGAAAAATTCCTATCTATAATAACATCATCATTTAGGATTAAATTCCAATCTTTAGGGCTATTTATTAGGATTGTATTCCATAATTTAGCCAAGCTCCTGAATTCAGGAAACATAGAAACTATGCAATTAGGAGTTTCACTTGCTAGTTTCAATATTTTTTTCCTATAGTCTTCATCAATAGGTTGATTGTACTCTCCGTTAACAGCAAGTATTATAGTCCAATTACCTCTTTCTCTTATAGAAGATATTAGATTTTTAACTCTTTCAAATCTGGCTTTAAAGGTTGTTATTCCTATTGCAAAACTCATAAAACTTATTTAGCACAGCATCGAATCTTTGGATTGATGTATGATTGTTTAAAACATTTTGATAGCCATTATTTGCTATTCTTTCTCTTTCTTTATCGTTCTTGGAATAGAAGTTTATTTTTTCTATGGCATCTTCCATGCTATCGTAAAAAACAATATCCTCTCCATCGGTAAAGAGCGTGTCTAATCCTCTTTCAAAAGGAAGTCTGTCTGTCATCACCATTCTTTTACAATACATTCCTTCAAATATTCTTCTGGAAACTTCTCCGTATCTACTATTTTGAATTACAATTTTTCCTGTGCTAAGAAGATCTCTCTGTAGAATATTAAAGTCTCTTTTATTAGAGAATCTATTGCCTATTCTTGATTTAAGCTCATCTAGAAATGGTGTGTCTCCGTCTCCTCGTGTGCTTACGACATCATATGTTGGTTTGATATCAGGATTTTCTGAACCTTCTAATGCATCTGCAAAGTGTGTCCAGTAAATTGCATCTATATCTCTCTTTTTATACTCCTGTAATGAAACCAAATCAGGAGTCAGAACAAGATCAAAGTTCCATGCCTTATTAGAATTGTTACCAAAGCACTGAGGATCGTCTCCAGCTTCCATTACGGTATAGATGTCTGGAAAGTATTGCCTATCAAGTAAGGGATGATTAAAAGCTCCATAATCCATATGGAAGATTATGTCTGGTTTATATTGACCACTTTGTATATGTTGGTATAAAGCAGTCAATCCAGATATTGAATACTGTTTATTCCTGTCATATAAAGAATATATACGACCTTTTATATTTCTTCTCTTGGATTCATTAACTATGGAGAGGGGAGTAGACCATCTCTCATCAGGCATCCATGCAAAAAGAAAAGCTATGTTAAGATTATTTTCCATCTATTCTATCATGACAGAATAATCCATCACCTGTTATTACATTAAAATCTTGATTACTCCACCAAGATGTTGCTGCTGTTTCTATGTCTGTATTATCAATACAGAATTGAGGAATGATATGCTTCTTATAAAAGTCCCTTCTAAAGATACAGGGATTGTTTGTAAAGTTAGCATTGGCTGATTTGAATTTATACCATATAGGAGATTCACTTATCTTCTTACAGTATTCAGGAAAATCTAAATCGGGTGTATCTCTCCAGTGTGTACATTCTGCCAAATGAGTCATGCATCTGTGTTCTTGACCAGTAAACCAAGATGAATACAAAGGATTACCGGGATTTTTTCTATGTCTGAGTCTTGCAACATCCGCTATTTCATTGTTTATTAATTCTGTTCCTGTTTTTAAAATATCTATTACTTTCTGTTTATCTTTTTCTATGAGAAAAAAATCATCTTCCAATAAAAGAATATTATTAGATATACAATTTTCTACAAGCCATTTAAAACCAGCGGCTATCCATTTATTACTATCTGCTACATAAGTTTCTACATTAAAATCCTTGAGAACATCAACAGTCTCTTTTACTAAAGAAGAAGGATTAACATATACACTAATCTGTTTGAATTCTTCATTAATACCCTTTTCAAAAATACTGTTTAATGTATTTCTAAGAGTATTTGGAGCATTATAAGTTAAAATTCCTAAAGTTAAATCATTCATAGAGGTGTTGTAGTGATATCGTCATTATAGATATATGTATGAATGACTTTATCTATATGATACTCTGTTTTAGCCTCTTTTGCAAGTTGTTCTGCCCAAAACCAATCTTCTGAATAGTTCTTATCACTAAAAGTATATTTTTTTCCTAATTCAGATTTCCATGCACATACATGGAAAGGAACTCTGTTAATATATCCATCGGGATAATACTCTTCATTAATTTTATTGTTAAGAGAAAAGTTTATAACCGATACTGGTTTGTCATTTACATAGCAATATTGTTTGAACGTAACAACATCAGGATTATGTTTTATTCCTTCTAGGAGTGAATCTACATAATCATCAGATATATCATCATCATCATCTACGAATGCCATGTATCTTCCGTTAGCCATCTGAACCAATGTTTCTCTTTTGGCTCCTATACTTCTCTTCCTATTATCAAGGAAAACAAGATGCTCTACTTTTTTATCTCCTATTTGGTTTTTTATCTTCTCTATCAGTTTTTTAAGATGGGAATCTACTCTTTCGTAAACAGAAGGTGTTAATATAGAAAGCAAAGGTTTATTCAAATCAAGATCAAATTTTCTTTCTTTTCTTTTCTCGTAGGTTTCTCTGTCTATGTTAAAATAAGATTCGTTTCTAATATATAACTCATCATAATTTGTCTTTTGATAGACAGGATGTTGATGTTCAATGATGACTTTATCAGAACGATAAACCTTTTTAAGCTGAATGGAAACATCGGTGAATTCGTTGTCACACCAGAGACTGATATAATCTGGATGGTAGATATAACCAAAGTGGTCATAGTATTTTTTACCTAAAATACAAAGAGTATTGATATTGTTCTGTCCACCATCGCTATACCAGAGAACTCCATCGGTATCTCTAAAGTATTCATTCATATCCTTTCGGATAATGTCATCATATCCTTTTATTACAGGAATCATGTCATCGGATGCTAGTAAAACTATATCCCAACCATTAATTTTTTCCATATCAGCATTAATGGCTTGCATCTTTGTTTTACTATTACCAAAGAAGTATGCAATCTTATATTTCTCTTTGTATGAATCTAATCTACTTCTAATAATAAGATTGTTCATACTAGAATCATCATCATCCAATGAAATCAGAAAGGCTATCTTCGATGGATCGGTAGCCATTTCAATATATCTATTCAATACATTAAAAAACTTTTCTGGTCTTCCTCTAGTTGGAAACTTAATTAATATTTTTAAATTCTTATGCATATTTTAACCTCCTGATGGATAGTAGTAGTAAATTGGTCCTTTAATATAGACTTCTGTTTTTAATTTTCCTTTGAGTGCTTCAGAAAAAGCTTTATCTTCTTGCCAAGATTTGTCTGGAAACATTGTATCAAGTGCTATTTCTCTTTTGATAGGATTTAAATGATTAGGACAACGATAATAAATGTCATCATTTTCAAACCAATCTTGATATTGAATGGAATGTATGAACTTTTTAGGTCCAATATTCCTTAAAGTTATAATACCTTCTATACCACAACAATCAGGATTTGACTTGAGGGCTTCCAGAATTCCAAAGGTATAGAAAGGGGAAACCATATCGTCATCATCAACGAATACTACATAGTCTCCCTTTGCTGCTTGTAAGAGTTCGTTTCTTTTTTGACCAATAGATTTTGATCCATTATCACTATTAGCAAGCATTTCTACTTCACCATTAGACTGTGCTCTGAGTACTCTTGCTAAATTTTGAAATACATCTTTTCTACTGTCTACTGTAACTGTTAATATAGATAATTTTTTACTCATTTTAAAAATACATTCTCAAAGGTTTTTATGACTTTATCTGGTGTATATGCTCTGTAGGCATTATAATCAAAATCATCTACTATTTTATAGTCGAGTAGCAATTTTTCTAGGTCTTTTTGATTATTATATAATACTCCTTTATCTCCAAGCATCTCTATATGAGCCTTTTCACGAGAACCAGACCATGTAAGAACAGGTTTATTACAAGAAGAGAACTCTGCGATTGCCATTCCAAAAGTTTCTCCTCTTTCACGAGCATGTATCATGGCATTACAGGCTCCTATAAAGCTATATTTCTCCTTTAAATCTATTATAGGAGAGAAATAAATAACATTTGGATGTTTAAAGAAACCTTTTGTATTACAAAATATAAAATAGATATTTGGTTCTTTATTAACTGTATTTTTGATGGCTTCATGTACAAAATCTATGTTGAATTCATTGAAGCTTCCTATTCTACCAAATACCTTTGCATCTAATGGAATGTTATGCCTCTCTCTAAATTTATTCCCTAACTCATTAATATCAAATGTATTTTCCCTAACTATATGAGGAACAAAAGGAACACTTCCATTTGAACAGTGAGTGGACAACCATTGAGAAACAAACGCATATTTGTCTCCATGCACATGATTTGGATGTTGTGGAAAAACTGCATGAATAATATTTGTTGCCTTTTCAGAAAGATATCCTTCTGGTTCACCTGATTTTATTTGATAAACATAATCTATTTTGTTTTCTATAATATAATCTTCTAAATCTTTTATATGGGTTCCCAACTTGGTAGGAAATCGGATTTGAACAGAATTAAAAGCATCATCTACAGCTTTTTTAAAAATATCTTGAGACCAATGAGGTTCAAAGGAAGAATCAATCTTTTTATGAAAAGCCAAGAATGATTTATTACCTAGATACTTCTCATTTGCAAAGGCATAGTCTAGTAAAGCTCTGGTAGAACCTGCTACTGTAAACAATCCCTCATAGAAAAGAATATTAGCCATAAATTAAAAAATTACTGAAATGTATTTCACTCCATCTTTAACTTCCTCTGAAAAACTTTCTATCATTTCCAAGCAATTTGATAGACCATCTTTCTTGTGATAGTTTTTACCTAGTTTTCCATTGACAAATGCCCTGAATCTATCACCATTCTTTAGGTGTAGATTGTTTTCTACCTGATTTGTCAATCTATGTTGGTGGGGAACACTATAAAAACGTCCATATGGGCTTTTATAGGGCTTTAAAGACTCTTTCTCACACCTTGCATAGAGGTCATCATCTTCTTTTCCCCAACCATTGAACTCATTACTATATCCATTTACCTGTTTGTAATGTTCATTGGTGAATAAAACAACTCCACCCATGATTTTATCAGGGATATTAATATAATTAAACTGACTGCAATGACTACTCATGTGAGTAGGTAAGGCTGGATAGCTATAATCAGCAAATTCTGGCAAAAGATCGACATCATGAAAACAAATATAATCAGAATCCTTAGCAGAAGCAGCAAATCCCACATTATTAAGCAATCCTTTGTTGAAAGGTTTGTCATTTTGTTGTTCAACTACAATTATCTCAAAGTTTTCTACCTGCTTTGATACATATTCTTTTAATTTAGGTAATAAAAGTCTACGAGCAGTCTCTCTATTTCTATATGGAATAATAATTGAGAGTTTTTTTCCTTTATTGACTAGTTTTTTCCTGCTATAGTTTGTTTGAAGGTGTATTAAACACTCATGCAACTGTTGAGCAGTAGGTTCTGGTACATCTATTGTAAAATGTCCCCACTTTTTGATAAAGTACTCGGTAGATTTTGCTACATTTTTTTTATACATAGGTTTATTGGTAATAGATGAGTTGTCATTACTACCTTCTATGTCTGTTAGATACTTTTCACTGTCTAAAATATCAGGAAAGAACCAAAAACAAGGTGCTACTCCCTTTCTAGTAAGGTTATAAGCGAAATCTACATGCTCAAAGGCATTCATGTACTGTTCATCAAAGTATCCTAGCTTTTTAACAAGACTAGCATTGATATACATGAAGGCTCCTTGTGGATTATGGTAAAATCCTATCTTAACACCATCAGGTTGTTCTAATACGAACTTTAAAGTCTGTTCATTACCAGCAATTTTTTCAAAACATAGGTGATGTATACCTGTGGACTGAGCAGCTTTTATATATTGTTGAAATATACTGGTATCTTTGATTAGAATATCATCTTCAATCAAGAAGATATGCTCCACATCACGCTTTATAAGCTCAAATATAGCCTTGTTTTTTGATTTGGATACACCCAACTGCTTGTCATTGTGGATAACAACATCGCCATCTTCACTTTTTGCATAGTGATCGGTTCCATCATTTACAATAACAAGCTCATCTATCTCATTTCTTGGGATAGATGCTAAACATTTCTTATAATACTCAAAACGATTGTAGGTTGTTATTCCTACTCCTATTTTACCGTATGTCTTTTCCATATTTCTTTTAGATTCTTTAATACTTCTTCTTCAGTATGATTGGTTTCGGTTGGACCTCTACCATAAATTACTCCAAACTTATTCTTATCAACAAATCTGTCATGATTTTTGAAAAAATTATCCATGAAATCCTTTTCAGATCTTATTTTACTTTGTTGATGATCAGGAACTACGTCTTTTACACACTCATTAGCACCTTCTACATCAGCAAACCATCTAAAAGGTGGATGATAACCAGCTTTGATGATCTGATATGTATGGTCAACATGCTCTAATGCATTATAAAACTGTTCATCCATCAATCCAACTTCATTTAATGTATCTATATGATAGTAACTGAGTGCTCCTAATACATTAGGATAAAGAATAATCTTTGTTTCATCTGGATAATTAATTATTTTTCTATGAACAGGATATCCATTACCATCTGTGTTATGATTTCCATGTAAACCAAAGTTAAAATGCTTTATACCAGTAGATTTGTATGCATTTATGTATAGATTGAATACGTTTTTATCCAATATTTCTATATCATCTTCTACTAGGAAGATATGCTCACATCTACATTCAATCAAATACTTTAAGGCTTTGTTTTTAGCTACAGCAACTCCTTCTTTTCCTTTTGTCTTTATGTAATGAGTATTACCATCTTCTGTAAAGTCTATTAAATCTCTTACATTTGACTCTGATCCATCATCAACAACCACAAAGCTTGCATCATAGTTATATTCAAGAGACTTATAACTCTTTTTAAAGAATTCTGGTCTATCGCAGGTGATTAAACCTATACCTATCTTACTTGGTAATGGGTTTTGCATAATTTTTCTGTAAAGTCTCTAAGAAGGAAAGTAATTGCTCCTGTGTAATGCCAGCAGGATCGTTCTGACCGGGGATATACTTGTGATTGTGTACAAAATATCCATAGGAAAGACCTACACTACGATGCATATCAGGGAAATCTTTGAATCCGATCTTTTTAATTGGATGATATGACTTCTTCATACCTTCACCAATGGTGGGATGATAGTGACTAGGAGGATATACTCCTTTCTTTCTGAGCTTTAGGACATAATCCATCACATCCAAGTCCTTTGTGTTGAAATATCTTTCATCAAAGTAACCGTTATTGGTTACAATACTAGAAAGGATGAACATGAATTCGCTATTAAGCTCTGGAGAAGCATGTAAAGTGACTCCACTCTCTTCATCTTCCAGAGGTAAACTGTTTTTACCATCTCCCATGACAACCCAAGTACCAAAGACTTCTCCTAGTCTTATGGTATTCTCAAATATCTTTGGATCATCTACTATTTGATTTGAATGTAACAAGAAAAGATATTTGTATTCATTCAGTCTCATCTGTGACAAGAGCCAATTCCTAAGAGTAGCCATAGGAACATCACCATACTTCCTATAGTTTTCATTTACCATAATGTTATTCGTAGCAGAAGCAACAAAAACATTATGTTTTAACTCTTCTGGTATAGAAGCATAACAAACCTCAAGGTCTTCCTGTTCGTATATATCAATAATTCCTATTCCTATTTTGTCGTTCATAATGTTAATTCTTTATATGTGTTGGTTAGATACTCTATCACATCTTCTTTATGCTGAACGTCTATTGAGTTCACAAAATCTTCGATGTTTTTTTCAATATCTATTAAATTATAATCCACCTTTGAAGAATTTTCAATTAAATCTGTGTTAATTGATTTATAATCAATTCTAAAAAACTTGGGAGCAAGGTTTTGTAGTTTGGCGGTTAATAAAGTTATCTTATCATTGGTTATCTCTTCGTCTACGATAAAAGATACCATGTTGTTAGGCACATTCTCCTTTAAAAAATCAGCATCTTGCTTCTTATTTCTCAAATGACTCAGGTAAACCTTTATATGTTTAGGAGATATTTTATTTTCTATGAATTCTAACTTCTCTGATTCTATATCCAGTATATAAACACCTCTTACCTGATCAACATCACCAAAATTCTGTTGATAAGGACTTCCTACATAAACAATCTTTCCGTTTTTATATGATCTCTCATCTTTGCTGTGAAAGTGTCCAGAGATAATAAAAGATGACTTCTTTAAAAGGTTAGAAGATTCTATACCATGATCACAGACTTTAAAACTGTTCATATAGAAAGTCTGGATCTCAAAATGACCAAAACAAATATCTGCTTTTGGTATATCATCAATCTCCGTTCCCCAAGGAATAAGAGATATGGTCTTTTCACCTGCCTGTATGAGTAAAGGAGCCTTATCTACTACAACAATATTCTTCCATCCACCAAAAAGAGAAATGGAATTTACATCAGAACGATCTTTGTAATAACAATCGTGATTACCAGCTGATATAAAAATCCTAAAGTCCTTTAAGATGTCAAAGAACTCATTAGCAGTAGCAAGAGTGTTTACGGATATTTCACTTCTGTTATGAAAGATATCACCGGGTATGATGATATCGTTGATACCAGCTTTGGTATAGGTTTTAGAAACCCACTTAGCAAAATTCAATACGATATCATGCCAAGTAGAACTATCCTGACCTAATCCTATGTGAATATCAGAAAAAACTCCTATCTTTTTACTTTTTATAACACAACTCATTCGTCTTTCTTATACATCTTAGTTCTGTTATTTTTCATCATGTTGTTATAATTTTCAGAAAACATCATGTATTCATTCTGATACTTCTCATGTGTTTCATGAATATGCTTTTCCTTTTTAATTCTATTTCTGAAAGCATTAAATGCAATTCTAGTGAAATATGAAAAAGGATTAGTTCCTTTGGTATGATTATATTTCTTGGACATCAATGCTTTAAACATTCTAATGATTCCATCACCCACCATCTCTTCACGATATGAATAATTAATAAAATTAGGGGCATAACTTAGTTTATGAGCAATCTTGCTTACCATCTCTGCTAATTCATTAGAAAGAATGCCTGATTCATAATATTTCATAATCTGAGTATCAAACTCTTTAGGATCTACATAGAATTTGGTTTTATCAGCTTTCTTGCCTCTCTTTGGTTTTTCATTAACAACAACTTCTTCAATTACTTCCTCTTCAATTAGGTCTTCATCAACCTCTTCTATAAGCTGCTCTTCAGGCTCTTCCATTTCTATGTCATCTAAACATAGTGCTTCAGCCTCTTCTTGGGAGTACTCAATTTTATCTTCGTTAAGAAGTGCCTTCTTATTACGATATTTCTTTTTCTGTGTAGTCATAATTTTCTAAATTGTATAATTTCTTGCGTTCATTTAAATGGAGTATACCATACTTTGTATTATCTGCAATATCAAATATATTAGCCATTGATTTAGTAGGATGTAAACGTAATGCTCTTCCTATTGATTGCATTATTTTAATCTTAGCTTTTCCAGCAGATGCAAATATAATATTATGTAAATTGGGAATGTTAATACCTGTGCTGAATATTTTTGATATTGCTATTACGATAACATCATTTCTATCATTCATAAATGATCTTATCTTTTCTCTATCTTCAATATCAGTAGATCCTCTTATGAAATATATAGGTCTTTTATTATCACAAGTCTTTGTTAAAATTTTTTCTACTATTTCTCCATGAGCAATACGATCAACCATTATTAAACTATTATTAGTTAATTTATTTGCTAGATTACAAATAATTTGATTTCTCCTTTCGTTATTGATTAAGAAATCTAATTCATTCTCATAAGCAGAACTAGGAGTTCCAACAATTGCGGTGCTTGGTTTTGTTTGATGTTTAACTTTGAGAACTATTACTTTAAAGTTTGAAATATATGACTGATCTTTTAAAGTTTCAGTTTTCTGTTCAAAGGTTATTGGACCTAATTTACCAATTATATTCCATTGATCTATTTTAGAAGTTGGCATGGTTCCAGTAAATCCAAACTTATGAGGAGTTTGTACAAATTTTAAAACTTTGTTTATTTCATTACCTCGTTTAAGTGAATGACACTCATCTACTAATAATATTTTTACATCAGCTAATATAGAAAGATCAGTCTTCTCACTCATTAACATTTGAGTACCTGCTACTATGATTTTAGCAGAATGATCTAATTTGTTATTACCAGACCATTTTGCTACATCTTTTAGACCATAAGAGATAAAATCATTAGCAGTCTGCTCTACAAGCTGAATCGATGGAACGGTTACAAGAACCAAAGCATCAGGATCGTTTAAATTTTGTCTTATGCTTTCAATTAATCCTGCACAGATAAGAGTTTTACCACCTGCCGTAGGAATTATGGTGATTCCTCTGCCTTGTTGAATTGCGGCTATGATAGATTTCTCCTGATAATCTCTAAAAGGAAGATTCAATGTCTTCACATTAGGTTCATTAAAACCACAGGAGAATTCTCTTATCAATTCCTTTGAAACATTATATGTATAATGAGAATTTTCTATAAAACAAATAATATCACCTGTCATTCCTACTTCAAACTTTCCTCTAGGTGTTATTGAATATAAACGACTAGGAATATAAGGAACATTTTTCCTGTAAGCAGGATTTGCTATAGAAAAATGCTCTCTAATAAGATTTAGAGTATCCGAATCAGCTGTTACCTGACCTTGTGTTTTTGTTAAAGACAGTTCTATCATTATGTAGTTTCTAATTTATTAATTTCTACGATATTTTTCATATCATAGGTCATGCTTCTGAAGATAGTCTCTATTTTTTCAAAATACTCTATCAAGACTTCGGTATCTTGTATTTCTTCTTCTATCTTTAACATTTCTTCAGAACCATCTATCTTTTTATCCAAAGCAGACTTAGGAATTCCTGTTGGTAATCCTTTTTTTTCTAAAGTTTCCAATACTCCTGCTCTTAATGATTTCTTTTTTCTATTAAGAGAATTGAGTTTTCTTTTCTGATCCATCAACCTAGCAACCCACTTATGTTTAATTGCAGGAAGCATCATTTGCTTCTCTAATAAATTAATTTGGTCGATTTTTGTATCTTCCTGCAATTCTTCTTTGAATTCTTCTAAACAGACCATAAGTATCTTAAATTATACATTATGTTAAATAAATTTCAAGTATTAGTTAAAACTATTTTAGAGAATATGAATGCTGCTGGTGCTGGAGGTGCTTTTGGTACTCCACAACAGGCAGTTTATGATCCTGCAAATCCTGTAAGTGGAAATACTTATGCTCCAAATGACAATCGTAATGTTACTGGTGCATATTTTCCTGCTAAAGGAACTAAGAAAGGAACTAAGAAAGGTAAAAATAAGAATAAAAAGAAAGTAAAACCTTTGGTTATTCGTAGAACTCTTCAAAGGAAAACTTTTTAATAAATATAATATATTGATTAACAATATTGCCATTTATATCCATATGCAGTTTTTCTTTTACCTAAACATACTCTGACTATTGCTTGATATTTTGCGTTGTTATCTTTAGCTGCTTCTTTTATAGAGTTATATTCCTTTAATAAATTTCCATTTAAATCTATTTTTTTAACTTTTGTTTTATTAAAATTATGCAATTTTTTTAAATGATTTATAATTTTTATTGTTTTTTTGGGTGATTTTCTGTTTATATGTTTTCTACCAGTATTTAATTTTCTAAAATAAATCGACCATTCTTTTTTTGTTTTTTGTGGTTTTTTATTTTTAATTTTTATTTTTTTTTCTTTTTTAATTTTTATTTTATAATTAAAATCATTATTGTTTTCAAATTTAAAAATAAATTCATTTTTGTATAGTTTATTATATTCATAAAAATTGTTTCTAAAATATACATCAGAGAATTTTTCAATTTTATACATCTCAGTCATAGATGAATATCTTTTAATTAAATTACCATACAAATCTGTTTTTAGTATTGGTTTTAATATTTTTTTATATTTTCCTAATCTATGGTTTTCTTTGTTTTTTAAACTTATTTTTATCTTTTCTTCTTTTGTCATTTTTCGTTTAATTGGAGGTTTGTTTCCTCCTTTATGTAAATTTAAACCTATTTTAGAACCATTTAAAACATTTGAATTGTATTTTTTAATATAAAAAATTTCTCTTGAGTTTAGATCAATTTCATTACATTCTTCTAAAACTTCAAATTTATGGTTAATATACCCATATTTTTTAAAAGATTTAAAAATTAAACTGTTTTTATTTCTTTTTTTATAACAATCATAGTCTCTCTGAAAATATTTATAAGAATTCCATCTAGAACATATGTTTTTTGATTGTCCTATATAAATTTTATTATTTGGTGATGTTATTTTGTATATTCCCGTTATTTTTTTCATCATTGTTACTTATACATGAAACCATATTTTCGTAATATTTTTTTAAACTTTTTGGAGGACGGTTAATTCTAACATTTAAAATTCCATTATATGTATCATCTCTAAACAAAACATTATTTTCTATTTGTAATTTTAATTCTTCATATTTTAGTTGCCACTTACAGGTACATAACTTGAGTATTGTTCTTTTAAAGTTTTCCTTACCATGTTTTTTAACATCTTTTTTCAATTCTTCACTACTACCATAGTAATCTTTCCAATCTGAGTCGCATATTTTTTTTCTTTTTCTTTTAAATCCTTTCAAAGGTTTTAATTTTATTGTTTTTTTTAACATTTTACATCCCCAATAATATTTTTTTTCTTTTTGTTTTGCATTTAATCTTTCGATCAAATAGACAAAACCAAACCAATCTTCCAAATTATCAGGTATATTTTCCCATTCCATATTTGTACTTATAGGTAAATATAACAATGGCTAATACATCTTGCATCTATTGTGGTTCTTCTTCATATGGAAAACCATGTCTTTTTTCTCCTACCGAAACACATGTTCATATGGATGAACCCGGTAAGTGCATCTATTGTGGATCTCCTTATATAGGAACAGGTTGTATATGGAATCCTTATGGAAATGTTCATGTAAGAGGGCCAGAATATCTAAATAGAGCCTCTGTACAGAGTGAAAAAGCTGCTGTTTTATCATATATTTTCAATATTGCTAGTTCTCTTTTATCTGAAGAACATTCTTATACTTCTCCTTTAGATAGATTATATAAGAGAATGGCTTCTATCATTGCTTCCGTAACAGAACCTCTTCTAGAGGCACTCTGTCTTCAAGAAACACCTACCTACGGAAAGCTCTCAAAGCCAGAACTCATAAAAACTGTAGAATTTAAAAACAAATTTAAAAAACAGTTGGAAGAATTTTCTGAAACTTTAAAAGAAGCTTCTTTGGCTTTACCACAGGAAATAGTTGAAAAAACATTAATAGATGCTATAATGAATCTTGATGTTAGAAAAAACAAAGATTAAGGATTTCCTAATCTATTATATTTCACAAAGAATTATAATATTCCCAATATATGAGTATCTTCCTATACTTGCGAATACTATTATAAGAGATTTTCAAGAGTGGGATCTATTAGAAGGTAAGAAAATTACTCAAAAAGAGAAATACTTTAAATATTTCTTAGAAAAAGAACTTGACAAAATATTAGAAACGTTTATAATATTATTTAGGGACCTTAATATTAAAATTATTACAGTATATAAAGAAGTATTACTAAATTCAGAATATTCAGAATTCTTCATAAATTATGAAAACTTTAGTAAAATTGTAAAGTATAAAATAAAGAAAAAAACCAAGTACTTCAGGGAAATAAAAAATGATTCTCTATTTCTCAATACTAAAGGATATTATAAAAATATAAGAGTAGGAATACCTAGTGGAGAAGACCTTGAATTTTTTATTAAACTTAATAAATTAAAATAATGGACAAATATTCAATTTTTCATATCGATGGTGGTTGTGGTAAATCAATAGTAGGTACTTCTGTTGTTAAATCAATAAAAGCAGCATATCCTGAAAACAAATTAATCGTTGTAACAGCATATCCTGAAGTATTCCTTCATAATCCTAATGTTTTTAGAGTATATAAATTTGGAAATATTGCTTATTTTTATGATGATTACATAAAAAATAAAGATACTAAAATTTTCAGAATGGAACCTTATCATTCTGGTGATCTTCTTTACAAAAAAAAGCATTTAGCGGAAATATGGTGTGATGTTTTTAATATTCCCTGTGTAACCACAAAACCAGAAATATTTTTAACTGAAAGAGAATTAGTTTCTGTTAATAAAGAATTAAACAAACAAGGTCCAGTATTGATTATTCAATCATCAGGAGGTGCTGAAAATCAAAAATATCCTTATTCATGGTCTAGAGATTTACCTTCTAATACTGCACAAGAAATTGTTAATGAAGTTAAAGATAAGTTTAGTAAAGTCCTTCATATAAGAAGAAATAACCAATTAGAAATTAAAAATACAATTCAACTTTCTGATAATTTTAGAAATCTTTTTTGTTATATTTTCTTAGCTGATAAATTCTTATGTATGGACTCTTTTGTTCAACATGCAGCAGCAGCTTTTAATAAATCAGCTACAGTTGGATGGATTTCAAATTCACCTGTTGTATTTGGGCATGAAATTCATACTAATATAATTGCATCAGGAGAAGAATCATTCCGTCATCGTATTGATTCATATTTAGAATCTGAAGATTGGACAGGTGGAAGGCTTTATGAATGTCCTTATGATAATCTTTCTACTATTTTTAATAAACAAGATTTTATAGATTCTATTTTAGAAACAAAAAAAGAATTGCTTTTTCAAGAAAATCCAACTATAATATTCTAACATGATATTTTTTAATTCCTCAATGCCGAGAAGTATGTCAACGCTTCTCCAATGTATTCTTAATCAAAATCCAGACATAGCAGCAACTCCTACCGATCCTGTTTTGGAATATCTTTTTGGTGCTAGGTTGAATTATACAAATACACCAGAGGTTAAGGCTATGGATAAGGAGTTAGCCTTGAGAACATGGAGAGGATTTTGTTGGGGAGGATTGGAAGGATATGCAAATGCTTATTCATCCAAAGAACATCTTTGTATCAAGACAAGAGGAGGAACAATTCATTATAAATGGTTTGAGGCTTTCATGCCAGAAAAGCCAAAAATGGTTTGTATGGTTAGAAACCTTAAAAGTATTATTTCTTCAATGGAAAAAATCTATAGAAAGAATCAAGAATCCCATCAGGCAATTCAAAATCACTCTGAAATGAAAGGAACCAATACTCCAAAGCGTGTTGATGCTTGGATGGCTTCTCCACCAGTAGGAATGGCATTAGAACGCTTACAGCAGTGCTTCCTAGAAGGTATCAATAAAGAAGTTCTTTATATTAGAGCCGAAGATTTAACTTCCTATCCACAAAGAGAGATGGATAAGATTTACAAATATCTTGGATTTGAATCTTTCCAACATGATTTTGATAATGTTGAACAGAGTATTAAAGAAGATGATTCTGTTTATGGATTAACTTCTGATCTTCATACTATCAGACAAAAGGTACAACCTTTAACAAGCGATTATACACAGATTTTAGGTAATCAGGTATGTGATTGGATTGATAACACTTATTCTTGGTATCAGAAGGGATTTGGTTATATTAAATAACTAAATAATCACTTATAAAGATATTTTAGTATAAATTAATCTATAGATATATTATTATTTGTATATAATAAATATTATCAGATTAAATGCATCTCTTTACAACATATTTTAAATCTACTAATCAAGAAAGACAAAAAGAACTTGATTTTTGTATTAAAAAAAATTGCTTAAATGACATTATATCTAGAATAACTATTTTTCTAGATAGTAATACAACAGAAGATGATCTTTATAATTTGGGATTAGATTTAACAAAAATTGATTTTGTTAAAATAAATAGACTTCCAACATATAAAGATTGGCTTATTAATGGAATTAATTCAAATGAAGAGTTTTTAATTTTTTCTAATGCAGACATTTATTTTAATGAAACACTAGAGGAAATTAAAAAATACCCATTAAATGAAAAAGCAGTAATGTGTATTAGTCGTTATGAAGAAACCATAAACGGAATTGAAAAAACAAAATTTTCATTTTTTTCTCAAGATGTTTGGATAATAAAAAGAAAAAACATACCATCTATAACCTTTATAGATAATTTGAATATATCTACAGGTGTTGTTAGATGTGACAATAAATTTGCTTATTTTTTTGCATCTAATGGTTGGGATTTATATAATCCAGTAGAACATATAAAAGTCATACATAGACATGAATCAAATATAAGAACTTATGATTATTATAGTAAAGAAAATACTGGTTCTGTAGCATTTGTAGAAGAAAGTCACAATTATATGCCTTCTGAAGTTATGGTTAGAAACGCAAATGTTAATAATCTTAACTCTAATTATAGTTCTGGTGAAAATATTCCTTTTAATATTAAAACCTATATACATAGAGCTATTATTAATAGATACATTATAGCTAATGACTATGAAAGTTTAATAAAATATACACAAGAAGAAAATAGTCCCAAATTGCTTTCAATGGTAATGGAACATTTAGATAAGCATAATGATTTGAACTTTGTAGAAATATGTAAAAATGCTTTACAAAAAAATAATACAGATATTAAAAATAATTTTTTTAAACCTATTTTAAGTCATTATAAAAAACAACATTTGAGTGGTTGGGGAATTATTAATTGTGAATTAGAAAATTTTAGTACTACAACTGATGCTATAAATTTAGTAAGTTTTCTTTCTCAATCTTATACTTTATATAATAATAGAATTGAATTTAAACAAACTTTAAGCAAACCTTGGATCGGTATAGAACATCTAACTAACTATATACCAGAATATTACAATTTTGAAAATAATTCTCATAAATTATTTCAGAATATTAAAGATATTGGAGTTCTTGATACATGCAAAGGAATACTTTTTACCTCAGAAACTCAATTAAAAAATCAAATAAACAATCTTTTTTTAAATAATATAAAAAAAGATTTTATCTATCATCCTATTATTAGATGTAATTCAAGTATAGATTTTAATTTTAATTTGTTTTTAAATAATAAAAATAAGCAATTGATAAATTTGGGTTGGTATAATAGAAACTTTACAGTTTTTGAAAAATTACAAGTTCAAGATTATAAAAAAATATTTGTATTTGGAGGAAAAGATAGCAATTATAGATACAATATATTTCAAAAAGACTTGCAATACCATAATATTGATAAAGTGACAACAGAAATCGCTCCACATTTAAAGGATAATGAATTAAACGAATTATTATCCAATAATATAGTCTTTATTAATTTATATGATGCAGCAGCAAATAATGCTATTTTAGATTGTATTGAAAGATCAACACCTATAGTTGTAAACAGATTACCTGCTTGCGAAGAATATCTTGGCAAGGAATATCCTCTTTTTTATGATACTATAGATCAGGTACAAGATTTACTTTCTTTTGAAAAAATATATCTAGCTCATTCGTATTTAAAAAATATCGATAAAACAAAATTTACAATGGAGTCTTTTATTACAAAGATAAATCAATTTGTTGAATCATTATGAATAAGGTACTTTTATTAACACAAGCAAGACATGGATCTACATATTTTATAGATAATTTATTTAAAAAAGGTAATATAGAACAATTTTATATGGAGTATGAATTATTTAAAGAATTTTATTTACAAGACCAAGATGGACTTTTAGGTTTTGTAAAAAGACATTCCTTAGTAAATTTTGAATTTGAAATTATACAATTAAAAAAATTAAGAAAAACAAATGAAAAAGAATATTTTAATACAATTTTTAAAATGTTAGAAAAAAATGCAAAAGAATATAATACTAAAAACTATGGTTTTAAAATTTTTCCTTCTCATGTTTATGGAATGATAGGAAATAATAAAATAAATTTACAAGAAATAATTTCATTTGTAGATAAAATTATTATTTTAGACAGAGATGATATTGAATTTGCTTATTCATTTGCAAATGCTATTGTGACAAATAAATGGTCAATTTCTCAGAGACACGAAAAGAAAAGAGTTATTTTAAATAATGAGCAAATAAATAATATTATCAATCAAATTAAATTAAAAAAAAGATTTTTTGAAGAAGCAAAACAAATAATAAAAGAAACAAATAAAGATTGTTTATATTTACATTATAACAATTTAGGCAAGTCTTATAAAGACATTAATAAATTTTTAAATATTGATTTAAAGACTTGGATTCCTTTTGAAAAAAGGAAATATGATTATGAATCTTTTTTAAAAGATAATCCAACCTTGTTAAATTTTTTTTATAAAATATAAAATTTTTAGTTCTTATCTATAAATAAACTGGTATATAACCAATATAATTTCCATTATAATCAAAAGCAGAAACACGTTTTGAGAATGTACCAAGTGTACCAGCAGTTCCTGTACAATTAAATGCAGGATTTGTCATAGTAACTCTACCTTGTGAACTTAAGTTATTAACATAGGTATAATTTACTTGTTTAGCACTTAAACCAGAACCTAATAAGAACGTATTGTCATAGTTTGTATAGTTAGCACAACCTCCAGCTATGAAGGAACAAGAACTATTATAGATGTAATTGTTTTTTCCACTTGTAATATTTGAACTATCTACAGTACAATTATAAGCGTATATAGTATTACCATGTCCACTTATAATACTGGAATCAAGTAAAAAGCTTATAGGATACGAATAAGCAGAATTAGAATTATTATTACATAAAGTATTATTAGAACCACCAGAAATACCTAAATTGTTTATTGCACTATTTAGGTTAGCATTACATATAGTATTATAAGAACCACTAGTAATGTTTGAATTATAAAAATAACCACATGTTGCGCCTCCAGATATACTATTATGAGAGCCACCACCTATACTTAGAAAAGAACCGGGATTATAATTACCAAAACCAGAAGAGTTTATTGAATTCGACTGACCACCTACAATACTTGAATACTCTGCATTAATTGTATTACCACCACCTCCTCCGATATTAGAAGCACCAAGATAAATTGTATTACCAGCACCACCCCCGATATTAGAATTACCACCAGAAACTGTATTAGCATTTCCACCAGCTATGTTGGAATAACCACCAGAAACTGTATTAGCCTTTCCACCAGCTATGTTGGAATAACCACTAAAAACTGTATTATTTTTACCACCAGCAACATTAGAAGCACCACCACAATTAACTAAATTGCTTACACCACCTGCAATAAAAGAACAAGAAGCATTATAAATAAGATTACCATGACCACCTGCTATACTAGAATCATTTATATTTCTATTTAAACCGCATATACTATTATTACAACCGCCAACTATAGATGTATTGGAAAGAGTGCCATAGTAACGAACAGAATTAATATTATTAGAACCACCTGCTATAAATGCATTTGAAAGATTGCTATTATTATAACCACAATTACTATTACCACAACCACCTGCTATCGATGTATTTGAAAGAGTGCTGCATAAACCAATACTATTAATATTATTACAACCACCAGCTATCGATGTATTTGAAAGAGTGGAGCAGTAACCACTATTACTATTACCAGATCCACCTGCTATCGATGTATTTGAAAGAGTGGAGCAGTAGCAACCACTATTACTATTACCAGATCCACCAGCTATCGATGTATTTGAAAGAGTGGAGTAGCAACCACTATTACTATTACCACAACCACCAGCTATCGATGTATTTGAAAGAGAACTACTAGCACTACAATTGGTATTACTTGAACCACCAGCGATATTTGAATAAAATATACCTCCACCACTGCTATTACTACAACTACTCGTGCTATTATTATAGCCACTGATAATACCTGAGCTATTTATACAGCTATAACAGGATTTTATAATATTGTTACAGCCACCAGCAATATTTGAATTACAAATACAGCCATAATACGGGTATGTAAGTATTGTATTACTACTTCCCCCAGTAATATTTGAATTACAAATACTAGAATAATAAGCACTATTTGTAGCAATATTGCCACCACAAGTAGGTGTAATAATATTAGCACCTACACTAGTATTATATTGATATACAGATCCTGCAAAAGCATCACAAAGTAAATAACCAGTCGTTGCATCACAGGTTGCTACATTTGCACTACCAGTACTTGTTGCATATCCAGAGTTTGTTGCATATGTAGCACTAACAGCAGTACTAGCACTTGTTGCATATCTAGCACTAACAGCACTAACAGCAGTACTAGCACTTGTTGCATATCTAGCACTAACAGCACTAACAGCAGTACTAGCACTTGTTGCATATCTAGCACTAACAGCAGTACTAGCACTTGTTGCATATGTAGCACTAACAGCACTAACAGCAGTACTAGCACTTGTTGCATATGTAGCATTTGTAGCATTTGCAACTGTTCCATTTAAAGAATAAATTGTACCACAAACACAAAGATCGTTTGTATAGGTTGTATTTGAAGCACCAGCTGTTATGCTTGATCCAAGAATAAAGGAATTATCGGCTGTATTTATTGTATTATTATGACCACCAGCAATAAATGAACAATTAGAATTATAGATTGAATTACTATCACCACTTGCAATAGCTGAACCATTTGAAGAACCATAATAACTAGATATGGTATTATTATACCCACCAGCTATATTAGAATTATTTAAAGAACTACGATAACAACCAGATATAGTATTATGAGAACCACCAGCTATATTAGAATTTTCAAAAAATACACAATCAGCGTTACTAGTAATTTTATTATTAGAACCACCACCTATGTTTAAAGTACTTGAAACTCCCCAACTTATTGGTGAAGCAGTTATTAAATTATTTACACCGCCTACAATACTTGAATAATCTGTATTTACAATATTACCACCGCCACCACCGATATTAGAAGCACCACCAGAAACTGTATTACCACCGCCGCCACCGATATTAGAAATTTCACCAGAAACTGTATTACTACATCCTCCTCCAATATGAGAAGAATTACTGGCTGCATTATTTAAACCACCACCTATTGCTGAGTAATTTCCATAAGCATTATTATTATTACCACCAACTACATTGGCATATAATCCACCAGCTATATTAGATCCCTTTACTGGTTTAATAGAATTAGTACCAGAGCCAAAATTATAAACATTATCATTAAGCAAAGCAGATAAAGGAGTCTGATATGTGGTTCCTTGTATATTTGCTATAAGAACTGCACTACCCGATACTGTAAAATTATTAAATGGCAACTGACTAATTTTCTTTGTGGACATAAAGTTATTTATATTTATCTCAATAGGAAGGTAAATAGTCATAATCAAATGAGCAAATTCTTAAAATTAATAAATTCCGTAATAATAGAACAGGGATTAAATGAATTCCCTGAAAAGACTGATGATGCAGCAGAACCTAAATCTATGGATTCTGATATTCCTTCTGCACTTCCTGAACCTAAAGATATAGCATTAGACGTTGTAAAGTATAAAACACTTTTAAAGGCTCTCAGAGAAGCACTTTATAATTCAGCAAAAGATAATATTGAAAAACAAAGAGAGATTTCTAATATTGATGTTGATGTTGATGATGTTGAAAAGCTCAAACAAGTTGAAGACCAACTTATGGGATTTTTAGATCAGTCAGAAACTATTCCTACAACACAAGAATAACTTGATTTTATTCATTTCTTTGGTAAAATAGGGGAATGAAGAATTATTCTGTAGAAAACTTAACCGAAGATCAACTTAGATTGGTAGTCGAAGCATTATTGTTTTCTGCCTCAACTTCTGTTAATGCACGTTGGTATTCAGAAGAGGATGAATCCTTGATGAAACTTGCTTTGGATCTCAGAAAAAAATATCCAGAAGTTCTTATGAAGAATATCTTCATTCTAAAAGAAAAGGAATATCATGATCAATTCGCAGGAGATATTGTTGATTATTTCCCTGAGATCGTAGAAACCGCACCAGTTTTATGAAAATAGCCGTATCAGGTACACATTGCCAAGGAAAAAGTACTTACATAAAAGACTTTTTGAAAACATGGACTAACTATAAGACACCAGAAAAGTCTTATAGAGATTACATCAAGGAACAAAACCTTCCACATTCTAAAGAAGGAACCGAAGAGAGTCAGCAGATTATTCTCAATGCTCTTCTTGATCAGGCACAGGAATATTCAAAGAATGATAATGTCATTTTTGATCGTTGTATTCTTGATAATCTTGCCTATTCTTCTTGGCTTAATCTTAACGGAAAAGTTTCTGATAAATTCTTGGATGAATCAAGAATCCTTATCCGTGAAGCACTCAAGACTTTTGATGTAATTTTCTTTGTTCCTCTTACAAAGGTTGCACCTGTAGAATTCAAAGAAGATGATCTTCGTGACAATGATCTTGTCTACCGTGAGGAGATTGACAACATCTTTAAGGTATTTGTTCAGTCTTTCCATCAGGGAGACGGAAGAGTATTTGCTGCTGATGATGCTCCTCCTATCATTGAAATCTTTGGTAATCCTATTGAGCGTATTGAAATGACAAAGCTCTATATTACAGAAGAGGGACAGCCATATGGAGAAGACAAGAGTTTAATTTCTGACATTTATACAGGTATCTAGGATAAATATCATATATTATATATGAAATTTGATGTCTTAGCAGAAAGTATTATATCCTCCTTAGTAAACGAAGGTCGTTTAGCAAAGGCTTCTAAGTTTGCAAACATTTCTGTTGATGCAGAAAAGCTTGCAGAGAAGTTAAATGCTGGTGATTTTGAAATTCTAACAAAGGGATGGGCTGGTAATCCTAGATATGCAAGTCTTTCAGAAGACGAAATCAAGGATGTCATAAAAAACGTAGCTACTCAAATTACAGAGTATCAACCTTCTTCATACCAAGACTTAAATTCAACAATCGAAGGTGTTGTTGATAATGTTTATGCTAATAAAGGTCCAAATAGAAAGACCTATAATACCAGACTTACAAAGGCAATTGCAAATCTTATTACCCATAAAGAATATGGATTAGTTTCAATCGGTGAATCTCCAAAAACACAGGAGAATGAATACGATATCGAAGGTCTTTCACAAGTAGAATCTGCTGTTTTAGATTTTATTACACAGGCTGATGTACCAACAAACATCAAAGATGTTGAGACACAGTTTGCCAATGGAAGTGATATCGTAGATTCCTTGGTAGAAAAGGGATTTGTAAAGAGAGAAGGTGATATCTTAACCGCTCCTGACAGTGAAGAAGGTGGTAAGGTATTGGATGTTGAAGATGAGGACGAGGAAGATCCTCTAGAGGCAGAACCAGATGTTGCCAGAGCATATAGAAGTACAGTAGGAAATACAAGAAGCTACGATGATGACAATAGCGATGATACTTCTATGGGATATGTCCCATCTTGGGAGAGATAAAAAAACTTTGACATTTCAGTAGTTTTTAGTATACTGGTTTAGTGAATCAGATACCTTCAAACTATCTTTTAGAGAAGTTTTACACTTATGCAGGTGCTCCTTCTTATAATAAGTTTACAAAGGTATATTGTGGATCTTGTCCTGTCTGTAGGGAAGGAAAAAGCTGGTTAAAGAAGAAGAGATTATTCTTTTATCCTACTACCAATAGCTTTTATTGTTTTAATTGTACTAAATCATGGAATTCATATACATGGTTGTATGCTGTAACAGGAATGACCAAAGAAGAAATCCATGCAGAAGTACGTTCTGGTGATTCTTCTCGTGATATCTCACAAGAGATAAACAAAAAGAAGACGTTCAATCGTCAATCAATGCTTCTTCCTCATGATTCTATCAATTTAAATGAATTACAGCAGAGATCATATTATGGATCTAATGTATATGTTAAAGCAGCATTGGGATATATTGAAAGAAGAAAGTTAAATACGGCAGTAAATCGAAATCCAGCTTATTATATAAGCTTAACTGATAATTTTCATAGTAATAGACTTTGTATTCCTTACTATGATACGGATAAGAAGATAGTTTTTTATCAGACTCGTTCCTTGGATGGTACTGAACCTCGTTATCTAAATAAGGTAGGATGTGATAAGACTCTATTTGGTATTGAGCGAATAGATCCTAACCTAGATTATATATTCTTATTTGAAGGACCAATTGATGCAATGATGGTAAAGAATGGTGTTGCTGTAGCAGGGCTTACGTTAACCGAATCTCAAAAAAGACAACTCGCACAATTCCCTTTTCATCAAAAGATATGGGTTTTGGATAATCCTAAAATGGATAAAGCAGCTAGTGATAATACCAAAAAAATAACTATCGAAGGAGAGAAGGTATTTAGATGGCTAGACAAGCCATATAAAGACTTTAATGAATGGGCTGTGGCAGAAAATCTTAATGAAATTGACTATAATATTATTATAGAAAATTTATATTAAGCACTCTTTAGGTTTTCAGAATCTCGTAGCTTTTTTGGAGCCATGATAATGAATGAATTAAGAACTTCTTTAAGTTTCTCAATTTCACCAGCGATACGAGTGATAGAATCAGAAGCCTTACGAGTTACACCACGGAGTAAACTTCCTGCCTTGTCGTTATCAGCAAGGATTTTGTGAAGTGATTCGGTTGAAGGATCATTTAAGAATTCAGCGAATTCATTGAGCTTACCAGACCAATCCTTGATCTTCTTGATACTTTCTGTTGAAATGTTAGGATCAAGACCTTCTATATCAAAGTTTTCTTTGTCTGTTTCTGGTTCTAATGATTTATCGAAATCTGCTTTTGTAGCATCAGGAGTAAAGTCTTTAGGAGCCTTTTGTTCTTCATCAGCAATATTTTCAGATGGAATATCAGCAACTTCCTCATCAGCTTCTTTTAAGAGATGAGAATAAAAACTACGAACGAAGGGAAGATCCGCTTCAGTTAGATTTTGCTTCTTGATTATAGATTCGATGGATTCTTTCATATGTGGATTAGGAATTGGTAATATATTACTTACTAAAATTCTACTTATCTCCTTCTTTGCCTTTTTGCATACAGGAGGAATAGTTGTTTTAGGGCTTTTTAACTTGATTTTCTTCTTAGCCATGCGATAATATACTTATATTTACTCCAAAATAGTTTAAATTATATAAAATATGAATGAAGAATATAAATTTATTATTGCAACACCACATTCTAGACAAGAATTTGCAGAAAAAAGTGCCATAGCCATTACTTTAGACAAATTAGGAATAGTTGCTGAGGTTCTTTATGACAATAAAGAAGGCTTAACAAAGATTTATAACAGATATATAACCGAAGAATACAGAGGCAAAAAGCTAATTTTTGTACATGATGATGTACTCATAGAAGATTTATTCCTTATAGACAAGCTTAATCTGGCTTTTGAGAAGTTTGATGTTGTTGGATTAGCTGGAGCAAAGCAATGCGATCTAAATGCACCTATGATGGCATGGCATTTAATGGCTCCTAAAGAGAGTTATGTAGGTGAGGTAGCTCATAGCAAGGATGGAATAAACTGGACAACAGTTTTTGGACAAACTCCATCAAGAGCATTGATGATTGATGGTCTTTTTATTGCTGTTAATGTTGGTAAATTACTTGATACCAACACTCGTTTTGATGAAGATTTTGATTTTCATCATTATGATATATCATTCTGCTTGATTGCTAATAGAAATAAGCTTAAGATAGGTGTATATCCAATCAGAGTTGTACATTTTGGTTTGGGAGACAGTATGATGTCACCTGAATGGAATAAAAGCCAAGTTATATTCAAAAACAAGTATTCTAAATTAACAAATTAATGGTAAAGAAGTCATTTAATAACGATCTTTTTGGGTATCTTGATTGGATACTAAAAAAAAGAGGAGCAGAACCTTCTGAACAGAGTATTCCTTATCCTTTTTTAGTCAATAGATGGCTTTCTATGGCAGATCCTTTAATAGCACAAATAGTAAATGCTACTACAAATAAATGGATAGTAGAAAATGGCATTGCAACCGATGGTGTTATGATGGGAAAATTCTTTAGAGTAATTTTACCTAAGTTTACAGGGAAAATTAACTATATTAAAAAAGCATTTAAGGAAAAAGATCACGAAGACTCTTCAAATATTGCACAAAATATGCAACTCTCTATTAGAGAAATAGAAATATACGAAAAAACACTTGCAGAAATTAAAAAGACTGTTAAATAAAACATATGATACAAAGACCCGAATTAGAAGATAGAATTGGTGGATTAGTGCAGATTGATGACTATAAAGGAAGTAACTTTGAGTTAGATGGATGGGAACTGACATCAGTATTAGATGATATTTTAATGGTTCAGTTCGTTGATATCAACGAAGATGGTGATATGGTAAAGCGTGGAAGCATGTGGGTTCCTATTAATGCTGTAAATCATGTATGGAGAATCGGTAGAGTGCTTTTAGCTGGACCAAATTGTAAAACAGTTAAGGAAGGAGATCATATAGTATTCCCTAATGACAGAGGAATACAAGTTTCAAATCTTAATGGATTGAAACATATTGTCTTCTTGAATGAAGCAAGAATTTTTGGTATTTGCAAAACAAAAACTACCGAAGATACTGCTAAGAAGTCTAAGAAAAAGTAAGTGAAATTATCTTGGGATGGTCTCTATAATTTATGTCAGGTAAACTTGGTTGAAATAAAGTTTACTAGAAGACTACAATTTATAGGTAGACCTCCTTCCCGAAGAATGTTAGCTACTTTAGATGGACAATTATTAAATTCAAAAGAAGGAATGGAAATTTTAAATTTTAAACCACCGATGAGAAGTCCTGCCTATGATGCTAAATCAAAAGGACTATTAACTGTTTGGGATTTACTATTCCAAGATTGGAGAAACATTCCTGTTACTAATTGTGATGTTATAGCAACGGTTCCTAGTAGACCTCCTGATAAATTTTGGGAATACTTTAACAAAGTTATTGGTAAAATGTCAGCAGCACAAAAAGCTGCATTTGTAGATAGATGAATATTACCAAAACTCCAATTGAAGAAGCTTGTAAGTTTTTGTTGCAAAAAACTATGACTCTGGAACTTAATAATAAAGTTCATAAGCAGGGAAAATTGATTCTTTTTTATCAAAAGAATTTTTACTTGACTTTTATTATGGATACTGTTAAAAAGAAGAAAGAAAAGATAGAAATACCCATTCCTTTTGAGGTAGAAATACATGAAGAAGATAACTTGGTATATTTCGATTATAGATTGAAAACGCTTGCCAAACATGCTCCTGAAGTAGAAAATTACCTCAAAGTATATTCATCAAAGAAAACCTCAAACAAATTTTGGAATGCAATTTTGACAATAGATGCAAAACTCAAATAAAATGTTAATGTATAGTGTTTTTTCTGGAAATTTTTATGATATTCCAGAAAAAGATTTTCCCTTAATGGATGTAGGTCAGCTTCCTTTAATCAAAAAGCCTTCCTCTAATTGTCCTAAATGCCACGGAAGAGGACATACAGGTAGAGATACACAAACATTTGGATATTCTGTATGTTCTTGTGTACGAAAGGTGATAAACCATGATATAATTAGACATGCTGAAAACATTACCATTGGTTGATTACCTAGAGACCTTCCCATCTGATTCAGAGGCACGACCTCAACAAAAACAAGCTCTTGAAAAGATAGCTAGAGTATTCTCTAGCGGTAAAAAGTTTGTAATTGCTTGTCTTCCTACAGGATCAGGTAAGTCTCATATTGCCGCCGCTGTTGCAAGGTCAGCAAGTCCTATTTGTGAGCGTAAAAAACAGATTATAAGCACATATGCTGTTTATGATAAAGATCGTGATGGTGCATACAAATATGAAGATGATTTTCTTTCTGGTGATTCTTTTGGAAGTTATATTTTAACTGTAACTAAATCTCTTCAGGATCAATACAAAGAACTTTTTCCTGATTTGGTTATAGCAAAGGGAAAGAATAATTATAATTGTGATATAGATCCTAATGTAACAGTAGATTTTGCTCCTTGTTTACATTCTCCCAAGATTAAAGAAAAGTGTTTTGCGGCTAATAGATGTCCTTATTATATTGCAAGGAATGAGGCATTCATGTCTATTGATCCTATTTTAAATTATAGGGCATTTATTTCTTTACCTGCCTTTTTAAGAAGAAGAGAAATTTATATTTGTGACGAAGCAAGTGATTTAGAGGCTGAATTAGTGGGACAGTATTCCATTACAATCAATTATTCACAGCTTGCGTCTGAAGGTATTGATTATAACAAGCTCTACAGCGATGATAGTGATACTGCATTCAAATGGCTTCAGGATGTTTATATCAAAACCAAGAATGAACTTGATAGTCTTAAGACCAGAATATCCAATATGGCTAAGAATGACTCTTCTACAGCTATTAAAGCAAAGGAAATACAAAGACTTGGTAAATTAAATGGATTGGTGAGTTCCATTGAAGAAGTCATCAGCGTATGGGATGAATGTGAATACTTGGTAGAAAATAGAGATTCAGAAAAAATCACATTTGTTCCTTATGACATTAAACCTTTGGCTAGAAAGATATTTAATGGTGCGGATATGATTCTTATGATGTCTGCTACCATTACAAATCCACAGGAATTTGCCAAGAGTCTAGGTATTACCGAAAATGAATATGAGTATATAGAGATTCCTTCTGGTTTTGATCCTAAAATGTCTCCTATTAAGTCTACAAGAAAATATAGCCTTTCATATAAGACTAATAATAAAGATCTTCCTCATATCATAGATTCTGCTATTCAGATTTGTGATAATCACAAAGGAGAAAAGGGGATTATCCATACCCATACCAATCAAATAACCCAAGCTTTGAGAAATAGAGTAGGAAACAATAGTAGGTTCTTGTTCAGGGATATTGGAACTACCAATGAGCAAATTATCTCTGAACATAGGGACAGAATTAATGATGATACCATTCTCGTAAGTCCTTCCTTGGACACAGGAATTAGTTTAGATGGAGACTTAGGGAGATTTCAGATTATTTTAAAGGCTCCTTTCCTTCCTCTAAATTCAAAGAGAATTAAAAAGATATACGATAAGAATAAAAAGTATTATATCATGAAAATGTTAGATAATCTGGTTCAGATGTGTGGTAGATGTACTAGATCAGCCGAAGATCACTCTGTTACCTATATATTAGATGGTAATGCAGTTACATCTATTCTAGATAATAAAAGATATTTGCCTAAACACTTCTTAGAACGACTTGTATGAAGTAAATATTAAAGGTGAAGAACTATACCTTTAATTTTGAAGTACAGACGCTGTTAGAACAGTTCGTAGCGGCTTTTAATGATATTATCATTAAAAGATATGATAATAACAAAACATTAATATCTCCTACAAGTGGTCATAAGGTTAGTTTTGTTTATGCTCCAAAGCAAAGAGTATATGATACTCTCAATACACCATCTCCCGGTGGTTTAACTGTACCTGCTGTTGCTGTAACCATAGCAAGTGTTTCTAGAGACAATGCTAGAGTATTTAATAAGTTAGATGGATTCACTGTTCCTAATATAGATCTTGATAATGGTGATTACTTAAAGAGTATTCCACAACCAGTTCCTGTTAATATTGGAGTTAACATGACAATTGTTACAAAGTATCAATCTGATATGGATCAGATTATTACTAATTTTACTCCTTATTGTGATCCATATATTATTATTTCATGGAAGCTTCCATTTGCAAAGAATTATGAAATAAGATCAGAAGTTCTATGGAGTGGACAGATAAATCTTAATTATCCAACAGATATAGGACCAACACAGCCATATAGAGTATCTGCTGATACATCTTTTACAATTAAAGGTTGGTTGTTTAAGAAAACAGATCAGGTTGTTAAGAAAATTTATACAATTAATGCAGACTTTTTTGATTCTACTAATCCACAACAAGATTCTATTCTATTAACCGAACTCTAAAATATGGAAAAAGTCTCTTTTTACGCAAAACCTAGTGCTACTGATATAAAGCCTTATAGTCTTTATGTTTTGTCTTTACCACTTTCATCATCACAGTCTAAAACTGTTAATCTTCTTGGTAAAAGTTTTTTATTACCAAGAAATTTATATTTAAGTGCAGCTGATATAGAATTATATAATGGACTTAGTTATAGTTATTTCAATCCATTCTCTTCATTTCCTAACTTATCAGAAAATAATCCCGGTTTTACTGCCTATGCAGTTCCTGAATTTACATTAATAGGTGATACTAAAATTATTTTTAATATACCTAATGAATTTTTTAATTATATTCTTCAAAAAGAAGGATATAGTACATATATTGATATAATAATAGAAAACGAAGCTGGATATGGTTTGTTATCTAGAGATAGCTATTCATATTCTATTAGTTCTTGGAGTGGATTTATTCCTTATCAAAAACCAAGTATAAATGGATTTTTACTTTTTAATTGATTTTTAATCAAATACTACAAGATAAATGAGGTATTATCCATAAATATTGTTAATGTCTGCTACGTTTAGTATATACAATATTTTATCTGCTACCTACTGGAAACCAGTGGATTTTAATGTAGTTGGGGAGCAATTTGATGTCAAAAAGACACCTTTGCTTCTTGATAATGGGATGTATTTTTATTTACATAATGTATTATCTGATCCTATAGATTTTACTTTTAATAGAAAAACAGGAACATTTCTATCAAGTATAATATACAATTCATATTTTTTAAAAAATAAGAAAAATCCAAAATTAGTAGATAATTTGACAAAGATTGAATCTCCTATTGCTACTTTATCTGGTAATATAGTAACCTTTTACAATTCAAATTCTTCTTTACCTAATAATCCTACTGTTTTAAAAGATACTCTTGGTACTATTTTTGGTAAAAATGATGTTTTTACGTTTTATTTTGAAGAAAATAATAAAGTAAGCATAAAAAATAAACTAGGAAATGTTCTTACTGCTGATTTTTTTGGTACTAATGGCTTAAAATTTAAATCTCAAATATATCCACCTGCACAAACACAACTTTTTGATTACTTTTTAGGAGAATCATCTATTATTTTATTTAAATCTAATACAAATTATACAAATATAGTAACAAGAAATACAGATAATATATATGTATTAAGTTCTGTAAATTTAACAAATAATAACATTTTACCTAATGATGCAATTTTTAATTTTATTTCTTATAAGAAAAATTTAATAGATTTTGAAAATGATGTTTCTGACAGTTTTATGGTAAAATATAAAACAAATCCAATAATCTATGAAAATATTTTGGATGTTGATTATAATTTTTCTAATAATAATTTATTGTCACAAAATTATCTTGGTCTTTTCCCTGTAGAAAATCCCAACATAACCGATGTGGATTGTGTTTATGATTTACAAGTACATGGTTTGAAAAATTATCAAACTCCTGAATATAAATACACAACAGCAAATCCCTTAACAGGCATATCTTCCTCAATAAGAAGATTATATAATAAGATATACACAGGAACTAATCAACTTAATGGTTATGATAAAGTTTATCTGGGATATAGTGCAGATACAAAAGAATATAATTTCAAAGTAAATCAAGAAACTCCTTTTTATTATCCATCTACTTGTAAAAGAGTTACACTTCAAAATTCTGGACTTATAGAAGATGGTGCTACAGCAGGTGAATTGCCATTTACTTCTGATCGTATTTATATTTATAGAAAAAATTATGAAGAAACAATTCCCGGTCAACCACAACCAAAAAGTATAACTAAATATGACAATGTTTGGCTTTGTTCTTGGTTATCTGGTTCTAATTTAGGTCATAAAATTTGGCTAGATAGATACTATAATGCTGCTTACTATACTTTAGATCAAGCATTAACTGCAAAAGCAGTTGTTTATAATCCTGCTTTATATGCTGATAAACCATTTACATATGATGTTCCTTCTACAATTATTCTAGAACCTGGTGTTCTTTACAAATACAATAGAACAGGTCAGGAAAGCAGTAAACAATTTTTATCTTATCTGGATCAAGATAAAAATTTACCAAATGGTGCAAAATTATTGAGTATAACTAATTGGTCTTCTGCTGTTTTAGTAGATGATTCTAAATATCATAATAACGGATTAACCTTCTTTAATATTTCTGAAAATTTAAATGGTAATTATTGGAAATTGGATGGAACAAATCATGCAGTATTTCCATCAAAATCTTCACTTTTACAAAAGTCAAGACTTACTGTTTCCATGTGGATTAATGTGAATGATTGGTCTAATATATATGGAGATCAAGTATTTGGAAATTATTACGATAGTGGTTTTGGATTAGTTAATGAAGGTGCTTTAAGTGCTCCTATATTAACTATAACCAATGTAGGATCAGCAGTAGCATATAATATAAATTATAAATTTACAAAACTTTCTGAGATACCTCTTCCTGCTAATAAAAATTCTGAATATACTTTTATACAAAGACTACCTGATTATAGTTATTGGGTATTTGATTCAAAAAATAAAACAGGAGTTAAATACAATGCAATTAATAATATCATAGGAGGTCTTTCTAGTTTAAATACAAAACTCAGTGGAATAGATCAAATAGAAATTGATGCATATCAAAATTTTTATTTCTATGATAATACAATTAAATCATATATAAAAACAGATGGTAATGGCAATTTTATTGAACAAAATTATTTCTCATTGACTTCTGGTTTTAATAGAATAGAAATAGATAATCAAACTAATGATGTGATTGGTATATACGGAAATGCATCTGTAATTGATAACTATAATAACATATGGGAAGTTGTCGGTGGTAATTTATATAAGAACAGACAAGTATTTGCAAACATAGGTACAACACAACAATTGACATGTGATTCTAAAAATAATATTTGGATATCACATAATCAAGATACAATTTCAAAGTTAAACACAATTACAGGATTGTTCGAATTCTCATTTAGAATAGGTAGAAATTCGTCAGCAGAATTAAATCCTTGTAAATCACAAGAAAGATTTCGTTATATAGATTTTGTTAAAGTACCAAAAGGAAATACAGAAACATGTGATAAGAGCGTAGTATATCAAGATAATTTAATTATTGTTGATGTAAGAGATAATGAAATTTATGTATTAGATCAAACAGGAAATTTTTTATCTAAACTTGATATAAGAGGCTTACTATCAAATCCAAAAATTTTATTAAATTTTTATGCAAAGGGAGATTTTACAGGATATCAATATCTTAGAAAATTTGGAGGAAATGTAAAAAGACTTTCTTGGAAGTTTAAAATATCAGAACCTAATGGTAAAAATTCTAAGCTATTATCACTTAACTATGCTGTAAGTTCACTACCTAAAGGATGGCATCATTTCTCATTTGTTTTTGATTCATTAAAAGGAAATGCAAAATACTACATAGATTCTATACCAGTAGATAGTGTATCATTTACTCCTTTTAAATATCAATTGTACTATGATTACAGATCTTCATTATTACTTGGTGCAGCTACTGTTAAAAATACAACTTTGAACGATATTATAGGAATAGATGATAGTTATAAATTCATAGGTAATGTTTCAGATCTTAAAATGTATTCTAAATCTCTTACAAATGGAGAAATAGAACAGATATATTTCTCTTCAGATTTTACAGATTCTCGTAAGGATCTTAATTGGAATATGAGAGTTGGTAGTAGAAATTTTATTGAAGAAATTGAACATTGGTATAAGATGCAAATGCCCGGTAGTAAAAGCAAGTACTTTAATATTAATATACACAACCTAAATATAGATAAAAATATAAAGAAAATTTTAGAGGAATCTTTAAAATCAAGTATATCTAAGATTATACCTGCTGAATCTTCTCTTTATAAGATAAAATGGATGTAAAATGACAACTTTCAAAAAAACAACACCAACATGTTCAAATATCTATTTGATAGATGAGAATCTTTGCTTGGCTAATACATTAGATACTATAAATTACAATGTATATTCGCTTTCTTCGGCTATTACTGATGTAAGCAGATATTATTCTACATGGTTTAACTTATATACCATATTTACAACATATAGTTCTAAATGGATAAAAACAGCTACTAATATTAAATCTTTTAGTGCTACATGGATTGATACTGCAACAACAGTTTCAACACTTAGTTCTAATTGGAATAAATCATATACTTTGTATTATCCCAAAATGCTTGATATAAATTATTGGAATGGTCTTGGAACAACAAATCAAAATAATATCTTAATAACTTGGTTGAATAATAACTTTAGTTCTAAGATTTATAATATAAATCAAATAATTGATATTGTGGTTTATTTAAATCAAAATCAACCATTTTCATTTAGATTTAACAGATCATTCTATGAATCTTGCATACCTACAGGAGGTGGATTATCTATTTCATGTAATGGTTGTGGTCAGAGACCATACAGAGGATGTAACCACCACGGAGGGAAAGCAGGTTATGGTCCTTGTACAAATGCTTATGATGGTTGTAACATAACACGAACTTCGAATAATCCTGCATCTGTATCTTGTACTGGAAGCGGAGCAAAAACCTTAAATATAGGATTGAATAGAAATGCTACTGATAAAAATACTGCTAGAACAGTAAATGTAAGGTTTAAAAATATAAATAGGAGTTGGACTGTTATATGAGTGTATATTATACAATAAATCCACAAGATACTATAGGAAACTCATTATCTTCTGTTAATATTAACTATTATAACTTAGAGTTAGATACCTTTACAGTAAAAACAAGTGCTGATAAATTATGGACTCCTATGTTGGAGTATTATCTTACCTTTAATAAATTTTTAAAAGATACAACTAGTATTGTTCAGAGAAATTCTTCTTTATTAATCAGCACTGCTACAACTGTAGAAAGTAATTCTTCTGGTTGGATAAAACCTATTACTATATTTTATCCATCATTATTTCCTTCTAATTATCCAACTAATTCTATAGTAGAAACTATATCATCTTGGGTGGAATCTTATTTTCCAGTTATTAATCCTACTAAATATGTTATTGATGATACTACTGGAAATACAATAGAAATACCACCAACAAAAACTAACTATGTAGAAAACCAAATGGCTATTATATATGCACATACATGGCAATATGGTACAAGTATTTCAGAAAATCAATTTATATTAGATTACACATTATGCACTACTGCTGATAAAACTATTTGTTCATATTGTACTGATAGGTATTATGGATATGTTTATTGTAGTAATGGAAATTTCAACTGTGGGGGACAAGCATTTTCATGTCAAAAATGTCAAACATTGAGTTGTTATTATAAAACTCCTCCTTATAATCTTTATGTCCCTCCCATAACATATACTTGGAAAACAGAAGATCATTATTCTACTATACCAACAGTTGTAAATAATCCTATTTTAAATAAAAAAGGGATATTATTTAAATATATAAAGAAAGTTGTTCAAAGAGTTGTAAAATGGACAACAAGAACACTTGTTCCTAGTACACCTACACCAAGTAACAAAAATTCTTATGGTGGTATAACGGCAAATATAGAAATGACATTTCAAGACAGAAATGAATTAGATACTATAACAGCAGTTGTTTTTAAAGTTAAAAACTGTAAGTGGGTATTTGACAAAAAATATATAACATAAAATGAGCAATAGAAAATTAACTCAAGAAATTTATAAAGAAGATTGTGTAGGAGATTCTTCTGGAAAACACAATTATAATTTAATGTCTTTGGACACATATATTTGCAATCTATCTAGTGAATTTTTTATATCAAAAAATAATTTTTATACAATATTCAGTGATTTTATAAAAAATTATCCTATCTTTATACAAGCTACTAATTTGTTTTTAGACCCAAGCAGATATAATCTTGTTACAGCAACAGTAAACTTGCTTAGTGCCTATTGGGATAAACATGAATTTTCTGTTCATTATCCTCTTAATATATCACTTCTTAATAATCTTGCAATAAGTTGTCCAACAGTTAATCAATTAGATCAAAAATTAATTTCTTTAGCTAAAACATATTTAAATAAAAATTATCCCGCAACAGGTTATACAAAAAATACAAATGTAAATGTTATATTTTTCCTTTATAATGTTCCTGTAAATCCTAATGATCCAAATGATTTAATAACCTTTAATACTAGTCCTGAATTTTCATTTATGACTAGGCATATGTATGCTGAATACATAAAACAAGATATTCATTTAGGAAATGGAAAAATATTTAAATTTTATAATGATAACAATGGCAATTGGATATATGATAGTTTAGATGTAGGTAGTACAGAAGTAACAAAACAACCCATTTTTGTTAAAGGTATACCTCCTAGAATATCAACCAGACCTTCAACAGAAAATGGTAGATCTACTATAGAACTAACTTTAGTTAATGACACAACAAACTTTGATTTATTCTATCAAACAGTTCATAGTGGTCTTTATTATGCTGGTTATACTGATGTAATATTAACTATTAATAGAGGTGTTAATGTTGGAAGTGATGTAAATGGTGGTGCTGCACTGGTTGTTTCTGGATTTACCGTAGGAGATACTATAACCATAAAAAATAATGGAAATATATATGGTTATGGAGGTCTCGGTGGTGATGGTGAATCTCTCGGTATTCCTTTATCAAATTCTAATAATGGTTCAAATGGTGGAGATGCAATTTTATTAACATTCCCTACTAAAATAGTTAATAACGGAGTTATAGCTGGTGGAGGTGGTGGAGGTGCTGGAGGAATTGCCACATATAATAATACTAGTTATATTACTTTAAAGGGAAAGAAAGGAGAAAAACTTCAAGGTGGAGGTGGAGGTGGAGGAGGTGCTGGTTATGCTGGTGGTGCTGCTGGTTCTGGTGGATTTAAAAACGTAAAACCTCTCAACCCAAAAATAAAATATCTTTGGACTGATAGTGCTGGAACTGATGGTATTTCTGGTACATTTAATACACCCGGAAATGGTGGAAGCGGTTATGTAAATGGTGGAACTGGCGGAACTTTAGGATCTGATGGTATTAACACAGGAGTTAAAGACGCTAAAGGAACTCAATTACCTCCTCTTGGTGGTAAGGCAGGTGCAGCTATTAAAGGATATAATTTCATAAACTCAATTACAACAACAAATTCTAATCCTGTGTCTATTAACGGTGACATTAGAGGATTATTTGTGCTATAATGAAGTATGTTTGCACTTTTTAATACAGAAAAACAATTTATAGGATATAGTCCTGATATTCCAGAAAATTCAAATATCTTAAAGAAAGATATACCAGAGGAACAATCTGATATTACTCTGTGGAGATGGGAAGGAGACTATGATAATGGTAGAATGATTTCTATAAATATAGGATATCCCATAGAAGAAATAGAATTAGAAAGACAGTTATTTGAGTATATAGGCAAGGAATATCCTATTAATGTTCAAATACTTAAAATAATAAAGCAATTAAAAAGAATCGTACAAGATAATGACCGATTACAAGATGATGAATTTATGGATATGTCAGATTGTATAATAAGTGCAGTAGACAAATACACTAAAAGAGTTAATTATTATAGAAATTACGCCAATTTAATACCAAGACATGAATCAGAGCAACAATTCAATAACGCATTTGGAAAATAATAATGATCCTAGTCTAAAATTACGATATTCTCGTGGATTAGGAGATGCAATTGCATCCATTTTGCATAGTAAAGCCATAGGATGGTTAACAAAAATCATTACAGGCAAGAATAAGCCATGTAAAGTATGTTCTGAGAGGGCTAATGCATTGAATATTTTATTCCCAATACCTTTTTGGAGATTATTTTTTCGAAATGCAGAAGATCTTGTTCAATCTTTAGCTAAAGAGATGGAGGAAGCTGGTTACAAAGTCGAATTAACATCAGATAAATTAGGATTATCATCCTCTAAAGCAAAAATAAAAATACATTCAGAAGAAAATCAAGAAGAAACCTTTTATAAGCATAAAATAGATCAAAATTTAGATAATTATAAATTAATAACAAGTGGTGATAATTTTGCAGGTGAGTTTATGATAAGAACTCAAATATACAAAAAAATATAATATGGAAATACAAGTAATAGCTCCTCAACCAGTAGAAAACTCTCTAGATTCAACTAGAGAGTTTGGAATTCTTTTATTAAAGGCAGAATCTATCATTCATATGGTTCATTGGTATGTCTTAAATTATGATGCCCATAAAATACTTGGTAATCTCTATGAAGATCTTGATGGATTATTTGATAAGATTCAAGAAGAAATAATAGGAGTTTGTAGACAGAATAATATAACACTTCCTAGAATTAACTCTGTTATATTAGATTTAGACTATATATTGCAATATAGAGATGAGAATAGTAATATACTAGAAACCTATTATAAGGTTTATAATATTCTCATAGAGCTTTTAACTTCTTTGGAATTTAACAATTTCCTAACCCAAGCAAAAACAGGTATACATAATACTGTTGATGATATTATAACCAGATTAAATAAAGCAAATTACCTTCTTTCTTTGGTAAAAAACTAGTTTTGTATTAATCCTAGTCCCTTATATAACTCATAAGAGAATTCAGAATCAATGAATCCTTCCTCACCAAACCAATAGTTTGCTGTTGAAAGATTTTCATTAATTGTTGTTTGTGGATTATCCCAATCAATGAGACCAGCCACTTGTTTCATATCATAACTAGGTACAAATTCATAAAATTCATAGTATTGTTGCCAGTTATTTTCTAATCCTATGAATACACTAAGGTCGTAAAGAGAATAGGTATAATTTCCGTATATCTCTCCTGTAGGTATTATTCTATATTTGTTTAAAGTTTTATCTTTTAATATAACTGGTTTTCCAGCTGTTATAGTATATGTTAATGAATTTATTAAACTTCCTTTATTACTAATACTTTGATTATTGATATTGATAAATGCATCCTGACTTAATGAACGTGAACCAAATAGTCTAGATTGATTTACACTTGCATAATCAACTAATCTTTGAATATTAGGAGGAAAGTTTAACCTAAAATCTTCAGAATCCATTCCTATTTCCTGTGCCATATCATAAAGTTGATTGATATTACAATAATCTATGTCGGAATGATTTGATACATAGTTTGCAATTTTTTCATAGGTTGCTAAGCCCAAATCATCATGAGCAAATGGATATTTTCCATAAATAGAACCTAAGAAATTTTCAAATAAATTAGTACTTTCATTAAGTGCTGGCATAAACGCTAATGATTGCATTTGACCTGCCATATCAAAATCTTCATTTTTCTTAAAAATATCATAATCTTCATGCTTGATGAAATTTAAATATTTAGATTGACCAGTTATTTGAACAGTAAATGTATCTCCTTTATAGAATGGTAAACTAATATTACCATATTTATTAACCCATTTAAGACCTGACCAATCTCCTGATGCCTGTAGAGATTTATTCCAAAGAGATGCAGACATCACAGTTGGACTTGATTGATCTTCTAAATAGAATGTAAATCCTTGTGGATTGATATAGAATTTGTTTAGGAATTTTCTATTAACTGCATCAATTACATAAACTTGATTTTCAATTGAATTAATTACATAGACTCTTCCCTTGAGATCACAGGCAATACCTTCTAATGCTGTTTCATCATTTCCATAATTAGGATTTAACCAATCAGCAGCATTTGTTGTTTGATTAGAACCTGAAAGATTGATAGTAAAGATATCACCTGTATCTTCATCAATAGATCCTATCCAACTATAACTAAAGGTAAACCAAGGATTTTGATTTGAGTCTATAGTTAGGTAGTTTAGACCTCTTATAGGGAATACAGAACTTAATAATTGACCTGTAGAAGATCTCTTTTCAAGAGTACATTGAGAATCCCATATATTATTAGATAATGCAATCCATATATTATCTTTATTATCTACAACAATTTGTTGAGGACATGAACATACTGGATAGGTGTGCGAATAAATCATTCCACCTTGAGAGTTATATTTTACTAAATAACCACTAGCATAATGAGAATATGTTACCCATGCATTATCCTTTGAATCTGTATCAACACAATTAGGTTCTACAAAATTAAGATCGACATTGTTTAGTTTATTCCAATCGTACTTAGCAGTCTGATCATAATCATAATATGAATTCTCAGCATACCAAGGACCAGCTATATTAGGAGCAGGAGGAAATAGATATCCAGTACTAGAAAGTGGTATTGTAGCAAATAAGAAATTTCCCCATCTATCAAACTTAAGAGTTGAGATAGTGTCATGGAGAGTCATCCATATATTCTGTTTACTATCTAATACTATAGAAGCAGGAGAAACCTGATCAGGTGAAAGAAATCCTAATTGATTATCATATACAACCTGATTAACATCAATAGCACATAGAATATCTCCATTGGTTGTTAATCTGTAAAGATAGTTCAATTCAGAATCTAATGCCCATGCATGATAATCAGGGAAAGGCATAGCAGCTATACTATAAATTCCGTGAATACCAGAAAGTGCCATAGGATCTTTTACAAAATCTACCTGATTGATTATAGGCATTCCAAAACTATGAACTTGTGCTATATTAAGATTAGGAGTAGTAACAGCAGCTGATAATGATGCACTATAGTTGTACTGAGCAGTAGCCATAAGTCCTGCTTCTGGATTAGATATCCAAAGCACAGGATTAAGATATTGAGCAGATAGTGCAGGTGGATTAAACATTGCAGATGCTGTAATGATAGCATTTAAAGATGATACGGTATTAGTAAAAAAACTACCTTTATAATAACCCGGTGTTTTATAACCAGTATCATCTATCCATTGAAATTGTGTAGGTTCTGGTGTGAATCTAGCACTTATTCCAGTTGCTCCTAATGATAATGAAATAGAATCAGAAAGAGGAATATAATGAGCAAATGCTTTTTCTCTGTCATATAATTTAACACCATTACTATTATCATCCCATTCAAAAGGCTCTGGATATGGTTCACTATAATCAGCAGCTACGATTAAAGGTTGTTCTGCTTCTTGCCATCTTGGATTGACATGTTCTCTTATTCCATTTTCAGATATTCTTAAAATATCAGGTGTTCTGTACATGAACAAATAAGGACATGCAACAGTAGCCAAACTATTAGAAAAACTTGGAAGATCATCACTAAGATTAAAACTATCTCCGAAAGACCTTATTCCACTAGTACGAAGTGTAGCTATGATTGTTGTATATGGTTTTTCTTCTAAAAATAAATCAAAATTATAGATATCATCTACAAAATAAAATTCTGCAACTCCAGTTACACCAACTACTAATCCCCTTGCATCATGATTTATTTTTCCTAAATCATCTGAGTATATTAATGTTTCACTAGGAATTATTACATCTATAGGATTTCCATTAAGGTCTAAAAATCTCCATTGAGGTCTTAGAAAAGACCATTTATTTTCAGGAATTTGATTTTCATATGACCTAGAGAATTGAGCACCTATATCAATATAATGCGGACCTTCTTTTGATGATGTATATTGAATACGGAAAGGATATCTATTATAATGACCTGCAAATGTTGGAGGTGGTACATACTCAAAATAAATTGATTCATTCATCAGAAGATGAACATTCACTACAGATGAAAGACTAATTACACCAGAAGAAACATAAGCATTTAATGTTATATTATAATTTCCCGGTAAATTATATATGTGTATAGGATTTTCTATATTGCTTATAGAACCATCACCAAAATCCCACATTAAGGAATATGCAGAAAGAGTCTTATTAACATTTGTTGTGAATTGATAATGAGTTACTCTAGAATATCCTACTTCAGGAGATATTGAAAAACTTAAAGAATTTTCAACATTTGATTTAATTGTAAAATTAACAACAGTAGCAAAATTTCCTTCAGAATTTGTTAATAGAATATAAGCTGATCTATTTCCAATTACAGTAGGAGTTCCTGTAATTAACCCACTATCAATATCAATACTCAATCCATCAGGTAAACCCACAGCAAGCCATGTAAATGGACCTGTTCCACTATAATCAATTATATCACTAAAAAAAGTGCCAAAGATTATATCAAAAGATTGTTTAGATGGTATGAACGGAGCAGCCATTTGAATTATAAGTCAACAGCTTTGATAGATCCAGTTTGTTCTATTACTTCAATTCTTGAAGCAATATCATTTATATTATTAAACACTGGATATTGAAAATATCCTAATGTAATATTCTGTGTATATACAGCTGTGTCTTGAATTGGATATAAATCATTCCATAAAAGTATTGAGATTCCATTTACAGAAGTATCTGTATCCGATCTATAAGTTTCTACATTTTCAACACCATTAATGTTGAGGATATCAGAGGTCAATTGATATAGATCAATGACTTGTCCCAACTTAGATACTTTATGATTAAACATATTTGTGAAGAGTGTTTTGATATCAGCAATAATTGCCGAAGAAGCTCTTCTTGTGTTTTTTGATTTAATAATTCTAAGTTTATTGATATTTAAATCATTGATTGTAGGATTACTTATAGGTGATTTTGTATAAAAATCTAAGTTCATATAAACAGGATCAGAAACAACAATATTTGATGTTATTGTTTTTGATTCCTGAAGACCATTTAATATCAATTCTTTTTGTGGAGGAGATAAGAAATTCTGAAGTTCATTATTAGGAACTGCATAAACATATAGATTATTAAAGTTACAACTATTAGCAAATTTAATCTGATTAAATAATACTTGATTCTGTAACTGTGGTTGATTTAGTCCTATATTATAAAGATACTTTATATGTCCTGTTAAATAATCATCATTACTAATGACCTTAGTATCACATATTATATTAAAGAAATTAGACTTGATGTAAGATTCATAATCTCTTGTTGTTACAAGACGATATTGTGATCTAAAATTCTGAGGAGCATTTAATCTAATGTTATCAACACCTTCATAATCAGAATATGAATTTGAAGGATAATCATTAGATAATGAAATATATCCTAATTGATTACTACTTAATTTCTCATCAAAATTAAAACTTGTATCGGTTAATATTTGATTGTATTGAACAGAATTAAATTGAATAATTTTTGAATTATTGATTGCATTAGATGAAATGCCTGTGGCATTAGAATCTATTTGTAGATAATAAATTGCTACCTGATCACCTTCTTGAAGTTTTCTTCCATTAACTCCATTACCAAAACTAATTTCATATTTCAGATTTTCATTAAATCTTGTTGTGTAAACATTATCGGTTGCGGTGTATAGAAAAAGATCTGATACATTTGACCATTCCTGCCAAGAATTAGCATTTTTTGGCTTTACATATACAAAAATGTTGAAATGGTCTATTTGTACATTATCTCCTAATGCAAGGTAAATAACTTCATTATCAATACCAGCAGCACTATATAAAGGATATTCTTGGAAGGTTCCTTGATATAAGAGATAGTTATTGTTTACATCATCAATTTTTGATGCATCATCGGTTAATTTTGAAAATACTATATCTTGATTGGTTGAATACTGAGTTCCTCCTACATTGATATAACTATAACGAGGAATGAAATAATTTCCCTTGGTAAGATCAGCAGTTGCTGAAAGATTGAAAGGTACATTTTGACCAAGGCGACCTATTGGTTTATAGTTAAGTAATTTTACAATACGATTCATGTTCTCATAAATCTGTGATTCGGAGAACATACTTTCAGAAGATGTCTTGTTTAAATAGTATAAAAGAGTAGTAAAGGTATAACTGATAATATCAATAAGACCTGATAGATTAGATCCCTGATAATTTTGATCGGTGAATACCTTTCCTTGGTTAAGACGGTTTACTATGATATCTCTGATGCTAATACCATCAAAGGCTACATATGAATTTTTGTTAAATGGTACTAAATCGCTCATAGAATATTAATTTTATCTCTTTGGAAGTTTATTTCAAATTTATCAACCTTACCAATATTTAATACTTTATACACAAATATTACATAATATTGATTTTCATCTGGCATTGGCATTACTTGTACATTTTGTACTTCTATTCTTGGTTCAAATTGACCTACTGAGTTTAAAATGTTATTACCAAGTAATTTTGCTTTAACATCGGTTATACCTTCAAAAAGAAATTGGTCTAAAGAACCACCAAAGTTAGGATTAAGGATTTTCTGTCCTTTTTTTGTAGTGAATATATTATATAAAGAATTCTTTATTGCATTAGAATCATAATCAGCAACAATATCATTGCTATTTACTGGACTTAAGCCATTTCCAACGTTCTTATCTATAGTTAAATCTAAATGAAGATCTGTATAAACGAATTGATTTGGTTTTGTCTCCTTGGCAGGATAATTAGTAGGAGAATTAACCTCTCTTGGTTTTATAAGATTATCTATGTAAATAGTAGCCATGTGTGGTAAATATTTATGATAAAAACCCAAAATATATGAGCAAAAAGTTTAATAAATTTGAAACTCTCTGTGAAAAAGCATTCACTCACCATTCAAATGGTGGTTTCCGCACCAATACACCTGTAAAACTCCGTCCTGAGTTTTTCAATTCCGATTTCTATAAGTCACACTATCAGAAGGATTCAGCCTTTGATCAGTGGCTCAGAGGTTCAATAGAGTCAAATCCAAATCTATTCTTCTTCATTCATGATATTGCTGCAAACAGTAATAATGCCAATGCAAAGGATGCTAATGATCTTGCTGGTTCTAATCATATTTTTCTTACATTAAAGACCGATCCTCGTACATTACAATCACCTACAGAGTATAATGAATTCACCGTTCCCGGTGATTACAAGCTTATAGAGGTTCTTGATTTCGGTATCAATCTTCCTCCTGTACAAGGTGTTCCTAACAAGTATGAGCACTATCAGGACTATGTTCAGTCACAACCAGTTCCTGCTAATCCTGACGAGTTTAAGGCACTAGGCAATCAACCCACAGACAACAAGCTTCCTGTTACTCAAACTTCAATTCCTGCTTCACCTGCTATTGCTAAGAAGTATTTCACAGGTCCTAAAAAGAGTAAGAAATCTTCTAAGAAGAAGTAGAAGTTTCCATTGCTAAAATACAGCAAAAGAAGTTAATTTCGTGATCTAACACGAAATTGTCTCTATAAAGATGCTCTCCGATATCAATTAAGAAGGTCTTCTTAACCTTGTCTGAAAGTTCATCTGAGCTATAGACATAATCAAATAGGTTCTTAAGAAGCTGTTGATAATCATTACCAAAGCTCTTCTCTGACTCTATAACCTTCTTTCTAATGTCTAGAGAGGATATCTTACTAATAGCTATTCCCTTGATGATATAACCTGTAAGATCCAAGAGTTCATCACCATCTGGAATGATGAGTTCACCTGTTACACAGAATCTTTGTAGATCATTGATAATCCTTCTAAGATCAGGATAACGATCTGTTACAAATTCTATAAACTTCTTCTTAGATTCATCACTAATCTTGATGTTCTCTTTTTTAATGATCTCTGCACAACGAGCAACACAATCCTCTATATCATTATGTAGCTTGAATAACATACAACGAGATCTGATTGGTTCAATGATCTTATTGATATAGTTTGCAGTTAATATAAAGCGTGTAGTATCTATATACTCCTCCATGACATTACGAAGGATTCTAAGTGATTCTCCAGTAAGACCATCGGCTTCCTCTAGGATAACCACTTTCTTTTTACTATCAAGAGAACGAGTCTGAGCAAATGAAATGACCTTATTTCGGATAGTATCAATACCATTCTCATCAGAGGCATTGATATATAGATACTGGCACTTTAGAATATCATTGATGATAATCTTAGCCAGAGTGCTTTTACCAGTACCCGGAGATCCATAGAAAAGAAGATTAGGGATATCTTCCTTGATTGTCTTGAAATGATCCTTGAGATCACTATCTAAAAGGATATCATCAAGCGTTTTAGGACGATATTTTTCACACCAAAGGTTATTATAATGGTTACTCATCTGTGTTTATAAGAGTATTATAGTAGAAATTCGATAATTATCAACTAAATAGTTACAGTATTAAAATATGGATTCTTCAAATGAAATAGATGCAATTATAGATCAATTGCGTGGAGATGCGGTTCCTTCTCAACCTAAGCCAACAGAAAAAACAGAGGTAGAAAATCTTAATGATGACAATGTTAGTGATTATGTCTATAAAAAAACTGCCGAAGTAATTGAGGTTGGATTGGAAGCTGTTAATAATCTAAAGGATATGGTTACTGCTGGTCAAGATCCAAAGGAGATAGCTGCATTGGCTCAAATGATTGGTGCAGTCACTAAGGCTATTGATAACCTTAATAAGATTAATCTTCAAACCAAGCAGCATAAGAATAATTTGGAAGTGGCAAAAGTCGAAGCAAGTGGTACAAAGGCTCTTCCAATTGGTACTCAAACAAATAATATTATGATTGCTACAAGAGATGAGGTTATGAATAAATTGTTCGATAGACCTAGTGGTAAGAAAGAAAAAATAGAATTAATAGAAGGCGAGTTCTCTAAAGA